GCACTGTTGATCGGCTTGCGGTTATGGTCGCAGACTACGACGGGCCATTTGATGTATGTGGCCGCAAAGGGGAGGTATCGGATAGTGATCGGTGGGGTACGATAGCCCTTAATGCTGACCTACTTTGCTGTAGACTCGGCAGACTAGTTAAGGCGATACAAACAAAAAGACAAAAAGATGAAGATATCTTTTGAGATTTTTCTTGACAGGGGCAAATAGCGAGCTAGTCTTGAGTAGACAAACAGCGCCGTTGCTAAGCGGATCTATGAGGAGCTAAAAATGCAGAAATTTAGGATTATAGCGACATTAGAGGTGTCATTTGGCGAAGATCAGTATTATCCGGAATGGTGTAAAACACCAGAACAACGAATCAAACTGGAAGAATCGGAAAAAACCGCAGAAGCGTTAATTGAAATAAATGGATTTGACGGTTGGGAGATAAAATACGAACTAATAGACTAGCGGGCCGTAGGTCGCGGGCCGTAGGTCGCGGGCCGGAAGCCAGACAAAAGATATAGGGGGAGGGCTTGTGCCTCCCTCTTTTTATTTGCTCTTTCAAAAGATATCTAGATAAATATGTCTTTTGATGATCCGATTTATGCACCCTTGAGCGCCGGATAAAGCGCCGGATAAAGCGCCGGATAAATGGGTACAAATATCCTTTTTTTAAAAAATATTTTTTGGGGCACTTGACAAACTGAAAGCAGATCGTAGATTTAAATAGAGGAGAAACAAAAAAATGATTACAATCCTTGCTGCTTTTGCTGTCGCAATCATCATCGGGGCCTTGGCGCAGACAACGTTGTCGCCGAGAATGCCATACTGAAGAGCAAACACATGAGATTTAGCGAGCTATTCCCGAATATCGTTGACACCCACCCAGAGTGGTCACGTAGGGTATGTGTTATCGCCACCCGATATTACAATGAGGTGGAAAGCAGAGACGACTTAACGGCACGTACGTTGACTCTGTCTAATTGGTCGCAACCTACGTTAACAACACAGGAAGTCAACGAGATAGTCTATTGGAGGTAGGGTACCATGCTGGTCGGAACAAAGCACTTTTTGTCGTTGCAACACGCACAACGGTATTATCGGACCTACGGGTTTAACTACCTTGACATAGCTCGTAAGGTGAAGGAGGGGGAGATACAAATAGGCCGTCCTACGGTGGGCAAGGGGGAGCGGGTGATAGTTAGGGAGGGGCGGTATTTCATAGAGGGTTGATACAATGTTGCAAACAAAGGATCTTTTTAGTGACTATGTAAAGGTTGCTAAAGTAATCAACGATCTGTATCTGGCATCTCAGTTAACAGAGTCACAAATGGACAAGGCAGTAAAGGTAGGCGATAGAGTACGTCAAGTAATTCGAGAAGGGATCAAATCACTTAGAACAATTCAGATAGGAGCTACAGACATGAGTAGAATCGACGAACTACGTAAGCAGATCAAGGAGCTAGAACAAGAGGCAGATATGCTCTATGATGCCCTTGATCTTGACCATAAGGTGGCACACCTAATGCGCCGTTTGCTGAGTGGTGCGCCAACGGAGCTAACAGAAGCTAGCGAAGAAGTGTACAAGGTGCGCGATATTCTTGAGGAGGAGGGGTTCTGGGTGGATCCCGATACAGGTGAGGAGTACGACTTTGGCGGATCTGTTTACTGGAGTGGTAACAAGACCGTGGCGGTTATTGTGTTTGACTAGTGGTTGTGTGGTTCCTTGGGGAGGCAATGCCTCCCCTTTTTATTTGGTCCTTCAAAGGATATCTAGATAAACATATCTTTTGATGATCCCTTTTATGTGCCTGGAAAATTCACTACTTGGCGGGGAACGAGAGGCGGGGAACGAGAGGCGGGGAACGAGAGGCGGGGAATGAGAGGCGGGGAACGAGGGACAGGGAACGAGGGACAGGGAACAAGGGACAGGGAACAAGGGACAGGGATCCTTCAAAGGATATCTAGATAAACATATCTTTTGATGATCCCTTTTATGTGCCTGGAAAATTCACTCATGTACTTGGCGGGGAACGAGAGGCGGGGAACGAGAGGCGGGGAACGAGAGGCGGGGATCCTTCAAAGGATATCTAGATAGACATATTTTTTGTGCCTGAGAAATTCACTATTGGGCAGGGGGCGGGGGTAGTCAACATAGGTGAGAAAACAAAGTAAAAACGCACTTTTTGCGTCCTAAAATGAGCGCAAAGAGGAGGAGTGGTGTCCTAGTACCTCTCGGCTCATTTGGACGCGAAATAGGGCTTAAAAATGATAGCTATTGAGTAATAGTTTCAAGGGGCGGGAATCCTTCAAAGGATATCTAGATAAATATATCTTTTGATGATCCCTTTTATGTGCCTGGAAAATTCACTCATGTACTTGGGAACGAGGGGAAAGGGGAAAGGGAAACGAGTGGCGGGGATCCTTCAAAGGATATCTAGGTAAATATATCTTTTCTTGGAAAATTCACTCATGTACTGAGCGGGGCAGGGCAAGGGCGGCCTTCAAAGGATATTTAGGTAAACATATCTGGGCATGGATTCAAATTGACTACAGATCGGTAGTTTTTTGAGGGAGGGTTCTCAAAATGGGCCATTTTTCTCCCATTGGTGGTAGCAAGAATTGGGGGTAGGTACCCTTCCCATAGTGACTATTTTTTGGGGTAGGCTTTTTTTAGGGTCAAAGAAAAACGGTACTTTTTGGTATACGATCTATAAAAAACAGCCTATTTTTGCAGATTGTGACTTTGATGCAGGTAGAGGCGATATTTGCTGTATATTTTTAAAAAATTGGGAGAAGTATATACTGATATTTGGGGCGTTACGGAAAATTTCCTCAAAACTACCTCTTACGTGTATAATGATCAGTCAAAAATGCCTCAAAAAATAGGGTAAAATTCATGTTTTTGAGATCTCGGCAAAAGGTCAAAACGAAGGTCAAAGGTCAAAACTACCCACCCATTGGGGTGGTATAAATCGGATATGTTTATCTAGAAATCGGATCCAAAATCGGATATGTTTATCTAGAAATCCAATTCTGATTTTTGACGGTTCGGTGGGGTAAAATCGGATATGTTTATCTAGAAATCCAATTCTGAATAGCGGATCCAAAATCGGATATGTTTATCTAGAAGTCCGCCCTACCCCACCGAAACATCTGTTAAAATAGGCAAAATGGGGGCTTTAGGTAATTATGTATTACAATTGTAATACATTAAGTTGACAAAAATATGACAAAAATATGACATATTACGATTGTAATACTTCGTAATACTTTTTTGGTATTTTGTAATAATTATGTAATATTTTTTGACAACCCGCCAAAAGATCGTATGTTTAAGGTAGGAGAAACACACATGTTTATTCTAGCTGGTTTTGCAATCGCAATCATAGTCGCCACAGCTGCCCAGACCATCATGTCGCCCAGAATGCCATACTGATGAGGTAGCCGGAAGCGCAAGGGGTTGAACCCCTCCCGGAAAATTGGATAAAAAGATATCTATATCTGGATATCCAGGGGTTGGGAAAAAAATTTTTTTGCAGTTTCTTGACAAGCCAGATTTAGATCGTAGTATTTAAGTAGACAGGAAACAACCCACTAACACAAGGCAAACATGATGAACATCAGCAAACTAGCCAAGCGAATCGAGAGTGAGATTGCAAAGGGTACAGTAACCGAAACGACTGAGCGGATTGTGCGGGAATTCTGGGCAATCGACGTCGAGTTTGAGAATACCGATTTTCTGGCCTATCTGGTTGACCGGGTTGAACTGCTCGAAGCAAGAATAGCGAAGGGATAGAATGGGGAACGGGGAGAACCGGACCTTCGGGTCCGGTTTTCTTTTTACCCCTCCCCTCCCCTATATCTGTACATCTGTACATCTATATCTACATGTCTTTGGGGGTGGGGTGTGCGCACCTATAGGATATCTATATCTAGATATATCAAGATATGAAGACATGAAGATATTCTATTACAATTGTAATATTAAAATAATAATGTAATACATGAATAGATATAGATAAAGATATCTTTATATTTATAAATAAACAGATATTTATATTTGTAGATAAACATATCTTTATATTTACAAATATAAATATCTTGAAGTGGTGATTTGAATAATAGATATCTAGATATCAAGATAAATAAGTGTCGGTGGGGTGGTATCGACGGATCGGGTGGGTCTGATTGTGCGGGATATACCAGTTGGGGCGAATGCAACGGCGGCGCCCTTCTCCTTCTAATTTTGTCGAAATTTTAGGATCACTGACGCGGCAGACTAATACCTAACAAATTCACCATGATATTTCTCAGCTGCTTTTTTGTAAGCTTTAGCTGCTTCTTCTTTATCTTCAAAATAACCTAAATGTTTTAATTTACCATTAATTCCAATTTGTGCTCTCCATTTATTACCCCTTTTATACCAACAGACACCTTTGTAACCACTAGTATTATTTTTAGGTTTTCCACTATTCATTTTATTTTGTGAACGAGTAGCAGATCTTAAATTTTCTCTTCTATTGTCTAATTTATCACCATTTATATGATCAATTTCATTAGATAAATCTAATCCCATCCGCCTCGCTACCTCTCGGTGCATATGAATAACTTTACGCCTGTCAATAGAATCATCGTCATTTTTGACCGGATTTCTACTAGCATAATTTTTTTTGAGCATACCATTTCCATTGTATCAAATAATCATAATCCTCTTTGGAAACAATTGTTTCCATTCCTTTAGATAATTTTATTATACACACTATATCAAATCACTTCACTAGAGGTATCAAATATTTTCCAATCAGAATCTAAACCAAGAAGAATACGAATATATTCGTCAAACGTGCGAAATTCTCCATCATTTTCATCAATCATTATTGAAGAAGGTAGGTTTACCAAAATACATTCCCAAATTTTGAATTTTATTGCAACAGATCTTTATCTTCCTCTATAATACGATCAATAATCTTAGCCATTAATTTACTGGCTTCTTTTATATCTTTTTCTGTTAGTTCGATTTTTACTTTGGGGAGAAAATCTAAATTAGCATAATTAAATTGGTCAGACATTTAAGAACACCTCACAATCACAATAAGCACCCCTCTCCTAAAACCACTCAAAATTTACATTAAGCCCCGGCCCAACTATTCAAGAACACGTGCTTTAAATAAGCAAGGATGGTCATGTCGTAATTGATTCATTAAATCATCAAGATCCTCAATATCAGTATCACGGAGTATCTCAACTAATTGATTTGGATCAAAGGCATCAGCTCTTTTTGCAGCTTCTATAATTGCTTCTTTATTCAACATTCCAAAGTACTTCACAATCACAATAACCGCCACGATTTCTAAACCACTCAAGGCTTATATCAAGTCCCATTTCCTTCAACACCTGTTCTGTGATCCGAAGGGTACCATCACACTCACCAAGGCGTTCACTTAGCAAATCAAAGAATTCATCAGGTACACAAGCAGGTTTTACTTCAATTTCAACTGATGGACGATTTAATGCTTCTTGCAATGATTTAGCTTGTATACGATTCAAAATAATATTATCAATATTAGTCATTTACTACCCCGATATTTCATGTTTACTTTTAAAAATTTTTCTGAAATTAGAATATTGCCGCGTCACCCGGCATTCGATGGGTCCCATTTATTCTGTAGAATGCCTTTTCCCAAGTTTTAAACCGCGCTCTTGTAATGCTAAACGACCTTCCTTGGATAACCGTTTTCGGCGTTTTAATTTAACAAGGTAAGCTACTGCATCTAAATCAGCCACCTTAAACAATATAGTTACCCCATCCGAGCCATCTGTATATAACTCTGTAGTGGGGAGTGCAAGCAGCTGGCTCACAATACCCCCATGTTTGCCACGATACAAAGCTAATTTGTTACCATCCCACGGGTAGACATGCGCACATTGAACTTTACTTGACTCTATACGATAGTACCAAGGATCCACATTATGTCTGGTCCCCTTCTCAGCTGTGACTCGATATTTATCACCAAATTGTTTATTCAAATTTATGCAATTCATCCAATTTATCCAATAAACGCTCAGCCACTGTATTACATGTCCACCCAACAATTATACAAATTGTTATAATTGGAAAAAATAACACAAAATATATAATTCTTTTTATTTTATTCATAATAATGAAGCTACCCATTTCTGTGCTCTTACAAGTGCAGCAATGAATTCTTTCTCACAAGAAGCATACCCAGGTTCCAAATAACAAGTATAATTATTTGGATGTTCTTGTTTTAATTCAATTTCATAACCCACATCACTCTCTTGAACCATTAAACATGAATCTTCTGTTACTCGACCATATAAAACACTATTATAAAGATCTTGCCTATAATAAAATGGCATTTCTACTTCTTGTTCTTCAACTATTGTTTTCTCAATTTTTAATTTCATTTAATTGCCCAATTTATCATACCCAAAAATCCTCTTCTGCATAGCCAGCATCCTTGAGTCCAATTAATTTAGTTAGGTCATTTAAATCATCTAAAAATCGAATATTATGACCCATATGTTCAAGTAAAAAGCCAAAAGCAAGACCAACTCTGAAACTATTGCTTTCGATGGTTTTAGCCCAATCTACTGCCTCTAATTTATTTCTCGGATAATTTGTAAAATTAATCTTATCCACGTCTCGTGTAACTTTACAACTATCACAAACTATATGATATATTACACCCATCATTTCCTCCAATTTATAGAATCATAATAAAAATTTATAATAGCAACCATAATAACTGTTGCAATAACAAAACCAACGATATGCATAATCATTTGAATTCTCCACACCTAAAACATGGCGAATATTGTGCATGAAATTTAAAACCTGGATAATTACTATTTGGATACCACATATTTTAACACTTGAAAAAGGACACCACCAGTAAGAATACCTATTATTGAACCTATTATTGAACATACAGTACCAAAATGAACACCAGCCCGCCAAGCTGATAAACATTTTTCTTCTTCACTATTCCATCTAAGATAATGAGCACCTTTTGTTTCCCACCATTTCTCAAATTTCATAATAAACACCTTTTCTAATGCGTATAAATTCTCTTATATCTACACCCTTATATTCTCCATCTGATGAACTTGGAGTCGGAAATAAATCTCTTAATGGAAGTACTATTACTTTTGGGTCCCCTTCTATATCAAGGTATGACCAACTTCCACAACGTGCATATAATATTGCTATCATAGCTCATCACTTTTTATTTCCTCTTTTAGTTGATTGTAAATATGTGGATCTTTAATAACATCTGTTATAAAGCGAATTATCCTACATTTACTTATTTTGCCACCACATACCTTTTGGATTGCTTTAGCTTCAACTAAAGTATTGAATCTATGGCCTATTATCTCAAAACCTTCAAATTCAATAGAATACAATGAGAATGTAACATTAGCAAAACTAGATAAAACATTACCAATAGCCTCATATGCATCACTATAAGAATCATATTTTTTAGCATCAAATGGATCATTGACAGGCCAATTATTTAGCCATTGTCTATTTTTGTCTTTAATTTTACATGCTATTATGTACATTTAGCTTCCTTTTTTAACAAGAATTGACATTTCTTTGTAATAATTTTGTCTATACCATGATAAAGAACAGTAGCTGCACCTTTTGCTTGTTCTCGACTATCAAAAGTATAGTCTTTGACACTCCATTTTTCAACTAATTTATAGACTATAAAGACAACATTTAGATGGCTTTTACATTTTGAGTTGAATAAATTAAAAATATCATTTACTTCATTAAAAATATGAATGCCGTTATATTCAACACCATCTATATACATAGGATTAAAATCATCACCTAATAACCAATGTGGCCTATTATCATAATTATCATAATTTGCTAAGACTATAAGGTCACCATTATTAAATTTGCCATTACAACTTAATTTTTCAATGCTATAAAGATTACTATTTGGTACAATTACTTTACCAAGAACATGAGAAGCACCCTTGGCTTGCTCTTCATTTTCAAATTCATGCTCACTAACAAACCATGTTTTTCTATACTTATAAATAGTGGCAGTTAAATTATCACAACTGTGACATAGTACAAAGAAACAATCATAAATTTCAGCTAAAGTACTAAAAATTTTAGCTAAATCTACACTTTCGACTCCTTTACCATTATTACCAAACCAAACTTTCCTATTATTTATTTCTAATTTTACTTTGTACATATAATCTCCACGGGTATTGGCTTAAATTGAAAACAACTAATATCATCTTCATGAAATATGGCAGTTTCATAGTGCTCAGAAAATATTATATACCACCATTTAAGACCTCTTGTGACTCTGATAACAAAAGCGTTACGATACAAGAATACAGAACCATCATCAGTTATGGCATAAACCCAGCGTTGAAATCTTGAGTCATTAGCTTGAATATTTTTACCAATTTCTTCTGCAACTTTATATACTTCTTTATAATGTATACTTCTCACTCTAGCAATCCTAATAATTCTTTTTCTTCTTCTTTATTCTTAGCTAAACAATTAAAGAGTTTATACATTATTAAATGATTGAAACAAATTCTTAATCTTTCGTTTATTTCACAATGACATGAACCACAATATTCAATAAAATCTTCTGATTCTGTCATCAATTCAAAATATGCTCTTACAGGCTCATCCCAAGTTTCTATGTCACTAACATCATCTACTTCAAATACAAGTATAACTTCTGGGGCGGTAATAATAATAACATTATTATCTAAATTTACTTCTAGTAGAATTCGATCTTTTGTTTTAATCATATTATTGACATTATAACTAGAATCAGGGTATAATCTTTTAGCAGTGGCAATAGCTGCATCTGCATTAGAAGCCTGAATAGTGGCTTCTTTTTCTTCATTAGTTTCTTTATTAAATAATTTTACTTTATATGTTATCATTATGTTTTCCTTACTATAGCAGTATTGTCACAAGTGTTTATTTCAATAGTAACATATTCTCCACTTCTGATCCATGTACTGATTTCGTCACGCACTGTTTCTTCTCTAATTCTAGAAGCTGTAATCTTTTCTTCTTGGCTCATACTATCTGGTAATGAATTAAAATAAATATCAATTGCATCACGTATACTATCTTCAATACCATCAGGATCTTTTAGGGTTATTGTAAAAACCATTTATGCACCTTAAAAATATATTTACTACCATTAGGAAACTAATGGCAAATGTGATAAATATTTACTTTTCTTTAAATAATTGGGTAATGTTTTAAATATTCCTGCATTTGGGTCATAAAATTTTTTATTATACCATAATACCCAATGATAAAAATTTTGTATTTTGTAAAATAAAATAGCATTTCCTTTAGGCCATCCATTTTTGCGTCTATTCCCACATATTACACCATTAGTTTTAAGACCTTTTATAAGATCTTTTGTTTTAGTTTTTCCTTTTTTGCCTACATCAATGATAGCTTGCTCTAGTGTAATATTACATATTGTAGCAATACAAGCTTGCCCACAAAGAGTACTATTATTTGGCTGCCTAACTAATTTCATTCATGCACCTTAAAAATGTACTTGTCACCATTAGGAAATTCAATATAAGTTGCACCAACGTTAAAAGATACCCATCTAGCTTCCATTTGCATAGCTATGTTAAAACTAAATGGGTAATCATTTTTAATAGCCCATAAATGGCCTTCTTTGGTTTTATGGATATAGGCACCAATTTGTGATGAATAAATAAATTCAATAGTACTGCCATCTAATCTATGTAGAATAGCTTTCATTCAATCTCCACTTTCATGATGTCAATTCTATAATTAAGTCCAGTAAGAAAACCAGTACCATCTTCTTTTAGCCTGATTGTGTTTTGGCAAATTGGATTAAAAATTTTGTTTCTTAATTCAAGTGCTATTTTTAAAGCTGTTTCTTTTGTTTCAGTTATTCTATATGTATAACCATGAGTATAATTATTTCCAAATATAAAATAAACGGTATTAACTCGTTTAACTAAAATTCTAATTGCACAAATATATCCTTGTTTTTGGTCTCCACTTACAGTTACAAGTACAGGTATTCCACCAGCAGTATACATTTTTGACAAACTTGGTACATAATTTAAATGCCCAACTTTTACTTTATTTGAAAATTTAAGTATCTCTGTTGCCATTGACATGAGTGCTGGTCTAATATGTCGAGAAAATATATCTTCAGGACTTAGATTTTCTGGTATACGAAATGCTACATAAAATTGACTTATATTTGGATCCTTCTTATTTTCTACACTTCCAGGAACAATCTCAAATGTGTCATTACTTTGTTTCATAAGTTCATGCCAAAGTTCTCTAGAAAAGTCATGCGGAAATACTAGATTATAATTCATTCATATACCTTTCTTTTAATATTTTGCAAGACCCTCTATTTCTAATGATTCCATATCACCTTGCTTGTTATGATTTATCAAAGTCCAATAAGCTTCATTCAATATGAAGTATAGACCATCTGTTTTTGTTGTCAACTTAAATTTGGGCGATTCTTTTATTTTCTTAAATTTTTCTAAATCTAAATTCTCTGTTACAACCAATAAATGAAAATCAATTATATCATTGAATTCTGGTTCTAGTCCTAATTCACCCCTAGTTTTAGGAAGAGCATCCATATCTATGCGGCTAGTATAGGTTAAACTACCATCAATTGGTCTAACTAATAATTCAGTATTATCTGTAGAAAACAATAAATCCCCATTTTTCAGGCTATGTTGCATACCTAACATAGCCCATGAGCCTTCTAGTACATTTGGCTCATCTGACTTAACACAAGAAGATATTGGTGCTACAGCTAATGCAGCAAAAAATTTTAAAAGATCTCGTCTTAACATTCTGTTATATTCCTATAAGTGCTGAAAATCCCATAATACTCATCCCTAAAACTCCAATCCATTTATTATCAATATAAACTCCAATTGAAGCACATACAAGTCCAATTGTTAATATTGTTAAAAAGAATGTATGTCTTTTCATTCTGTTATAATTCCTATAATTCCAAATATTAACATTAAGATACTAAGTATTATTGTTATGTAAAATACAATATTTGATATTATTTTACACATTTACCATAATCCTAATACTATTGCTGTCATAATTATACCCATACCAGATAATAAGAACCATTTATTTAGTATACCAAATCCAAATAAAACAAGCCATAATCCTATGATGATTCCTGTTATGAATATGTTATTCTTTGCTTTCTTACTTAACATATATTTATACTAGATTAACATATATTTTTTGCATTTCTAAAATATTAACTTTAGGAATATGAGAAATATACCTGAAAATTTCATCATAATTATCAATAGCTATAGAAACACTCTCTTCGTCTTCCCTAACTAATATACCAGCAGAAGTCATATCAATTCTTGTAATTAAGTCATCAATTGTACACTCACCACGTTGATATGATGCGTCAAACCATTTAACCACTGCTATTGTTATTGTCGTCATATTCAATTGCCTCATTAAGCCCACGCTTTAATTCATGAAAGGACTGCCCTATAGATCTAGCTACCCCAGGAAGCCTATTTCCAAAGAGAAGAACAGCCACAACTCCGATAATTGATAGCTCCATCGGCCCGATTCCAAACATTAAATTTCTCCTTTCATAATTTTATTCTCATTGTTATTATATCACCACTATAAATTGTCCCACTACAAACCATGTGATTTGGATAATACATTTTTATATTTGATATTAAATTACTCCATAAATTAATATTATCTTTATGTCCACTAATAATTAAATATTTATCCTCAAATTCAATTTCAGCACCATCTGCTTCTAGTAAGCTTGTGAGTTTGTCTTTTTTATACTGCTCAAAATCTTTCATCCCTGTAATGTGCCTGCAAACGTTACAGGTGCCTTGACTATTTGAATGAGATAAAAATGGTGTACCACAATTAGAGCAATTCATTTATTCATTTCTCCACCTATACCAAGCTAGTAATTGTAATGAACCAAGTGCCACTTCTATAAATATAAGATCCCACCACCAATTTGTCAAGCCCTTAATTGCCCAAATTAAAGATCCTAATACACCAAGGAGAATAGCATGTCGATATTTCTTTCCTATTCCCCACCATGAATATAATAGGATTATATTAGCTAACCATCCCATCAAAATCTTCTATTCTAAGAGGAAACCGGCCATAGCCTATAATTTCGCGCTCTTTTTGAGTTAATTTACGCAAAACCTTACATTTTTCTTCAAAATCACTAAAGCCAATAAGACGATTAACTATTATTTCTCCTTCTATTTGTGCATCATGATTTCTATGTTCTTTCCACCAATCAGCAATACCAGCATATTCAAGAATCTCTGGTGCTAATTGCTCAACCATTCTGCATAAACAATATAAGTATCTTAATGTCCTACTCATAGTAATCTATTTCACTTATTGGCGCGTCTGTATGTTTTGACAATGAAAATAATCTTCCATTAAACATAATAAATTTAGCATTATCACCATAAAAATTTTTTTGTATTTCTATTCCTTTTGCAGTTAAAGCATCAAGAGCTATATTATACATTTCTATTGCTTTTGTTCTAGCTATATAGCATTCTTTCATTTTTTCTTTTAATAATATATATTCTTCTAAAAGTCTTTTTGTATCATTACTAAGTTTTTTCATATAAAATCCCTATGAATTAATTCTGATATTATCATATTTTCTTCTAATATACTTAAACTTTCTTCAGCCCAGCGTTCTGCTATACACCATTCTAATGGTCCACCATTTTTAATAACTACATTTTCTTCAAATTGGTGTGTAGTCCAAAGTGTTCCTTGTGGTTTTGGTGCTAATTTAGGTAATGGTGTTAAAAATACTAAAGGAGCTAATGACGCTAATTTTAAAAAATTTCTTCTTTTCATGGTGTTGTTATTATACTTACAGAAATCATATCATGAACTTCTTGGCCAGTTGCCTTAATAGAAACTCTATTTCCACCAGTAAAACCTATAAGATAGATTCCTATTTCGTCAGTGCTTGCATAATAGACTATATGTTTTGGACTAAGCCAAACAAACCCACCTTCCTTAATTTGAAATCTATGTAATCCAATAATATTTTCTGGTATGTTATCTGTTGCTATAAAATTTACACCATTGGATACAACAAGGGCTGGCTGCCCAAGTGGTTTTATAATAAAATTAATATTGTCAACATTTATATTAAGTTTAAGTAATCCTTGTACTGATTGTTTACTGCCATCAGGATTCTCAACAACAGCATTATTTAATATATTTAAACTTATGTACATTAATTATACTCCCCAAAAATTTTAGTTCCATATTTTTCCTCTAAAACTTCTTTTATTTTGGCTTTATCAATATGTCTGTTTATTATACATGTTTTGAAATCTTCGTAAGTTAATGTTAGCATTGTTGGCCCATCTGGATCCCATGCTATGCTAAGATTTCCAACTAAATTAAGGTCAACTAATAAACCTGCATTAACTAAACTTAAATCTATAGGTAACTCATAATTTAATAATACATTAAAAAGTTTCATTTTATTAATTTCTCGGATCAAATATAATTGTTATTTTACAATAATCATCATCAATAGGTGTAAGTTTAAATCTAAAACCAAACCATTTAAGACGCAAAATCTTATCTAAATCATCAATATGTGTGATTGACTCAGAACAATAGTGTATTGATTTCACCTGTTACCTCATCTTTCTGTTTAGAAACCATAAAAGTAAATTTAGATTTTGGAAAAACGATTCTTATATGCTCTAATGATTCAGCAATACGAACTAAACCATTTCCGATACCAAACATACCCACTGCTAATATGATAGCACACCAAATATTTACCATTAAAAAATACTCCTAAACTCTAATATATATTTTTCAGAAAAAACTGTATCTTCTGATATTTTAATGGATAGATTTGGTGTTTTCTTAAGAAAATCACTTTCAATATCCATAGGTGGAGCAGACATATACTTTCCTTTAGAATACATTTGTAAATCTACTATTACTGGGAGTATATGATGAAGCCATATATCTTCTATCAATAAATCTTTTTTAAAAGATACCTTAATGGAATTTAAAGATCCCATGTTGCCGACTGGAGACCCATCCATATATTCTATAATACGTCTAACTAATTCAGTTAATAATTCTTTCATGATACAGTTTCAATGCCAAGCATCATACCTTTCTTTTTTTCATTATGAACAGCAATTCTTAAATATGGTATTTCAACATAAGCAATAACAGGTGTTAATAGCACTGTTTTTGGTAAGCTTAATGGATGTTTTGCTTCTTCTAGTGCTCTTTCTATTAAGTTATATAAATAATTACACCATAAATATGAACCAATACCATCTTGGTAAATAAAATCTGGTTTTAATAGTACATCATATCTTCGCTGTATTCCTTCTCCGTCTCCTACAAGTTTACCTTTTAAATGATTTTTTGTCAAATTGGATAGCTCGATTAAAATTGGTGTCCAATTAATCATCAATATATCCTTTTATAAAAGATTTGACAGTTTCAATACGAACAGCATAACTTTCATCTTTAGTAGCACCAAAAATAACACCAGATAGTCTACCTTTACTATCTATTACGGGGCCACCAGAATCTCCAGAGCGTACTGCATAACCATCAATTTCCATATTTATTAATGGTCCATTTTGTGTACGACGTACAAAACTATTTATAATACCTACTCCTTTTCCCGGTAAACCTTGTCCATATCCAAATAATGTAACTATATCACCTTTACTTGTCTTTGGTGCAAAACTAATAGTAGTTCTGGATTGTTCTGGAATTTTAATTAAAGCCAAATCAACTTTTGCATCTTTTTTAACGATTCTTCCAGGGACGTATTGCCAATCTTTAAATAAAACTCTTACAAGTCTTGCATCCTTTATTACATGGTGGTTTGTTATCACATATTCTTTATTTATGAGAGAACCACTACCACAACTATCTATTATAGCATCATCATTATCATAACAACAAATTCTAACAGCATACAAGGGAGGAGTTGCATAAGTAGTAGAACAAATTATAAGGACTAAAAGTATAACTATCATTTTAATTTCTTCATAACAGCAAAAAGGTCTAATCTAGCATCATGTAATGCGTAATGTGGCTCTTCAGTTATAGGTGGTTTTGGGAGATAATCAGTACTAGGTATACCATCACGTGTTGCGTATAATGAACCTACATCTAAAATCCTATGATGGAAATAACTTCCAGGCCAATCTGGGATTTTATTCAAAAACTGGAGGTCAAAATTTCCAAAGTTTTTACCAATAACATAAGCTTTTTTATGCGGGTTTATACCATTATATTCCAACCAATGTGTAAAATCTCCAAAATTTTGTACTAATGATACCCCATTCCCAGCTATAATAGCTTTTAAAATACGCATATTCATAATTAATGCATATGGTTCCCCTATAATATCACCTTTTGGTATTATAATATTATAGAAATATGGGCATTGCATAATATCATCACAGGTCCATAATACAGCAGCAAATTCTAAAATTTGATGTTTATTTGGATCTAACCCGGTTGTCTCAATATCTATTGAACAATACATTATATATCTCCCAAACTAATAGGCCAAGACAAGAACCAATAAGAATATCAATTGGTGGGCTAATTAAAATCATGTTTTTGTCTCCGTAATTTTTAAACCACAAGAATAACAAACACCTTCACCATTATCTGTTAAATTATTAGTTGTTAAATGCGGGCAAGATTTTTGTAAATTTTCTTTTTCTTGTAATAATACTATTTTTTCTCTTTCTAAATCTTTTAGGCAAGTTTCTATGCTACATATTCTTTGTTTTATTGTTTGTTCATTAACAATTTTTTCAACCATATAATCAGCTAATTTTTTTATTTCTTCTATTGGTAAATTAAGTTTTAGGTCTATTGAAGCTTTTTCTAAGAATTTTTCAGCAGCAATTAAATCAGTCTTCATTCCAAAATCTTTCTAAACCTATTAAGTCTTCTTTTGCCTCTGCTCTAGTATCATATGGACCTATATAAATTATAGAATTATTTCTATCTATAATCCAATGACCTGATTCAAAATCATCACCATTAAAGTCAGCTGGTTTTTCTATAAGCCGTTTTATTACAAGTTTCTTAGCTTTCTTTTTCAAATTGTTCTATAGCCCCTAACAATATGCCTTGAAGTGTCATTATATGAGACTTAGCATCCCCTCTGCCTTCACGGACTATAGCTTCTTCTGCTCTTTTAATAGCTTGGTCAGCAAACAAAATAGCTTCTCCAAGAGATCTAGTTTTTCTTCTTTTAACAATAGTTGCCATTTTATAATAATTAAAATAATATTGTGAATGTGCCATCATTCTAAGTAAAAGCTTAACCGTATTTTGTTGATTAGTTGTTGCAAAGCAATTAATTATTTGATTCATTATACTCCGCAAACACACTACAATATCAAAATTATCATGAAAAACGGGGATATTTTTGTCTTTTAGTAATTCGATTTCTTTTTGTATGTTCATTATTTATTCCATAAATTTTAAATCCTTAGGTGACCAAAGTTGACCATTCACTAAAATAGGTTCTGCATTGATTGGACCTTTAACTCCTAATAATAAAATTCCAGAATTTCTCATCCAATTAAGACTTTCATTTATTGAATCTAACCATCGTTCTGGGGTTAATTGATATCGTTCATGATGATAGACTACTATATCAATTCTACTACCGATAATAGCTCTGGCACAATCATAGCAAGCTACCCATGGGCAAACTAAAATTCCCCCCATTGTAGTGCGTCCATATTTAGTTGCATAATAAATACAATCGCGTTCAGCATGTTCTATTCGTTGGAGTTTTTTATTACGATCACTTACTTCTGGTTCTATTCCATCATAGAAATGGTTGTAACCTTCAGCTATTTGGTATAAACTTCCATTTTTTCTTCTTTTTAAGAGAACTGCACCACATTGATTTGATGGATCAGGGCTCATTCTTGCTAGGTCATAAGCATCTATTAAATGTTTTATAAAATTCAAAATTTTCTCCTTATTAATGGTCTATAGCCATATCTCTTAAATTTTCGTTTTTGTTTAGGTTTATCATTTGCATTAAGTCTAATATTAGTGCCTTCTACAATTATAGAATATACGGGAGCAGTTGTCAATTTATATGTTACTAATTTTTTATCAAAGTTAGCTACTAATGGTGCAGTTGGTGCTAATATGCGAAAATATGGTTTTATAAGTATAGACTTGTTTTTATAAGGACTAAATAAAACGGTTGGCCATATTTTTACAGTTAATTCGTATCTTCCACTTGGAATCAAAATTAAGTTTTCTTCATTTTCAACAAAGGGGGTGTCTTTTAATACAATTATTATTTTTGTATTAATAGGTAAATTCGATAATGGTATATATTTCCAGCTATCCCCCAATCGGGGGACATTTTTAAAAATAGCCATTATATTGGCTTTTGTATCCATATTATTCATCCATGTCATTAAATTATATAGCAAAATTCTATTAAATTATACCATATTCAGTCAAAAAGTCAATAATTTTATTAAAATTTTGAGAAAATTTATTGTTGCCGCGTCTACAAAGTGCTAATTTTGAGTCTATAGAGTATTATAGGGGTAAAAATATTTATACGGAGGAAGTAGCATGAAAGATGAAAGATGTACTCCAGGAGACCCAAACCGTTGCCAAGGTATAACTAATGATGGTCAATGTCGTTATTTAGCTGTAGGTGCTAGTAAATATTGTGATTTTCATAGTCATGGTACTGCTAGTAGAAATGAAGAAAAAAAAGAATTATATTCCTATTTTATTCAGAATAAAGAAATAAATGCTAGCTTTCAGAGAAGGTTAAAAGACCAAAATTATTTAGATTTAAGAGAAGATATTCAATTAACTAGAGCTTTATTAGAACGTCGTTTAAATTTAGCTAAAACTTTTTCAGAAGAAATAGCAGCAATTAAGGATGTGCAAGGATTGATTTTACGGCTGGAATCAATGTCAATTTCTTTGCAGAAATTACAGCAGCAATTAGGTTTAGTTCTTGGAAAAGATCAATTAAGAGTTTTTGCCAAAGAACTTGCTTTAATTTTGAAGGATGAGCTAAATGATGTTAAAGATAGGGATCAAATAATTGATAGAATATGCGAAAGAGTTTTTGGTGCCTTAGAAACAGCTGGTAGACAAGAAGAAAATTAATATGGGTAAAAGTTTATTAAAATCTAAGGTATTTTGGGTTAATTTAATTACTGCTATTGTAGCTATTTGTACTTATTTAATTAACAGTGATTTATTTGTAAATAATCCAAGTGTTGTAGCTATTGGTGGCACAGTTATTGGTGTGCTAAATATAATTTTAAGATTAATAACTAAAGAGCCTATTACTGGTGTAATAACATCGGGAGAAAAATAAGATGGCAAAGAAAAGAAAATGGATACAAGAAGCTATTAAAAGACCCGGAGCATTAACAAAGAAAGCAAAAGCTGCCAATAAGAGTATTAGTGAATATTGTTCTGGTAGTAATTTATCTGCTCAGTCAACTAAGCAATGTAATTTAGCAAAGACCCTCTCTGGTTTACGAAAGAAGAAAGGTTAATTTATGTTCAAATATTTATGTCCATTACTATTACTATTTAGTTCATTTACTTATGGACAAGAAATTAAAATATACCCAGAAAAGATAAGCCCAGGTGACTATATTGTAGCAAGTATAGATACAGAATCAATTGTTTACTGGGTGATATATGATGAAAAAGAACGATTTGATATTTTTGAAAATGGACATGTACTTGTTCTAGGGGCTGGCCTTAAACCAAGGACTATTAATGGCTTAGTTTTAATTATTAATGCTGATGCTAGTTTTAAAGTCATACGATTTAATATTGATGTAGGAAATCCACCCGATCCACCCGATCCACCCGATCCACCCAATCCACCCGATCCACCCGATCCACCCGATCCACCTAACCCAGATATTTTTAATTTGCGCGAGATAGCAAAAGCATCTGTATCAAAAGTACCAGAAGAATATCGTAATTTAGCACCTAAAATGGCAGAAGCTATTAAAACTGGATTAGATCCAAGGATTATTGAACCACAAGATTTAATTTTCTCTGTAAAATCTAATTTAAAAGAAGCTTTAGGGGAAAATTATGAAGATTGGTTACCATGGGGCAGAGAAATTGCAGTGGTAATGGAAGAACATGAAAGTGAATTAAAAAATATCCAAACTCTTCGCAGTGCTTATTTAGCAATTGCACAAGGTTTATTAGATTACAGCAATAATTTTATGTAAAGGAAAATAATATGTTAAGAACAGCTTTAGGACTTAGATTTTTAGCTTTACAGCATCCAGATAGTAAAGCCAATGAGTGTTTTCGTAATAGAAAAGCTAGGGCTTTTGTCTCTGATTCATTGGACGATATGTTTAATGAGTGGTGTGAAGCAAACGGTAAAAAGGGATCATTTACTGATTGGCTTGAATGGATTTTGGCTCATCAAGAGGAAATTCTTGCATTTATCGCCGCTATAATGGCTTTCTTCGCGTAGGAAACATATATGAGTAATAATTTTGGATGGGTTCCACATTATCCTGGCATTGAAAAGTGTTTATTAGCTAGTGAACACCCTGTCTTTTCAGTTGCTTGGGGTGATCAAGAATTTAAAGAAAAAGATACTTTTCTCTATAATTATTTGATTTCTAGGAGACCAAATTATCAGCGAGGTAATCAAGCAATTGGTGATTGTGTTAGCTGGGGAACAGAATTAGCTTGTACAATTTTGAATGACAAAGCTGCTTACCGTTCTGGTGATGATGAAATGTGCCCAGAAGAAGTAGCTACAGAACCAATATATGGTGGCTCACGTGTAGAGGCACGAGGATATCCGGGCGATGGTGCTAAAGCTTATGGTGGTTACCAAGACGGTTCTTATGGTGCGGCTGCTGCTAAATGGGTTAGAGATTGGGGAGTACTTTTAAGAAAAAATTATTCTGAAATCACTGGCCAATCTGATGATGATTTGAGAATATACTCTGGCAATAAGGCTAAATCTTGGGGTGCATTTGGAAATGGCGGACAAAATGACCAAGGAAAAATGGACCAATTAGCAAAAGAGCACCCAGTTAAAGAATATTCTCAATGTAATGATTTTGATGATGTTGCTAAAGCTATATCTGGGCTACAAGTACCAGTAATTGTAGGTAGTAGCCAAGGTTTTGGGGATATGAAACTTAATAAGGACGGCTTTTGGACACCAAGTGGAATTTGGTATCATCTTATGGTTTGGATTGGTGTAAGGTTTGATAAGCCGGGTGCCTTAATAGCACAAAGTTGGGGTCCAAATTCTACACCTAATCCAGAAAATCGTTGGCCTAAGTCAATGCCAATGAATATAGCCGGATTTGTGGGATGGGTTGATGCTAATATTGTAACAAAAATGTGCAAACAAAATGATGCATTTGCATTAATTGGGTCTGGTTTTAAGACTGATGATTTAGATTTTTCATGGTGAGTTATGGATTATTTATTCTTTGATAATGGTCCACCAGATAATACTATTCTAGTGTTTACTGATCCTTCTACTTGTGTACCTTGCAAGCGATATGAGCCAATAATTAATGATGTTAGCAAGACACATCGAATAAAAAAATACTTACCATCTGACCCATTATTTGAAGAATTTAAATGTTCAGCTATTCCCACAACAATAATTTATGTTAAGAAAAAAGAAATTTCAAGATTTGTTGGTTTCCAAACAAAAGAACAACTTTTGAAAATGAAGGGAATCAATGATTGTAAAAAAGAAAGGTCAATATGAAGACAAAGTTAACAGCTTTATTTTTAATGTTATTTTTTGCCACTGCTTGCTTAGCTAATGAGACTGCTGAATATCTTCAAGATATTTCAGTAACAATTGGAGCTGGTATGAGTCAAGGGAGTGGTGTTCTTTATCAACGTGATGGTAAAACATTCGTTTGGACAGCTGGTCACGTAGTTGATGGATTACGATTTGAAAAGCAAGTAACTGACCCTGCTACAGGTACCCGAAGAACTGTAGTTGAATTTAAGGATGCTATGGTCATTAAGCATATTATAGAAGATGGTCGTACAGTTGGTAAAACTGAATGGAATGCTTTAGTTATAAAATATTCTGAAAAGGAAGATTTAGCTTTACTTAAAATTCGTTCTAAGAATTTTGTAACAAAAGGTAGTGTTCAATTTTATCTTGAAGAAAAGCCTCCTAGTATCGGAAGTGATCTATGGCATTGTGGCTCTCTTTTAGGAGAAATGGGTTCTAATTCTATAACATCTGGTGTTATTTCTCAGCATGGACGTTTAATTGACCAAATAGTTTATGACCAAACTACTGTTACTGCATTTCCTGGATCGTCTGGTGGTGGAGTTTATTTAAAAGACGGTAAATATGTCGGGATGCTAGTTCGTGGCGCTGGTGAACAATTTAATCTTATCGTCCCTGTAAGGAGAATGGTACGATGGGCTAAAGAAGCTGGTGTTTATTGGGCTATGGTAGAAAGTGAACCAATGCCTGAAGATTTTTCTACAATTAGAATTGAAGATATTGGTGTAAAATTTGAAAGAAATGCAGCTTCCCAAAAGGATTTCCCTTATTTAATAAAGATATTAGAAGAAGCTGTATTCATTGAAGCACCGTAATTTATAAAGGTAGAAATTTGATTTAATATTAATAAGAGCCCGAGGGCGCAAATTAAATCAACAAGATTTTTATCTACTAATAGTTTTAAACTTTAGTAGATAAAAATCGCTACCTATTTTGGTGATAAAATGCCTATTATTAGAACAACTGTAAATGGAAAACCTGCTTATAAAACAGGTAAGCATGGAAAAGCTTATGCCTATACTCCAGGAAATGAAGCTTCAAGAAAGAAAGCTAAACAAAGAGCAATAAATCAAGAACTAGCAAGATCATACCAAACAGGTAGGAAGCCTCATCTGTAAAATGTCAAAAGTAATAAAAATTTCAGCATGTTGTTTAGGGCGGCCAACTTTTACTAATAATACTAAAAAAGTCAAAAGTGAAAAACCTAAAAATATGTTTATTAATATTTTATCTAAATTTTCAGAATTAAGAGGAAAAAATGAAAATAAATAAATGTGGCGGAAAAAAGGGTGGAAGAAAAGGCGGTAAAGGTAAGTAATGGTACGCAAAGATCCACTAAATGAACGTGGACCAAAGCTAAATCATACAAAACCTAAATTTATACCTCCTACACATATAATAGAATTACACCCTATAGAAGAATATAGTAATTTATGGGACACAGTAGTGAATGGCCTAGATATTTATATTTCTATTATAGAAAGATTTTCTAAATTAAAAATTCCTGGAAAACCATTGTTACTTTTAAAAGATTTACAAAAACGTATTGAAAAAATAAGTGAGGTATAATATGAGGCTTATTCCCCCTCCTGTACTTTTGAATCATTTTGGGTTGATTAAAATTTTATTTGCATATGATAATACTATAATCAATGCTACTCAAGCAATTGATTATATAAATGTACCGGATTGTTCTACATTTCCTAGAATTATTGTTTGTGCTTTAGATAGCGGCAGAAATATGTTGGGTGTAAATTGGACATGGGAAAAAGATTTAGATAGTGGTAGAGGAGCATGGGTTACTTATGATGGTGCCATTCATACAGTACCATCATCTAAGCCAGAACCCGAACCCGAACCCGAACCCGAACCCGAACCCGAACCCGAACCCGAACCCGAACCCGAACCCGAATCCGAATCCGAACCCGAATCCGAATCCGAACCCGAATCCGAACCCGAATCCGAATCCGAATCCGAAATAAATAGATTAAATAAATCAATAAAAGTTATTGGTTTAGGAACTATTAGTTATAAAGAATCAGAATCTTTTCCAGAAGTTACTTGTGGAGACTTAGATAAGGATTGTGAAATTGATTAAAGGGGATGTCCATGTCGTCAATGATGAATTGGTTCCGAGAGGAATTAAGAAATCAGCTAGAAAGTGTATCTATTACTACACCTTCTAGATGGTCTGAAAAACGACGGATAATGGGTGAACCTTTTGCAGGTAATTATAGTTATAAATACCATCCTTGGTGCAGAGAACTACATGATAGTCAAGCTATGTGGAATATTTCTATGAAATCAGCACAAGCTGGTTTTACAGAAGTAGGTATAAATATAGCCTTATACACAGTTGATGTTTTGAGAAAAAGTGTTCTTTATGTTTTACCAACATTAGAAAATGCTTCAGATTTTTCTAAGTCAAGATTCAATCCAGCTTTAAGATTAAGTCCATACTTGAAAAGTATTTTTACTGATACTAATAATGTTGGGCTGAAAATGTCAGATAATGTATCACTTTATATCCGTGGTAGTAGAGGTGATGCGAATCTTAAATCTTTACCAGTTGCTGTGCTTATTCTTGATGAATTAGATGAAATGGACAAATCTCAAATTGAATTGGCTTTTCATCGTTTAAGGGGTCAACTAGAAAAGAAAATTTGGATGATTAGTACCCCTACATTCCCAGACCGTGGGGTTAGTTTAGAATATGCAAAAAGTACCCAAGAACATTTTCGTTTTAAATGCCCTGGTTGTGGTAGAACAGATGAATTTATCTTCCCAGATTCAATAAAAATTTGTGGGGAGGATATGAATGACCCAGATTGTTATAAATCATATTATCAGTGTACAATGTGTAAATATGGTTATAAACATTCTTATAGGGAAAATGGTTCCATAAATCAAGATGATAAACTTTCTACTTTAGTAAATACTGGTTATTGGGAACCTACTGTTACTGGAACAGATAAAAATAGACGTGGTTTTAAAATTAATCAACTATATAGTTACACTGTAGCTCCAGCTGAGGTTGTAATTGATTATTTTAAATCACAAACAAATAGTTTTGCAAGGCAAGAATTTCATAAATCAGTTCTCGGTGAACCTTTTGTAGAGGAACAATCACAAGTAACTGATGAAATGATAAATAATGCAATTAAACAGTATAACTGTAAACAATTATCTGTAAAATCTGGCGAAAACCGTATGATTACTATGGGTCTTGATAGAGGTACATGGTGTCATTATGTTATTTGTGAATGGTTTTATCCACAATTTTGTGTTGATTTAAATACTTCAGCTGAATGTAGAATATTAGATGCTGGTCGTTTTCACGAAGAAGATTTTGATACAATCCCAGATAGATTAATGCGGGAATGGCAAATACGTGCTTGTATGGTTGATATGGATCCTGGTCCACAAGAAGCAAGACGTTTTGCTAGAAGATTTCCTGGTTATGTTTGGTTAAATAGATATCGTCAGGGTAGAGCAGGAAAAGAAATGACTATAGAAGATGATGGATCATCTGCCCCTGTAGCCACTGTTGATAGAACAAATTGGTTGGATATTAGTTTGGGGAGATTTCATTCTGGTGCTATAGAAACTCCGATGGATCTTCCAAGAGGCTTTGCAGACCATGTAAAAGCTTTGCATAGAGTATATGAAGAGGACCAATATGGTAATCCAGTAGCTGCATATAAAAACTATGGTCATCCCGATCATTATGCACATGCTTTAAATTACGCAGAAATGGCATTGCCATGTGCTGCTTCTATTGCAACTAATCAAAATATTGGGAAATTTTTGTAATGGAGAAAATTAATGGCACAAACAATTACCATCCCAAGTCTAAGGCATCCACAATATATCTACAATCTACCAGATTGGAGTAAATGGCGATATATTTGGGAAGGTGGAGATGCCTTTATTAGAACTTATTTAGAAAAATGGTCTGAACGCGAGAATGATGATGATTTTGATAAACGTAGAAATATAACACCTGTCCCAGGTTTTGCAAAAGCAGCTTTGGTTGATATTAAAAATTCTATTTTCTCTAGAATGGTAGATATTATTAGACGTGGTGGCAGTCAAGCATATGAATCAGCAATAAATGGTTATAAAGGGGGTGTTGATAGACACGGTTCTAGTATGAACCATTTCATAGGTACTCAAATACTTCCAGAAATGTTAGCTATGGGGCAAGTTGGGATTTATGTAGATAATATTGCACCAGCTGGACCAACATTAGCTGATGCAGAAAATGCCGCACCATATTTATATCAATATAGAGTCGAAGATATTTTATCATGGAGATCTTCTTTACCACACCAAGAAAGTGATTACCAAGCAATTTTATTAAGAGATTGGTGTATTAATTATAATGTACATTATGGGAATGTATTCTTACCTTCAACATCATTTGAACGATTCAGATTAGTTTGGGTTGACCCAAATGATGGATATGTAAGATATCAATTTTTTGATTCAGCTGGTAAGCCAATAGACCAAAATGGCGAGGCATGGCTTTTTGAGCCACAAAGACTTGAATTAAGGAAAATTCCATTTGTTTTATGCAGTGTTGGTGATAGTTTATTAAAAGATATAGCTAATCATCAAATAGCTTTATTAAATCTTGTTTCTAGTGATGTTTCCTATGCTCTCAAAGCAAATTTCCCATTCTACACAGAGCAACAGGATGCTAGAGCCATGGGCTCTCATATTAAATCGGATATTATGGAAGATGGAACATCATCCTCTGGTGGGCAAGCTGCTGGCGATAAGCAAATAAGAGTTGGTGCAGTAGATGGTCGTTACTATGATATTAAAGCGGAACGTCCAGGCTTTATTCACCCATCTTCTGAACCTTTAAGAGCTTCTATTGAATTACAAAGAAAATTAGAAGAAGATATTAGAAAATTAGTGAATTTAGCCGTTATTTCTTTAGGAAGTAATAGGGCTTCTGCTGAATCCAGAAATATAGATAACCAAGGGTTAGAAGCTGGTTTGGCTTTTATTGGGCTTGTATTAGAAACAGCCGAAAGAAAAATAGCTGATCATTGGGCTGCTTATGAAGGGAAAAATAGTTCTGATACTGTTGTAATTAAATATCCAGAACAATATAGCTTAAAATCAATGGGTGATAGAATTACTGAAGCTGATAAATTAACAGGTTTAATGTTTTCTATTCCTAGTACTACAGCTAAAAAAGAATTAGCAAAAGATGCTACAGCTTCATTAATGGGTGGGAGAATAACACCAGACTTATTAGCAAAAATAAACAAGGAAATTGATACAGCTAATTATTCTACAAGTAGTCCTGATGTTGTTAGGTTAGCTAAAGAAGAAGGATTAGCTTCAGATGTAACATTATCTAATGCTCTTGGTTTTGATGGTGAAATTGAAGTACCCAAAGCTAATAAAGATCATGCTAAACGTGTAGCTCGTATTCAGCAAGCACAAGCACCTCCAATAGAAAATGCTGGTGCTCGCGGTGTTAAAGATATGGAAACTAATCCTAAAGATGCTGTAGAAGAAAGAGACGAAGCTACTGATACTACATTAAATGATACAACTAAAAAGCCAATTCGTGGCAAGGGTAAATAAATGTCATCTTTCAATGAAACAATTAAAATGACTGATTCATTTCAATGTGGAATGGGATCAGTTGGAAATGCAACAGCTGAAAAACTTGATAGTGTACGCGATGCAAAAATACACAAAGAATTAGTAATAAAAAATACTCATGCTACTAATAAACTTTATGTTGGAAAAGCTAATGTATCGTCTAGTTTTGGTTTAGAACTTGGAGCTAATGAACAAGTAGAACTTCAAATAGATAATCCAGCAAATGTTTATGTAATTGGTTCTGCATTAAGTACAACTTATACTTGGCTGGCTTATTAAGGTGAAAAATGTCTTCTTTTAATGAAACGATAAAATTTAGCAATTCTTTTCAATCTGGAAATGGTACTACTTTAACTACTCCCCAGCAATTAGACAATGTTAAAAGTGCAAAAGCACATAAAGGGGTATTAGTAAAAAATACAGATAGTAGCCAAGATATGTGGGTTGGTAAATCAAATATAAATAGTACAACTATTGGTTTTCAATTAAAAGCTGGGGACGAAATTTTTTTAGAAATTGATGACCCGGCTGATATTTATCAAATGTGTAATTTAGGTGGCACAACTTATTCTTGGTGTGCTCATTAGGTGAAATTATGCCAGAAGCATATGCTACTATACAACAAGCTGAATCTTATTTTAATGATCGTCTTCATGAAACTGCTTGGAGTCAAGCTAGTGCTACTGAGAAACCTAAAGCATTATTAGCTGCTACAAGAATAATTGATAGTTTATCTTTTAAAGGTTATAAACACACTGTCTGGGAAATTTTACAAGATGACCCAGATTCAACAAGTGATGAAATACAAGCAGCTGAAGCTTCACAGGAACTTGAATTCCCACGTGGTGCAGATACTATAGTTCCTGAAAGAATTCTATGGGCATGTTATGAAATAGCTTATGCATTATTAGATGGCGTAGACCCAGACATCGAATTGGAAAATATGTCAATTAGAAACCATGGAATTGGTTCTGTAAGGACAAGTTTTGCAAGGGACCAAGAGCCACTTGAACATTTCATGAATGGTGTACCATCTGCTACAGCTTGGAAATATCTACGTCCATTTTTACGTGATGATGATCACGTTCGTTTAATGAGAGTTTAAAGCGATTACCCACCGCGCTTAAACTAATTCTTAGTGTGGGGTCATTTATACTCCAATTGGAGGAATTTATGTTATTTTGGTATGAAATATTAGCTTCTTATGAAGGCAGTGGTGATGGAACAGATTCTGGTGATGGAATAGATTCTGGTAAAGAAACAGATTCTGGTAAAGGAACAGATTCTGGTAAAGGAACAGATTCTGGTAAAGGAACAGATTCTGGTAAAACATTCACACAAGATGATGTCAATAAGTTCTTAGCTGAAGACCGTAGAAAACATCAAGATAAATATTCTTCATTAGAAACTAGTTATCAAGAACTTTTGAGAAATCAAAATGTTAGTAAAGAAGAAAAAGAAAAATTACAGAAGGAATTAGATGATCTTCAGGCTAGACATCGTACAAAGGAACAACAGATTGCTTACGATAATAAACAAAAAGAAGATAAATATGTGCAGCAATTAGAAGAAGCAACAAAAGCAGCTAAAGTTTGGGAAGATAGATATACTGAATCTACTATTTTCCAAGCACTTCAATCTGCTGCTATTAAGCATGAGGCTTTTAATCCTTCGCAAATTATTGTTCAATTACGTGGTCAAACAGAATTAGTAGAAGCTAAAGATGCAAAAGGACAGCCAACTGGCCAACTGATTCCTATGGTCACGATGACAGTTAAAAATGAGGATACTGGTGTATCTGAACGACTTCAAATGACGCCTGATGAAGCCGTTGAGTATATGAAAAAGAATCCTTCACAATGGGGCAATTTCTTCAAGAATAATATTCGAGAAGGTATTGGCTCCCAAAACGCTACCGATGGTGGTAATATCGGGTCTGGGAATGTTGATCATAAACGATTAACAGACGAACAATGGTTCAAACTTAGAAAAGAGAACCCAGCCGCTTTAGGTTTGAATTATAAAAGACGTTAAATCCCAAATACACTTCTGCTGGGGCGTAATTTGAGTAATGATACTTATTTAATATGGGAGTGTGAAAAATGTTTTATTTTTACACAATTTTGGCTTCTTATGCCAATGATAACGACGCTTAGAACATGGGCCTATTAGAAAGCGATTTCTAATAAGAATTGCGCTATATGCTGGAACAACTTGATAAGTGAATAGTACGATATTTAAAATTTGTTCAAAATGTAAAAAAAATAAATCTATTAAAGAATATCATTTTAGAAAAGATTCAAAAAAATATAGAAATATTTGTAAACAATGCTGGTCTATTAAAAAAGCAGCTAATAGACTTGGTATTACATGCGAACAAGTAATAAATTTTAGAAAAGAATCTTTATGTATGTGTTGTGGTGAAGATTTAACAAATTTAAAAAAGAATCTTCATCATGTTGAGCATAAGGTTAAAGGTATTCTTTGTCATTATTGTAATATAACATTAGGACAAGAAACAAAAGAAGATTTACACCGTATAAAGTCCTGTTTAGAATTTATACAAAAAGATCGTAAAAATCTATTCAATAGAGTCAATCAGCAGGGAAGTCAGCAAAAGGAACCTGACCCCTCAACGACTACACGCGCAACTCAACGATTATGCAAATGCTGCAAACAATATAAACCAAAGAAGAATTTCTATAAACAAAAATACCAAAGTGGAAAATATGGTTTATATGCAACATGTAAAGATTGCTATAAAATACTTGTCAAAACATATGTTTATAATTTAACATTTGAACAAGTATCAATTTTGAGAAATTCAAAAAATTGTGATTGTTGTAATAATATTCTTACATTACCTTATATACATCACGTAGACAATAAAGTATTAGGTGTTGTATGTAGAAAATGTAATACAATACTAGAACAAGAAAATGAAATTACAAAACATAAATTGCAATCTTGCTATAATTGGTTGATGAAGATATAGTCTGATCTATATAGAAATATATAGTTAACATAAATGCTTGTCCCAGAAGTTTGGGCACGGGAGTCTATTGCTGTTCTCGAAGAGAACATGATTATGGGTATGTTAGTTCATCGGGATTTCTCGATGGAAGTTAAAGATTATGGTGACGTGGTTAATACACGTAAGCCAGCTGATATGAAGGTGTATCGAAAGACAGATTCTGATACAACTGAGTATAATGATGCTGTTGTTACTAACGTACAAGTTCCACTTAATCAGCATATGTATGCTGGTTTTGTTATTAAGGATGGTGAGCGGTCGAAGTCTTTGCAAGATCTTATTCAGGTTCATTTAGTCCCAGGTATGAAAGCCATGGGTAATGGTATTGATCGTGCTATAGTCGGTCGTATGGCTCATGCGCTGATCGGTGACCCTGAAGATCGTGTTGGGCGGTTACTTAATCTTACATCCAGCAATGCTTGGGATACTGTGCTGGAAGCCCGAGAGAAGTTAAACCGAACATTAGCCCATACATCGGGTCGTAAGTTAGTTTTGGCTCCAGGGTCCGAAACAGCTATGCTAAAGACTGAACTTTTTGTTAGTTCAGAAAAACGTGGTGACGGTGGAACAGCGCTGGAAGAGGCTTTGTTAGGCCGTATTGGTAGTTTTGACACATTCATGGACCAGAATGTGAATGGTGTATTATCAACTGCTTCGCGTGACACAGTTCTTGGTGCTACTACTGCGGCTATTGCTGCGGGTACAACTGGTTCGTTGACAGCGTTTGATGTTACAGATTATGTTTGTAACGTTGGTGAATTTGCCAATCTGGCCGGTAATGATCAGCCAACTTGGATCACAGCTGAAGTTGATGACACAACTGATACAACTGCTGCCACACTTAACGAAGCTATTAAGTATGATGTTGAAAGTGGTGCTGTTATCACGGTTTATATGATGGCTGATGTTAATGGTAACTACTCTGCTGGTTATGCTAAGTATATTAGTATTGATGGTTTTACATCTGGAAAACCACCTGTAGTTGGCCAGCTCATTGCATTTGGTACAACACCTACGACACGTCATACATATTCTGTCATTGAAACCATTACAGTTAGTGCAACTGAGGTTAAGGTTCTGTTAGATCGACCCCTTGATCTTGCGTTAACTGATGGCGATGGTGCCTTCCCTGGCCCAGCTGGTGATTTCAATGTTGCATTTCATCGTAATTCGTTTGCGTTGGTCACTCGACCATTAGCGCGACCGGATGCGTCTGAAGGTGCTCGATCCTTTGTTTCATCTTATAATGACATTGCGATGCGCGCTACTATGCAGTATGATATCGATGCTGGTGGAACTAAGGTTGTGTTGGATTTGCTGTGCGGAACAGCTGTCCTTGACGACAACCTTGCCGTTCTATTGCTCGGTTAATTAAATAAATAAAGAAGCCCCTCTTAGGAGGGGTTTCTTTCTTATATTCACTACATAGTGAATATAAGAAAGAAACCCCAATGGGGCAGAGGTTATGCAATGTCAGTACAAAAGAACCCAACTTTAGTTGACCTTCATATAGAACAAGCTAGGCAAAGTGTAATTCTTGAAGGTCTACATAGTAATATTTTAGACATAAAAGATGTCTTAAGAGGTACAGATAAAAGAACAGGTCTGGTCACTGATGTTGATAGATTAAAAAGATCCCATGCGTGCTTTAAGGCAGTTCTTTGGTTTGTATTTACAACAGTTATTGGTACAGCAGTAACAGCTGTAGCTGCTTTAATTTCAAAGCAGTAAGGAGATATAAAATAAATGGCAATTATAGTTGACCCCGATGACCTTAATCAAGGCACTGAAGTAACAATTAATACTTCGACTAGGAAAGTTACATTAAATATAGCTGGTAACTTAACTAGTGATGGTGTTACTTTACAAGCATTATATTCTTTCTTTAAAGAAGAATGGAAATCTGATGCTACGCTTATTCCCCACCCATTTCCTCAAATTGCTATTACACCGGAGCAATTTGAATGGATTGAAGATTGGGAGCCATACAATGATACAACAAGGAAATTAATTCGTACAGCCGGTTGGCGAGAAATTGACGAATATGATATATTAAAGAAAGAATTTTCTGGCGTTATTACTCTTGGTTCATTTGAAGATGAAGATAATGATACAGCTTATTATCAGCAAGGTGATGATCCAACCGATACTTCAGCTCCTGTAGATTTTGATAGAGCTGGCCCAGTTAATGAAGTTGTAGAAACATATAATAATATCACACCCGCTGATACTAGTACAGGTTTTGATTTTACTACTACGACAATTACACGAAATGATGCTGGTAGTTGGTTAACAGAAGGGTATAAAATTGGTGGACGTATTGAAGTATCTAATGCTGATAACCCAGCTAATGACGGTACATATGTTATTACTGATATTTCAGCTAGTGTTATTACTACAACTGGGTTAACAGCCGACACTGGTGATACTACAGTTACATTTGCTAGAGAATTTAGGAATAAACTTAAATTATTCCTCCGCATTCGTGATGCTGATACTAATGGTAAATTATTCGATCAATCAGAATTAAGTGATATTGGTGTTACTGAATTAACATATCAGGCTTATCGATTTCCTCTTGCAAATGCTACTGACTTAAAAATTTCTGAAACTGATGCTAATATATCTTCAAATTCACCTTATACACAAATTGTTGTAAGATATTTTGATCAAGCTTTTTCAAGAGATATTGATTTAGTAGGTACAGCTAGAAATTTTGGTATTGTAGTTGATGTTGGTACTTTTTCTGGTGTTGATGGTGCATCTGCTGGTACTACAACTTTTACTACTACTGAAGGTGGAATTCCATCTAGTATTTATGATGGCGGAACATTAGTAATCCATGAGGGTACTGATAAAGGTATCCATAATGTAACAACAGCTTCTGGTACAACTGTCACTTTAAGTGCTGCTTTAAGTGGTTCTGAATCTAATCTTTCGTTTACACTTCAACGTTCTACACCAGTTTCTGCAACAGCAGAAGAGATATACGAAAAAGTTCAATATTTACTAAGACAAGCTTCTGATATTGATAGTACCGACCAAACAGTTGTTGGTAAAACAGCTGACGAATTACTGGTTTTTGTTGGTGATACACTTAAATGTGGTCCTAAAATTCCAAGTAATCCAAACGGCGGTGGCTCTGGTGTTGTTATTGAAGGGTTTAGTTCTAATGATACAAACAGGTTAGTATTTGTTGATAATACCGGAACAGAACGAACTTATCCATTCGTTGCAGCTGGTACTATTAACTTTAATACTAACTTAGTTAATGATTCATCTGGTGAGTATTGGGTATTTTATGAATATACTGAAAGATTTACTAATTCTGGGTTTAGTTTATCAGGTGCTAGTGGAAGTACTGCTACTTTGAATTCAAGTATAACTGATTTAGTTGCAGAATTATCTAATGGTGATTATATTAAATTAGACGGTTATGCTGATCCAAATAATAATGGAATTTGGCAATTAACTGGAGCACCAGCAGGTACTGGACCATGGACTGCTGCCGTAAATAAAATTAATGGAGATACAGTAAGTAATGAATCACCAGCCTCTTCTAGTTTAGACAAAAACCCAATTAATAGCGCTGATGCAATAATTGTTGATGATAACGATGACCAAGATATAGCTGGTTCTATTGGTGCTTCACAAATTAATTTTGATTTTGATTATGACAACAATGTCCAAGGTGGGAGAACATCCGGGACAGATGCTGCTATAATAATTAGAGCTATCGGATTAGAAACTGCTCAATTTGTTGAAACATCTGGTACTATACAACGTGCTGTTGGGCAATCATTCAGTGTTGTTGCTGCTCTCGAACGTAACTACTCTAATCCATAAAAGGAATTGAGCTAGTTTTCTAGCCCAATTTTGTCGAATTATGCCCCGTAAAAAGAAAAACTTATCGGCAAAATCTGGATTAATTTTAAAACAATATGCAAATGTAAAAACAAATGAGGAACCAATGGCTCTTACTATAACACCAAATTTAACAAATTGGACATTGGCTGAATCTAGTGAATCAGGTTCTTGGGAAGTTTTACAAGTTAATAATGGTTGGGGGCAAAACACAGATGAATATGTACAAGGATCATCTTGTTGGTCTTGTACTGTAAAAACTGCTGCCACTCGCTCTTATATGATTTATAATTATGGGAGTAATCAAAACCTTTCAAATCAAGTTATTAGAATTTGGGCTAGACATGGCGAAATAAATAAATATTATTCTAAAGCTAATGGTGGTATACGTATTTACGTGGTTGATGGATCTGGGAACTGGGGAGAATGGTATGTTGGTGGTAATGATGTAACTAAAGAAGGTTGGAATTACTATGTAGTTGATGTAAATACACCTTTTGATACTGGTAGTGGTACTGTTAGCTTTAGTACATTAAGAAAAATTGGTATGTCATGCTTTATGACTACTAAACCAGCGCGTTCAGATAATGTCTTTATTGATGCTATAAGATATGGTCGTGGGTTAATTATTACTGGTACGAATTCTATTCCTGGAAAAGGATTTGCAGAAATTGCAGATACTGATGAAAGCACTTCTAATAAATATGGTATTTTGCAAAAATTAGAAGGTGGTGCTTATCTTTTAACTGGTGAATTAATTTTTGGTGATTCTTCTGGGTCAAGTAGTGTAGATTTTACAGATACAGATGCACCTGTTATTTTTATGAGAACCAACGAAAAAATAGTTGGTACTTTAGATAATACTGGAATTTATAATATTTCAATTGTAGGAAATGCTACAGGGACTACTGATTTTGAATTAGGTGTATTAAATGGGACAGGTGACGATAGACAAGGTGCTTTAGGCCCAACATTTGTTTCTGAAGATGAAAAATTTACTTTTGATTCAGAAACAGATTCTTCAGATATTGATAGTTGTAATTTGTATGGTGTAACATTTGAAAATGCTAGTAATATAAAAATGGCTGGTTCAACAACTCAAGAAGCCATTGGTTGCACATTCATTAAGTGTGATGAAATTCAGCCAAATACTGTTGAATTTTTAAATAACACAATTATTGCCCCAGTTCCTGATCGTGGATTAGAAATTGTAAGTGGACATCAAATAAAACAAATTGATTTCATCGCTGGCACAACTGAAGATCAACCAATTAGAAAAGTATATCATTACAGTACTGTAACTAGTGCATATACTGAATATACTGATGAAGCAAATGATTCTACATCAGATGATGTTATTGTAGCAGATAGTTCATATCTAGGGCATATTGTTTTTGGCTCTCGTAGTCATTTTTCAAAATTAGGTATAAATACTAGTACTGTGAGAATTTAATTATGGCTATATTATATTGGGTTGGTGCATCAAGTAGTTATTGGAATAATTCAGGTAATTGGTCAACATCATCTGGTGGTTCGGGTGGTGCTGGTGTACCTGGGACAGCAGATACAGCTACATTTGATGGATCTTATACTGGTAGTGGAACTTGTATTACTGATATAGCAATAGATTGTTATAAAATTGTAATAACAAGTTTTGATGGTTTATTAGATTTTGCTGATTCTTCTTATAGTCATAATATAATTGATAGTTGTAATTTTGCTGGTTCTACTTCTGCTGTAGATTTAGGTAATTGTACATTAACAGTAGGTGGAAATTTTTATTGTTATACTCAAGGTACCTGGACTTATGGTACATCACATATAAGATTAACAGGTTCTTATAATACACATAATTGTGGGAAAACTAATGCTTTATATGATTTAACCATAGTTAATGGTGCTACTTATTTAGATTTTGGAGTTGGTATAAAAATAATAAATAAATTAATTATAGAAAATAATGCAATCTTAATATGTAATAACACCGATCCACCAGAAGAACCTGGTATAATTATCCTAAAAGAAGCTGTTGTAAATGGTAGTTTAAATGGTGATGCAGCTATAACATATTCTATTTGGGGCGATGATGCATCAAGTCCATTTTTGCTAAGTGGAACAGGGACAATAAATATACCTATATGGTTTAGTACACAAGGAAATGATGCTGATGTAGAAATTAGAGTTGGTTCAACTTGTCCCATTTTTACAGATGAATGCAGAATAGGGTTAGTATCTGGTTCTAATGAAGTACATTTTAATTGTTCTATCAATAATCCAGATTTAGAATTTCAAGGTGATCTTTATATTGATTATAATTCTACTGATAGTTATTGGTCAAAAGGAACAGGTACTATAATTTTTTCTGGTACTAATGATCAAATATTTACTGATAATTATGGGAGTATTTTAGATGATATTGAAGTAAATAAATCTGGTGGTAGTTTGACACTTGCTTCAGATTTATATACAGATTCTTTCACTGGTATAGATGGTGATTTTGACCTAGCTGGATATACAGTTTGGAGTGATGGAAATGTAAGCATAAATGGATCTACTGGATTTAGATTTCATAATGGTACTGATTATGATATGAATGATGGAACATTTGATTTAGATGGAGGCATATTAACTTTAGGTGGAGTTAATGGTACTCAATTAAATATTGATAATTTAAATTTTAATTTAGCAAGTGGAATAACCGGGTCAGCATCATATTGTAATGTTTTAGATTCTGTATGTACATATGTTACTTCTGCAATAGATGCTACTGATGGCACAGTCCTTGATCAAGGTGGTAATAGTGGCTGGAGTTTTGGAGCTGATGGTTTAATAGTATGGGAGTATTGGGATGGTGATTCTTGGGAACCTCTCAGTGGTTTGGTAGATGATACTGGTGGTTTTAGTGTAAGTGGTTTACAAGATGTTACTTTCGATCCTCCAAGTGATTGGGCAAAAGTAGCCATTGATTTAGAAACACCGTTATATTATATCCGTGCAAGAATATCATCTGCTTTATCTAATATCCCTAAATTAGCACAAGTATTCTTAAATGATGTTGTAGAACATCATGTCCATTTTCCATCATCAGGAACATTTACTGCTAGTAATTTGAATTTCATCGGTACTAGCCCGGCTGGTGAACCTAAATGGCACGGTGAGAATAGTAGTGCTGGTACAGTTACAATTAATGCTTCTGAAAGTAATATTGCTCAAAATGAAATAGAAAATACTGGAGGTGGTTCTACTACTGTTAACAGCACAGCTGATATTACACTTTCTGGCTTAATAGCAAATACAGAAGTAAGAGTTTATGAAGCCGGAACTACAACAGAGGTAGATGGTGTTGAAAACTCTGGTACTAGTTTTACATTTAGTGCAGATGTTAGTTCTGATGTAGATATTATTATACATCATATTGAGTATGTTCCAATTAGAATAGAAGGATATACAATTCCTACAATAAATACAACTATCCCAATTCAGCAACAATTTGATAGAAATTACGATAATCCGTAGGAGTGATAAATGGCACTTACTATTACACCAAACTTAACAAATTGGACATTAGCTGAATCTAGTGAATCTGGTACCTGGTATGCAACTAATATTACTGCTGCATATAACACAGATGAATATTTACAAGGTTCTTCATGTTATTCTGGTAAAGTGGATGCTGCTGGTACATCTGAATTAGTATATGATTATGGAAGTAATGTAGATTTAACAGATACTGTTGTAAGAATTTGGTATCGTTTAATGGAAATAGCCAAAATTACAACAATAGATTTAATTTTTTATGATAGTGCTAGTGCATGGCTTTATTACCGTATAGGAAGAGGAGTACCTGGTACTTATCGTTATGTACCTTCTCCAGCTTGGCAATATGTATATGTAGACACTAATACAGATCCTTATAATGCCGGTGGTGGTACTTTTGCTTGGAATTCAGTTAGAAGAATAGGTTTATCAACATATTCTTCAGCTAAACCTAATAGAGCTGATAATGTATTCATTGATGCAATTAGATTTGGTAGAGGGTTAATTATAACAGGAACAAATACTACTCCGGGGAAGGGTTTTGAGGAAATTGCAGCTGATGATGAAAGTACTTCTAATAAATATGGAATTTTACAAACATTATCTGGAGGTGGTTATTTATTAACTGGTGAATTAATTTTTGGTGATGGATCCGGATCAAATAGTGTTGATTTTACAGATAATACTAATGCAAAAATATTTGTTAGAAATAATGATTTTCGTGGTGGCTCTTTATCACAAAATGGTTGTTTTAAGTTAGTATTTCAAGGAAATTCCACTGGTACGACTGATTTTCAATTAGGGGAAGTAATTGGATCTGGTGACGACAGAAAGGGTATTTTAGGTGGTGTTATCTCAAGTGATGGTGACTATATAGAAATAGACCAAGAAACAGATAATTCTGATATTGATAGTTGTAATTTTTACGGTACAACTTTTAAGAGATTGGGTGTTTCTCAATTTGCTGGGTCAACAATAACAGACATAATTGGTTGTACATTTATTAAATGTGGCGAAATTCAACCAAATACTGTTGAATTTTTGAATAATACAATTATTGGCCCAGTTCCTGATAGAGGATTAGAATTTGTTAGTAGCCATCAAATAAAACAAATTAATTTTATAGCAGATGTAGACACTGATATACCACTTAAATATTGTTTGATATACAGTACAGCAGCTTATCCACCTGTATATGAAGACACAACAGATATTAATAATTCTACATCCAACGATGTTGCTTTACCTTATTATTCTGGTGATTATATTAGTTTTGGTAGTGAGAGAAAATTTACTGAAATAACAGTAAATACTACAACTACTAGAGCAAGTAATGTTATAACATGGGAATATTGGGATGGATCAAGTTGGTCAGCTTTAAGTGGTGTTACTGATAATACTACTGGGTTCACAGTTAGTGGTTCACAAACTGTATCTTGGACATTGCCATCAGATTGGGGAACATATGATTGGGATGTTGAAGCTAAAATTCCAATATATTATGTTAGAGCTAGAAATACATCTACTGTATCAAGTGGGCCTGCTTTAGGGCAAGCTTGGATTTCTAATAATATTGAACATCATACTCATTTCCCATCATCTGGCTCCTATACAGCTAGTAGATTAAATTTCTTTGGCTTTGGAAGTACTGGTACACCTAAATGGCATGGTGAGAATAGTAGTGCTAGTACAGTAACGATTAACGCCTCTGAAAGTAATATTGATGAAGATGAAATAGATGATACAGGTGGTGGTTCTACTACAGTAAATAGTACTGCTGATGTTACATTAACTGGCTTAATAGCAAATACAGAAGTAAGAGTTTATGAGGCCGGGACTACAACAGAAGTAGATGGTGTTGAAAATTCTGGTACTAGTTTTACATTTACAGCTGATACAAATTCATATGTTGATATTATAATCCATCATATTGAGTATGTTCCAATTAGAATAGAAAATTACCTAATGCCTACTGTAAACACTTCTATTCCTATTCAACAACAATTTGATAGAAATTATTCTAACCCATAAGGAATCAATTAAATGGCAGCAAAATGGACAGCAGACTGGGAAAACCGGATATTCATTTTGAAGCCGGGTGTTGTTGAATTGGATGTACAAGTAGATTTATATTCTGATTGGAAGGAAGAGGTACAACTTGATGACAATATGAAATGGGCACCTGCATTAAGAGCTGTAGGTGGTGACCCAATTTCTGATGTTCAAAATCTTGGTTCAACTTACTTTTTAATAAATGGGTGGAAAATAAGACCACAAGAAGCTGATCATGAATTATTAATCGTTGGTAATTTATATACTGATCCTTATGGTGAATCTACAGTTATTCCTACTCTTGGTACTTATACAGTTCTTGTAACACACAGAGTTTCTAATTTAGTTGATGCTTCTGTTGCTAGATTAGATTTAACTCAATTATTACAAGCTGTTTATGTAGATGAATTTAATGGTGTACCTGGTACAGCCGAAGGTGTTGGAACACCAACTAATCCTGTAGATAATATAGCAGATGCTTTTACTATAGCTGTAAGAGATAAATTAAGAGCATTTAATATCAGAGGAAGTTTTACATTAGACAGAAATATTACAAATTGGTCATTTAAAGGGACTGGTGGTGAAATTTCTGACACTATTAATATAGGTGGTTTTGATGTAAATAATTGTGATTTCCATAATATATCTATTGAAGGAACAATGGAGGGCCAAATAGAAGCAGATCAATGTACTTTAGGTATTTTGGTTGGATTAGATGGTATTTTTAGAGAATGTCACATTGAATCTGATATAGTAATTGATAATGATGCTATTGTTAGTTTTTATTCATGTGTAAGTAAAATATCAGAAGATATACCACCTATTATTGATTTTGGTTCTAATGTTAATTTTAATTTAAGAAATTATTCTGGTATAATAAAATTTGAAAATTTCACAGCTGGGTGTTATGCATCAGTTGATATGGATCCTGGATGTCTTATTTTAGATGAAACATGTACAGGTGGCCATATAGTTATAAGAGGAACAGGATTATTAACTGATGGAAGTAATGGAACAACAGTAGTAAAATGTGGCTTCGTTGACGGAACAGACGTACAAATGACCAGAAAGATTACTACAAATAGATTAGAAACAAATCCTGATACTGGTAAGCTTATTGTTTATGATGATGATGGTTCTCCATTACTTCAGGCTGATATATACGAAGATGTAGATGGTTCTCAGAAATATCGTGGACAAGGTGCCGAGAGAAGAAATAAAATGGAAGTGCTATGACAATTGTAATGTATGGCTATGGCATAAGCCCTGGAAGTGGTTTACTACCATCAGGATTAGTACCACAAGCAGTTGCACCAAATTCTAGGATAGTAGGTAGATACGTGACAATACGCATTAGAAATACAATATATAAGTTAAAGAGATTGTATGGTGGTTCTATTTTCTTGTATAGGCAAGGGAATCCAACTACTGATACAAAAACAGGTGTTAAAACTTGGCCTGGTAGAACAGTTATTACTATTTCACGTGTTATTATACTACCAGTAAAAATAGAACGTACACAAACACAAACTATATCAATGATTTCATCTGATAAGCAATTTGTTTATGGTGGAACGTATGATCGTGCTTCAAGATGGTTTTATATAGACCCTAGAGATTTGCCGATAGGATATGAAATTGCTCAAGATGATTGGATTGTTTATGGTGGTAAAAAATATGAAATAAAACAAGTAAAAGATAACGAATTTGATACACTTTGGGAAGTAATGGGTACAGAATTGATTGGCGTCATACCAGAACAGATCCACAATCTTACTGGTTATAGTATCTTGGACTTCCAACAATTAGCTAGTGGAGTAGTGTAATGACAACTTATAATGAAAATTGGCCAAGGTGGGTGCAGGCGTCAGTTGGAGATCATTTTAAAAGTTGTGCTATTACAAAAGGCTATAAATCTTTAATTGAAGGTGTAGATGAACGAACTACAGATTTCATGACTTCAACTAATCGTGTGGAAATTCGTATTAATGGGCCATCTATAAAAGAATTAAGTCATAATTATTGGCGTTTTGAAGTAGATGCCAACATTTTAATTTATTCTCACATGGGTGGCATTGAACCTAACGCATACTATGGTACACAAATGGCTGGTGACATAGCCCAAGTTGCCGCTCAAGCAATACCAGTTTATAAGTATGGCAGTGGGGTAGATGATGACCAATCGTTGATTGGGTGCCTTACTCTTAGGCGTGGGCGAAAAGAGGGTATTAAAGTTTTCCACTTTGGAGAGATTAACCCTGAAGACAGGTTACGTCAATTCTCAGTGGACGTTAATCTTGAAATGGACATCTATCCCTAAGTGGGAGAGGTATAAAAATGGCAAGAATTGAATTAAGAGATGCAACTATCCGAATTAAGGATGGTCTTTCTGGTACTGCTGCTGTTGATGAAACCACTCCAACTGGTACAACTATTGGTATTGATACAATAGTGTTGAATACTGAAGACACTGATTTAGTACCAGTTGGTGCAAGGTTCACTATTGCTGCTGAGACTGGTTCTCCAGTACATACAGTTACAGCTAGAACACCAACAGCTTCAAGTCCAACAACTGATATTACTTTTACACCAGCACTTGCGACTGGTGTTGTTGATGATGCAGTAATTACATTTCAGAGTCAACGAATTGAAGTAAAAATGGGTGATGGGAATCTTGTTTGGACAGTCAATCGAGAATTTGAATATTTGCTTGATAAAGGTAATCTTGATACTGTTCGCGAAGGTGACCAACAACCTTTGGATGTTACTTTAGATAGTGTTTATGAGTTTATAACTACAGGCACATCTGAAGTTATCACTCCGTATGATGCTCTAAATGGTACTGGTGATGCTTCTGAATGGGTTTCAAGTTCTAGTGATCCTTGTGAACCATATGCTGTTGACATTGAAGTAGAGCATATTCCTCCGTGTGGTGGTGCTCAAAAAGAAACAACATTACTTCCAGATTTTAGATATGATACATTTGAAGCTGATTTATCTGCTTCAACATTATCTATGACTGGTCGTTGTAATGCAGTTAAACCTACATTAACACGTACTACATAATAGGAGGATAATATGGCAAGAATTGAACTTCGTGATGCAACAATTCGCATCAAAGATGGCTTATCTGGTACGGCTTTAGTTAATGAGCCTTCAACTCCACCAGCTGCTACTGATACCGAATTTGATATTGATACTGTATCATTAAATAGTGCAGTAACAACACAAGTTCCTATTGGAGCAAGATTTACTTTAACTGGTGAAACTGTTACACAAGTGCATACTGTTACAGACCGTACACCATCCACTGGTGCAACTACAAATATAGATTTCTCACCTGCTTTAGGTGCTGGTACTTATGCTAATGATGATACAGTCACATTTTTAAATCAGCAAATTGAAGTAAAAATGGGTGATGGGAATCTTGTTTGGACAGTCAATCGAGAATTTGAATACTTACTTGATCGCGGTAATCTTGATACTGTTCGTGAAGGTGACCAGCAACCCCTAGATGTTACTTTAGATAGTGTTTACGAATTTATCACTACAGGGACATCTGAGACTATTACACCTTTTGATGCTTTAAATGGTACAGGTGGCGCTTCTGAATGGGTTTCAAGTTCTAGTGATCCATGTGAACCATACGCAGTAGATTTAGAAGTTGATCATGTTCCACCATGTGGTGGGGCAGAAACAGAAACAACATTATTACCTGATTTTAGATATGATACATTTGAAGCTGATTTATCTGCTTCAACATTATCTATGACTGGTCGTTGTAATGCAGTTAAACCTACATTAACACGTACGTAAATATAAATAACAGAGACAGAAAGTTTCTGTCTCTGTTATTTCTTTATTAAAGGAAAAAATATGAAGATTAATGGCAAAGAAATTAAAGGAAAAAATAAAAAAACTGTTGTATTTCCACGAGAAAACAGTGAACCAATTGTTATTGTAGCTGAGTCTGTGTCTGATTTTTCAAAATTAGATGATTATTTACATTATCCAATTCCACCTGTTATCTTAAAAAATGGGGAAAAAATAAATAATCTTGATGATGATGGATATAAACAGCAAGTTATTAATTATAATACTAGACGTATAGCTTGGGTTATTTTAGAATCATTGAAACCAAGTAATATTGAATGGGAAACAGTTAAACTTGATAACCCATCTACTTGGTTACAATATGAGCAAGAATTAAAAGATTCTGGTTTTTCTGCTATAGAAATAAATATTATAAAAAATACTGTTATGGAAGCCAATTCTTTAGATGAAGAAAAATTAGAAGCAGCTAGGCAGGTTTTTCTACTTGGTCAGGCAGTGGCGGAAAAAAATACCTCTGGCCAAAATACCCAAGCACAGACTTCTTAATTTGGCGTGCATGTGCCCAACTAGGAGTAAAACCACCTGGTGTCAAAGAATCATGGGATGATTGTGATTCATGGACACAAGCCTTAATTATTGCTTACTATCAAAGATTTTGTTTTGAGGAATCTGAGGCTTTTAATATCAAGCCTAAGCCACTGCCAAAATATCAAGGTGGTCGTAAACGAGGTAGATAGTGAAAAACCCAAAATTTACAGCCAGATTTAAAGAAATTAGAATTGATTACCAAAAATGGGAAAAACTTCTAGCAGCAATGCTAATAGATGAAATTCATTTAGCTGGCATAGCTTGGTTAAATGCTACAGCACTATCAGTAATACCTGTTTGGTCTGGTGCTTCAAAAGCAACATTTTTAAAATTAGCTAGATCTATCGGCTTCGCTATATCTATAAACCCAATTGTTACACCAGATGGGAAATATGCTCTTGGTGAAAGTGTTGGGTTTGCTAAAAGTGAAGGTGAAGTAGATACAAAAAATGTTAAAAGTGGTATTGTAACTTTTAAATATAGCACTACTTTAGAGCATTTAATATTTAATGAATATAACAATGCTAATACAAATAGAAAAGCTGGAAGAGTGTTTTCAAATTTAAAAACACCTGGTCCTTATCATTTTCAAGAAAAAGGAACTGAAGCTTTTAGGGAATATACAAAGACAGTAATGGGTTTACCTTCTCCTTGGAAAACACTTAAATTTAAAGCAATTAGGGTGGGCTAATGAGCGATCAAATTATACAGTCATTAGGTTTTGATGCTAGTGGTGCAATCCAAGGTATTAATCAAGTAATAAATGCATTAAATGGATTAAATAATGCTTTAATTAGGTCAGCTGATGCATTAAAAAAGTTTAATGCTAACAAATTATCAAATGATTTTTCTACTTTAAGTAAGCAAATAGACAGCACAGCTAAGGCTGCTGGTAAATTAAATAAAGCAGGAAAAATAATTGATAATGTTACTAAAAAGACTCAAGGAGCTACACAAGCTTCTCGTGGATTTTTATTATCTTGGCAAACAATTGGAAGAATTGCTTTAGCTCAAGGTATAGTAAGATCATTAAATGCTTTACAATCACAATTTAGAGAAGCCATTGGAACTGCTGAAGAATTTGGAATAGCTCTTGCTGAAGCTGCTGCTATTTCGCCAAGAGGTATTCAAAATTTTGATTCAGAAGTAAATAATCTAAATACTGATTTAATAAATCTATCAAATCAATTTGGTTTTGATGTACTTGATTTAGCTGAAGCTAAATATCAAGAATTTTCTAACCAAGTAAAAGGATCAGCTGACAGTAATGCATTATTTACTTCTTCTCTAAAACTTGCTAGAATATCATCTTCTGAAGTTTCTGAGGCTGTTGGCGCATTATCTTCTGTATTAAATTCTTATGATTTAAGTGTTCAATCTTCTGACCAAGTATCTGCTGCTTTATTCAAGACAATAGAATTGGGTCGCACAAGATTAAAAGATATAGCTGATCAATTAGGTAATGTAACACCATTAGCGCGAAGTGCTGGAATTTCTTTTAATGAAGTTGGGGCTTCTTTAGCTACCATTACGAGAGCTGGTGTCTCACCTACTAGAGCATTAACACAATTACGCGCTATTATTAACCAATTACAGAAGCCAACAAAAGAATTACAAAAATTATTTACTGAAGTATTTAAAGTAGCTAATATTCAAGAGGCTATTCAAAAATTTGGTGGATTACAAGGTGTAATACAAGCTATTGCTGCACAAGCACAAGGTGATTCTTCTAGAATTGCTCAATTTTTCACAAATATTCGTGCTAGAACAGCTTTTGAAGCTTTATCTTCACAAAGTGAATTATTAGCTGAAAATATTAAGAAAATTGGTGATGCAGCTAATGAAGCAACTTCCTATTTAGATAAAGTTTTAGAAAAATTTAATGAACAAGATGCTGTTAAATTCAGAAAAGCATTAGAACAATTAAAAAATGAATTTTTAGTACTTGCTCAAAATGCTTTACCTATTATAACAAAAGGTTTAGGATTAGTTTCAGGAGCAGTTCACAATCTTTCTGGGACTTTAGTTGGTATTGGTGTTGCTTCTTTAACAGCATATGCAGCTAAAGCCACATTGGCTGGGAAAGCTTTATTTACTGTACAGGTAGGTGCTGCATCAGCTGCTGCAAGTACTTTATTATTAGCTGGTGGTATAGGTTATGCCCTTGGTGAATTAATAGGATTTTTAGATAAAAAGAGTACTTTAGCTGAGTTTAATGACGAATTTGAACGATTAGATAAAATAAAACTTGATAATATTGAAAAAATAAGTAAAGACACTACAGAAGCTTTAAAATCTTTAGATGAACTTGGTAAAAAAGGTGACGAAGCTTTTAATAAACTTCAAGAAGCAGCAAATGAAGCAAGAGAGGTTATAAGACAAGAAAATGATTCTTTTGTAAAAACAACTAGTGATATTTTAGATAATTTAGTCTCTGCTAGAACAACATATGTTAATGCAATAGATAAAAGAATTTCTGAAGCAGAAAACAGGAGAACTAAAAATCTTGATGACCAAGCTTCTATTCGCCAAAAAATAGACGACAATGAATTTAATAGAAGAACTAGACATTTAGATGATTTAACTATAGCCTTTAAACAAACTCAAAGAGCCGAAGAAGCTTTATCTAAAGCTAGACAAACTCCAGCTACACAAAAAGGATTAGAAGAAAGAGTAAAACTTCTTGAGTATTCTGAAAAATTAGCAGAAGAAGCTGTTCAAACAGCAGAGAAAAGTGGTAATCGTGCTCAACTCTATAAAGCTGAAAAAGCTTTAGATGCTGTTCTTAAAGAACAACTAAAAACAAAACAAGCACAACAAGCTTTAGATGATAAAGCAACAGCTACTGCTGCTAGTAGACAAGCTGAAGAAAAACAAAAACTTGCAGATCTTAAAGAAAATGTAAAACAACTTAAAGATAACCTTAGTCTATTTCAAGATGGTGGTTCTTTACTTCCTCAAGCTGAGCGTGATGCAGCAATAAAAAATGCTAAGGAAGCATTTGATAAAATTCAGCAATCTGCTCTAAGCAGAGAAGATTTAAGTTTTGCTGAAATAATGGGTGTTGCTGATTTAGGTGTTAAAGTCAATGAACAACTTAGACAATTAAGTTTTGACCCCACTAAAACTCAACAGAATTTAAAAGATACTGTTTCACAAGCTGCTAGTAATGTAGTAGCTCAAGTTCCTGTTGAATTTATAGTTAGCAAAGCTGAACAATTAGGTTTAGAATTTACATTTGATCCAGCACAACCTTTGGCTGGTATTAACCAAATACGTCAGGCTGCTTTAAAGGCATCCAAAGAACTTGAACAAGAACAAGGAAATATAAATACCCAACTTCAAGATGAAATAAATGCAAGAAGTAAAGTTGAAAGTTCATGGAATAAAGCACTTAGTCATGCTAGGGAAACTGGGCAAACAATTGAAAAATTTGGTATTGATACTACAAATATTACTAGAGGTATTGATCGTATAGAGCAAAAATTTGCTAAAATTATAGATCCCAATAAGAATATTATTTCTGATGAAGATCTTCAAAATGCCGCTAGATTAATTGACCAATTAAATAAAGTTGCTGATATCCCTGGATTAACTCCATGGGGAGAAACCGCTGTTCGTGGTACAATATTAGATCAATTAAAAGCATTACAAAAAGCGCAAGATGAAACTATTGGTCAAAAACCTCAATTAAGACGTATCCAAGCTGAAGAAGAATCTTATATAAATTTAATTAAATTAATAGAAGATTCACTTGAAAAACAAGGATCACTAAATGAAAAAATTGGTGGTATAAGTGAAGCATTAAATGAACCAATCAATAGGCAAGGTGAATTAACTGGTGCTATTCAGCTAAGTACTGATACAGTTAATAATAACCTTTCTCAAAGTTATGTCAATTTAGTAGGGCAAATTCAAAAAGCCATTGATAAACAAAGAGAATTAAACCAAGCACAAGCGAATGGTGGACAATCTAAAATGTTTGGTGGACCAGTACTTTATAGAAGTATTGGTGGATTTACTAGAGGAACAGATACTGTTCCTGCTATGTTGACACCTGGAGAATTTGTTGTTAATTCTAATGCTTCTAAGAAATTTGCTTCTCAATTAATTGCAATGAATGCTGGTGTTAACCCAATTTATAGAGCCGAAGGTGGAACTGTAGTAAATAATAGTGTTAATATTGGTGATATTAAAGTTATAGGCACAGCATCACCTGATGCTACTGCCAGACGTGTCTTGTCAGAACTTCGCCGTGAGTATAGACGTGGCACTTCTTCTAAATTAGGTAGATAACTCACGGCTATTGGAGAAAGATTTATGATAACAAAGGTAAATTTTCATCAAAAAGCCTCTGTTGCTAAAGGGAGAAGTGGTAAACTTGCTGGTCGTACACGTTCATTATTTACCCTACGCGGTTGGGCCAATGTCGAACATTACAGGCAAGGATTATGGATTGCCACTTATATGGGTCCTAATGGAATAACAGATGAAGGTAAAGATTCAATATTTGATATTTACTTTGATGCAGCTACACAAATCACAACATGGTATATGTTGTTAATTGACAATGCAAACTTTACAGCATTAGATGATGCTGATACATATGACAATATTGATCAAGCTGGTAATGGCTGGGATGAATTTAAATCTTATACAGATCCTGGTAATGGTGATAGTACAGTAACTAGACCAGCTTGGAGCCCAGACCCAGCTTCAGGTCAGTCTATATCAAACAGTACACAAGTTGTTTTTGATATTACTGGATCTGGAACAGTTAAGGGATTAGGTCTTGTTGGTGGTGGAGTTAATTCTGATACTAAAGGTGACCATGCATCTGATGGCACACTTTGGGCTACTGCTTTATTTGATCAAGGTGATACTGCTGTTGTGAACGGGGACCAATTAAAAATTACATACACTGTTAGTGCTTAGTATATACTGTTAATTTCTTTGCTAAGAGACCCGGAATAGTAATGTGCTATTCCGGACTCTTTTTATAATATAAACAGGTGATTGTATGTCAATTTACGACCGAACATCTACAAGTACGATTCAATTTTCACAAGTAGGAAACGATAGTGGTAAATTGACATCAATCCCTGGTATTTCCTTATCTGTATTAGGAAAATCATTAACACTAGCTTATGGTGCTTCAAGGTCAGAAGCAACTATATTTAATCTTACTGCAAGTAGTACTATTACTTTTGTACAAACAAATGAAAGAGAAAAATATAAGGATAGAACTGCTACTAGTAATATAACTTTTGCACATGTTGCCAATCGCACTGGTTCATTTTCTTATAGTGCTGAAAGTTATATTGAATTTTCTCAAAGCGCCAGAGGGCCTTTTACTAGAACTGCTAGTAATACCATTGAATTTAGCCAAAGTAATGCTAAAAATATATTAAACCTATCTGCTAATAATCAAATTAATTTTGTACAAATTGCACAAATTTCAGGTATTAGGGAATTAACAGCTAGTAATACAGTTAACTTTATTCAATCTGCTGCGCCTGGTTTACTGACTAGAACAGCATATAATGAATTCTTAATTATACAACATAGTAATAGATTTACTCAGTACACTGATGCTATACCTTTAACAGCATCAAATGATATAGAGTTTTCTCAATCTAATAACAGATATATATTAAAAGCTAGTGCAACTGCTTTAACAGCAACTAGTACTTTAACATTTGTACAAAGTGCTATATTTCCAATAGAATTAACGGCTGAAAATACTATTGTATTTACACAATCATCTTATGGTAATGCTGGTAAATCTGTAACTCAAACTATTGAATTTGAGCAATCTGTAATTTGTAATCATTGGAGAAGTTTAACAGCAAGTAATACAATTAATTTTAACCATAATTTTACTTGGTTTCAATTAAGGAATGGTGAAATAATAAGCACACAAGGTACTTGTAAAGTTACTGAATTATACTCTCCATTTTCTGGTGGTAATGGTTCACCATTAATTAGACCTATACCACCAGATATAATTGTTCACAATGATGTTGAATTTTATTATCCAGCTGGTTCTAGTTGCCTTGCTACTGAATTAATAATATTAAGAACACCTAATTTTGGTGACAGAGACAGAAGTCAATATAATAGAATAAACAGGGAATCACGTGGTGGATCTTTAAGAATATTTAGAGATCCTACTTGGCCAAAACAAAGATCCATTGTAATGGATTTTAGTGGAATCAAAGATAGTGAAGTTTATGATATATTAAACTTCTTAGAAATAACTCTCGGTCAATTAGTAAGTTTTAGAGATTGGACTGGTAGAATCTGGATTGGAATTATAACTACACCAAATAATCCTGTAATACGTAATGGTACTAATTTAAATGATTTATCACTAGAATTAGAAGTTATTAATAGTTATTTGGAATTATATGCTTGCAATACATTAATTCTTTCTCAATCTGCTGATGTAGTAAAGGTTTCACCATAATGTTTATATTACAAGCACCTTATCCTGCTATAAGTTTAACAACTTTTTTACCAAATCCACAATTAGGAGATTCTATATCACCAACTTGTTCACTAGATAAAAAATTTGCAAAAGATGGTACTAGATATATTTATGTCAAGTCTAGAGATTCTAGAAAGAAAATGGTTTGGACTTTTGTGCTTTCGCAAGCAAAATCTTTGGAACTACAAGCTTTTTTTGATATTTTTAACTCAGAACAAATTAAAATAACTGATCATTTAAATAAAATTTATATTGGTTATTTTACATCAAATCCATTTGAATTTGAGTCAATACGTAGAGCTGTAGCCTCTCCAGGAAATTATTCTCAACATCAAATTCAAGTTGAGTTTGAAGGTTTCCAGCAGAATTAGAGGAGTATATAATGGTTAGGCAAATTTCTGATAATGCACAAGAATATTTAGAGCAAAGTTTAGGAGTAGAACCAGCTATAATTATTCAAGTTCAATGGGTTGATGGCGGCTCAATATATACTTATTCTGATAAAGATTTAAATGCTAATGAAGGCAAAATTTTAGCCGTTAGTGATTTAGATAATTCTGTCGTAGTACAAGGTGTTCAAAGTGGTACTTCAGGTGATTCACAGCAAATATCTATAACAATAGATGATAGTGATGGTACAATAAAAAATATAATAAATCAAAATGATATTCATAAGCAACCATGTTGGGTTTATCAATGGTTTACAGGTTTATCACTAGATGACAAATTTTTAATATTTAAGGGGCAAATTTCTAGCCCAATGCAATGGAATGAAGGTGATAGAACAGTATCTTTTGATATTATTACAAGGATTGAAGATGCTGAAGTTGGTTTTTCAATGGAGGAGGGTGATTTTACATATGTACCAGAATATCTACAAGGTCAACCATGGCCACTTATCTTTGGTAGAGTAAAAAATTCACCAGCTTTAAAAACTAGATCCCCCAGGACAGGTATTTTAAAAACTGGATTTGGTATACATGATTATATGCTTGCTCCTAGAGCTGAGCAAGCAAGGCAAGTTTGCTGCCCAGTTATATTCATAGGGTTTAGAACTTCATGGGCTCATGCTACTAATGTATGGGGTGCTGCTCCATTAAAGATTGAAGCTCAATATAATACAGATGCTAGATGTGAATGTAAAAAAAGAGCTATTTATTGTGAAGCTGAATTAAATTTAGCTGTGCAACAACAATATGAATATGAAGAAATAGAAATAATAAATGGCTCTAAGTTTCCACAGCAGAAATTTATTACTTTAAATATTGCAGGTGCTAAAGTTAGTGGTAAATTCTATGGTGATACTTTCCGTGTTGAACGATATATACATCCAGCTTTAGAAACAGTACCTATACCTGAAATCAAAAATTTCGGTTGTGATACAGGTTATGGTACTGATAATAGTGCTAATACTGACCCATATATTCAGTCATGTGTGCTCCCACCAGAATGTAGTGGTTGGCAAATTTCTATGACTTCCTCTGCTTATTTAGTTGGTGCAAATGACACTAGTTTAGAGCAAGAAGCATGGAACTATTTATCGAGTTTTAGAGAAGTAGGATTTTTCTGGGCTGACCCAGGATCAGAAGTTACATTAATTGGTGACGATGAATATGTATATATTGTAAATTTATTACCTTCTACAGTCCATTATTTAAAAGCATGGAAAACGTTTAGTGTCAGTAACTTACGTCAATTTACAACTGTACCAAATACATATTGGTATGCTAGAAATTCTAATTTCCAGGAATATTTAGTATCTGAAGTTGTGTTAACACAATCACTATCTTCTCGCGGTGATGGATGGGAGGATGATATTTATGTAACATTAACATCAACCATAGGACCAAATATGGTTGATATAATGAAATGGTTAATTAACAAATACACTAATTTTACATGGGATGATAGTTTTGATGAAGTCAGGACAAAAATGGTAAAATATCCTATGAATTTTAGGGTTCCTGGTAGAAAAAATATATTACAATTACTACAAGAGATGTCATTCCAAAATAGATGTGCTTTAACATTAAGAAATGACCAATTTCATTTAACATATTTATCAGAAGAACCAGCAGAAGATGGTATAATAACAGAAAGTGATGTGTTAGCTAATTCATTAATAATGGATCATACTAATACAGAAGATTTAGTTACTAAACTCATAGCTGAATGGCGACCATCGCTTGACTTAGAGGATCCGTATAAAGTTATTGTTAGATATAATGTTAGAAAATACGGGACACAAGAAGAAACATTTGATTTTTATTGTTTTAACACTCAAAAATTAGTAACTAAGTCAGCTACTTTTTGGTTAATTAGAATGGCTAATACTTGGAAAAGAATTATGTGCCAAGTCCCAATAAGTAAATTAGCACTTGAATCAATAGACGGATGTTATGTAAATTTACCGGATATAGCTGATGAAATAATTAAATGTAGAGTTGAAACAGCTGTCTATAATTCAGAAGATCATGCTATTGATTTGGTACTTCAAACTCCAGTAAGAGCTGGGGAAATGACAGCCTATCCATTTCATTACCCGTCACAAATATCAATAGATACACTTCATCCAACTAATGAAGATTTACAATTTGGCAATGCTGGTGGTTCTGGACCTAATGTTGATGTTGATGCCCCAAGCGGCCATGTTTTAGGAAGCCCATTACAATTAACTCAAGGTTTTAGTTTTGGTAGTGACTCACCTTGTAGTAGTATTAGTGGTGGAGCAACTTATACTAGACCAATTGATCTACAAGGGAGATGTAGGCCAGATCATGGTGACCAGCAACCATCTGATATTGATGATACTACACCAACTGTTCCTATACATAATGATAATACAGAAGTTCCACCGCAACAGTCACCTGTTAATGAATATAGTCAAACAAAATTAAATGCTGACGCAAATAACATTCAACAAGAAGGTACTAATAGTGCTTTACAAAATCAACTAACTGGTGTTGGTAATACTGGTACTGGTTCCACTCAAGGAGCAGGTACTGGTGATGGGGCTGGTAGCCTTAATGATACTGGTGGAACAGAAACTGATGATGGTGATAAGCAGAAAGAATATGCCGATGAATTACCAGATGATGAAGAATTACGTAAACAAAATAAATGTTTTTGGTCATTAACAATTTATTCAATAACAGTAACAACTGTCCGTATAGCTAATGGTGAATGGTGTGATGATAGAAAACCATTACCACCATATTTATGTAATAGGCCAAATGGTTGGTGTTATTGTAGTGAACCAGAGAAATATGGCTGTTGGGTAGGTAACCAAGTAGCCGAGCCTACTGAGACATTACATTTTGATTCAGCTTCTGCTCGTGATGCTGCTGCACAAGCTTTACAATCTTTGATAGATAGTAAAACTACTGTAGGGGCTAATCATCCTGTTTATTATACAAAATTTGACTACATACAACCTGGTTGTGAAATGCCAGAACCCGGACAAGAAGGTGGCATGATTGGCCATCAGTATGAAGCTGGAAATGATGGTTCGTGGTCTGTATTTCAATTAGCAGCTGGTGATGCATGTGATTTACCAACATAAGGAGTTAAATTATGGCATGTGGAGGATGTGGTAGTCCGTCTAAAATTCCAGTTAAAACTGTAATAAAAACTAATATGCCTACATTACATGGGGATGGATCTATTGAATTTTTAGAGGGGCAAACTATTTTAAAGATTCAAGGATATGAACCAGATCAAGATAATGAAAGAATTCTTAAACCAAATGGTGTAGGATGTTCATATAGGCTTACTGGAATAATGCTTGATCGTGATGGTACTTATAAACCTATGCATATATGCAAAAATGGTGAATGTAATTATAGAGGTGACCAAGTATCTTTCGATATTTGTAAAGAATGTAAATATAGAGAATAAAGTTTTATTTTATCTAAATGAGCTATATATCATTTTGGAATATAATTTAGCTGTAACTATTGCATCATTTAAAGAATTATGGTGTTGTTGGTGATCTATACCAAAAATTCTACACATAGCTTTTAATCCAATATTTGGAAATGGAATTTTTGCACCTATTAAAGCAGCTCTATCATTAAAACTATTAGCTAAGAGCATAGTATCACGTGGATATGGAGTAAAAATAGAATCCATAAATTCAGGTCCCATCCACGGTAAAAGAAAACTCCGTTCAAAAGCCCAATTATGGGCTAATGGTGTAAGCCGTTTATTGAAACTAATTGGTAAATTTTTAAACCAATCTATTAAATATTCTAATACTTTGCTGGAAGATGGCGCATTAAGTTGTAAATCAAAAATATCAATACCATGTATTCTTGTAGCTTCATTTTCTGCGCGTTCTGGGTATTCTGGTTTTATATAAAAATTAAATGGTGATACATTAGCAATAGTTAAATCCATATTCATAGGAACTATTGCAATTTGAATAATTTCATGATAGCCACCTACTCTGCCAGTAGTTTCAACATCTATTGATGCTAATGGGTTACCATATAAATTAGATAAAGATTTTAATTCATTCATAATCATTTTGATCATTCTCACTATCAGCTATTGTATATTGTTTTGGGTTACATTCTCCATATAACTTTTTTAAGTGCTCAATTAGTGGTTTTTGGTCTTCCATAAGTTTATCTATTGGGATAGAAGGAGGTCTATCATCTTCCAATTTTCCACACAAATCTGCATCTAATATAATACCAATACATGCAATGGCATTTGCTAAATGCTTAACTTTTGTTAATGGATCACATTCTTGACCATTAAACCATTTACTTAAATGACGCTTAGCAGCAGATACATAAGTTGATGCACGTACACCTTTTATACGCCAATTATACCTACCATATTTAAGAGCACCTTCTAAATATGCCATAGCTACTTCAACATCTATTGTATCAGGTACTAATGCTAATGGACACTTAGTATCACCACTTGCTTCTTTTGGATTTGATTCTTTTAATTCTATTTCACTCATTTTCTTCTCTTTCTAATCTTTGTTTTTTCCGTATCCAAGATGCTGAATGCTCTTGATTTGGATCAAACGATAAATTTCCTATACACGATATATTATTTAAAGCTCTCCCAAATACATAAGGAAAAAAATCTCTTATTCTAAACTCATTACATACTTTATGATATGTCCATATAAATGCTTGATCTCTGGACATCCATTCACACATTTTTGTATAAAAATCTGAGAATTTTACTATAGCCCCTGGAATATAATAACATTTTGAAAATAAAAATTTATCAACTAAACTTTCAACTTCTCTTTCAGCTTCTATTTTGCTCTCAGTAGCTATTACTGGTAACCGTAATCTTCCTGGTGGGGGTGGTAATTTTATATCTAATAAAGTTCTTAAAAATGCTGGTGATTCAAGTTTTAATTTTTCCATTAGTAAATCCTTAGGAATTTCTGGTCCGTCTGGCATAGGAACTAAAAAGATAGTAATACGAGTGTCACCTGGAAAAATTGGTACATAACTTCTACAATTAGCACATTGGATCCAATGTGTAGTATTTTTTACCATATAAGGTTGTAATCTTTTTGGGTGTATTAAAATGTACTCACCTGTTACAAAAGCTTTCATCCTATTATATGCCATACTACCTGTAGTAGAAAGATTTGTTTCTTCAACTATACATAAAACAGCACCAGCTAATTCACCATTGAATCCATTAGCATTTCTAAGTGCTTCATCTGCTATTTGGACACCACGGGTCACCAAAAGACTAACAGCTTCATGGAAAGTTGATTTACCACTATTTTGAGGACCATAGAAAAATAAATATGGTAATTTACAATAAGGATCCCTAAAAACAAATGCAAGCCAATAAGCTAAATAATCAGCACCGTTCATAATACCATTTTCTCTACACCACATATTTGTACTTATTGCATTATCTAAATCTTGTCCACAATGTTCTAGTATAGAATCCCAGTTAGGGTGTGGTGAACCAGATTCACCTGGCATTATATTAAAATGTGGTGCGCATCTATTCCAAAGTCTATGACCTAAATATTCTGGTTGAAAAGGTACATTGACAACTTTCCAATTTCTTATAATTAATCGTCCTAATAAATCTTCGCCTTCTCCAGGTGACCAAATTCTTAAAGCAGAACGTACATTGTCTTTTGTTTGAACTATCCAATCTCCATCTTCATTTAATAACATCCATTGAGAAAATTCATTATTTGTGTCTACAACTGCACGAACCCTGTTATCTATATCTAAATTTTCTTCATTTTTTATAGGATTAGTTGATGCATTTCTTAGCAATTTAATAAATTTTCTGCCTTTATCAATCCAACCTTTTGGAGTTTTTTCATCTGGATTTTTATCCATTTCTACTACGAGTTGATTGTTTTTATTAGATCTAAGTAAAATATTTCTAGGAGTTTCCCCAAAAATATCAACCCAAGAATCCTCTAATGGTAATCTATCACCTAATGATGCAGTTACTTTTTTTACATTTTCGATATCAGTAAATATCCAGCCTTTACCATCAGGATCTTCAGAACCATCAAAAAACGCAGCTGCTTGATAAAGCGTAGAAGATTTGTTAAAATATGTCCATGTCCAATCTAAACCATCTTGAATCCATGTCTCATGTTCTTTAGTACCTTTACCAAAACGTACTATTTTCATTCCACCGTTTTGCATAGGAAAAACAAATGAATTTGGTTTACCTTTATTTTCACCCTTAGACAAAGTTTTATAAATACCTAAATATTCTTCTGGATATTTTTCATGTAACTCTTCAAATGCCTTAGAATGTGTTTGCCAACAGTGATGGTCTGGGATCCAAACTATTGAGTAACCTAAATCTGCAATATTTTCTTCAATTTGTTTATGTACTTCATCTATAATAATTTTTGTTCTAGATGATGCTTGATTTTCAAATGCTACATAATCTTTATCATTTATACCATGTACTCTAATTTTAGTAGTTTTTCCATGTATGACTTCTAGATTATCTCTCCAATTGTTAGGTAATTCAGGGCAATAATCATCATGGTTTTTTATTAATTCTAAACCGCGATTTTCTAAATTTATTTTCCTATGCCATATCCACATGTTACCACCAAGAACATCCATATTACCTCTAAAATCAAAACCAGTTTCTTTTTCCATAAGACCCAAAACACATCTTGCTAAAGCTTGATGAACTGTATGATTTTCTGTTTCAGGTAATTTTTTAGGATTAAAATAAACATAAAAATGTAATCCACCACCACCAGTTGATTTTCTAACTTGGACCCAAGGTATAGAACAAGCACGTTCTTTTACTTCAGCCATAATTTCATTGTTAATCCCTACACCTACAGCATGACCAGTTATCGCATCAACATCAAAAGCTACCCATTCTGATTGGCGTTTACCCCAATTCCAACCAGTCATTCCAACACATTCAACATGTTCACCTAATGGGTATTTCATTGGTATGTCGGTATACGTTGGATTAGACATAGAGTTTCTTGGTATCCTTATATGAAAAAATTGATATGATCCATATTTTTGGATTAAATGTTCGCCATCATCTGTATCAGAATCTGGTGTCCATGTATTTCTAACAATAGAACCATCCTTCCAAACGGGTTTACCCCTAATTGGATCCACCATTATTTGTACTTCCATGTCTATAGAGTACCTATTAGTAATATCTATAGCATAGTTATATGGTATACTTTTAAGAAACGATGACAATGCTTGGCTGACAGTGGATTGAATCATAAATATGCTCCTTTTTAAAACTACAAAATGCCTTTTACAAGTATAGCATATTTTAAAAAGGTGTCAAATAATAAAATTTTTTGAGTTTGATGCTGGTGGGGGCAACATTTGCTGTATATATTTTAAAAATTGATCATTTGTATATATTGAGGCACGGGGACCAACTTTAAATCTCAAACCTCACATGTGATAAAATAACAGGCAAAAATGCCTCAAAAATTCGAGGAAAATTAATTTTGAGGTTATTTTGACGTTTGAATAAGAACCGATTATAATGACTGAGCAAAATATAATTGCAAATATTAAGACAGATTTATTGATTCCACCAACTATAGTGCTTAGGAATGTATATGAAAGTTCTATTGAATTTTATGAATTAATGGATTCTGTCAGAGAATATGGTATTTTAAATAGTATTCTTGTTAGGAAACATCCTAATAAAAATGGTTATTATGAAATAATAGATGGAATGTGGCGATTTTCTGTGTGCAAAATACTTGACATAGGGGAAATACCTTGTATAATTAAAGTAGGTGTAGAAGACGAAGATATACTTGTTCTACAAATTCAGGCTAATGCTATAAGCTATGAAACAAAGCCTATAGAATTTGCAGAGCAAATGCAAAAAATGATTCTTTTACGTGAAGAAGCTGGAATACCTACTACTCTGACAGATTTAGGTAAAATAATAAAGAAGAGTCCAAAGTGGGTTTCTGATAGATTGCAATTACTTAAACTTTGTTATGAAGCAAAGTTCAAGATTCGCCAAGGTTCTTTACCACTAAGTAAAGCTGTAATTTTATCTAGGCTCAAAAACCATGATGAACAAAGAAAGTTTTTAAGATTAGCTAAAAAATATACAAGACGTGAGTTTGAATTAATCGTAGGGAAAAGAGTAAATGAAATTTTAACAGAAGCTGGTGAGTTAAGGGCAAATAATAGATACACAATAAGACCTATTATTCAAACAATGGATTCTTTATTAATTGAGTTAGATAGGTTATCTAATGTATCACAAATAATAGTCCAAGAAAATGCTGAAACCCCATTAGATGGGGCAAAATGTGCTTTAAAATGGGCATTAAATTTACATGATGAAAGTATAAATAAAAAAGTAAGAGAAGTAAGACGATTATTGAGTGATAAAGAAAGGTTTGAAATTTTAGGTAAATATCGTTCACAAGAATTGGAAGAATTAAGACAGTTAAGATTAAACAGAAATATAAAGATAAAGAAGATAAAGTGAGAAGATTATGAGTAATGAAATTATGTTATTGGATAATTTATTTTCAAATGGCGCATTGGCTGAACTTGGTGTACAAGCTTTAGTAGCTAGCGCTGATTTATCACGAGCCATTACTTTTTTACAACGTATCCAGTTATATAGTGGTGGTAAAGCAGTTAAAAAGAGGTTAGTTGAAGAGGGTCATTTTGGTGTACCTGTTTCTAAAGAAGAAGTTATTGATTTGGGTTTGTCCATTGATGTATTAGTTTTGTGGCGTAAGGCAAAAGCATTAGATATGTCAGATCTAGACAATGTAATAGAATCAAATGATGTTAATTCTGATTTATTTAAGCGAATCAAAGCTTTATCTTCTACTAAAGATAGTGGATGTGCTTATGGTCCATCTTATTTAGTATATGAGCGCAGTACTAGTAATTATTATGAATTTTTTGCTGGTAATGCTAGCGGACTTGTGGAATCTGCAAAAATTAATACTTATATGCCGGTATCACAAGATATGATTGAAAAAGGTTTGACAAATGAAACAGAACCACGTGGGCCAAAACCAATGACGTTGCGTAGCCAGTTAGTGGAAAAGGGTCCATATATGTGGTTTGCACCAAAAGCTTCAGATTGTTTGACACCATTTAATAAGATGCCTTCTCCAGAAGAATTCCAAGAAAAATTGGCATTATTTTTGAAGAAACCTGAAGTTGTAGAAAAAGTAGAAGAAAAAGAAACTTCTACACGTGTTCGTTAATTACATAATTAAAAATATAGTACTGGTTTACCAGTACTATATTTATAGGTTTTATTATGATTGTTTATATAAAATGGCCTAAACCTACGACTTATGATGCTGCTGTAGTTTCTCAAACTTGGTATTATAATTATAATGAAATACCAGTAGATCCACAAATTTTGTCAGATAAATTAAATAAGTTTTTTAATGTGGAATATTTTCGACAGGGTAAACCACGTGAAGTAGGAGAAATGGCTGTTGCAATTTTTTGGCCAAAATGGAGAAAAGATCGTAAGCCTGTGAAAATGGCTTTGCAGAAAGGTATAGAGATTAAAATTTAGTGAGGGTTTTAAGATGGCGACAATTTTAGGTGATGCAATTTCTCGCGCCGTTACTTTTGATATTAGTGGGGAAGATGTTAACCCCATTTATAAAAAGTTAAAGCGAGAACTTGGTAGAAAGTGTAATGTTGGGTATCCTAACACTACCTTAGCTCCAGTTGATGAAGTTCAAACAGCTTCGGCAGGAGATAGGACTGGTGGAACAATGGATTTGACTATTGAATTAGCTGATGGACAGACATTTGATGTGGAAACATTAGCTTATAATGCTACTGCTACTGTTACTCAAGCTGCTGTTGATGCTGCTGCTATTGCTGCTGGTATTACTGGTTACATAGCTGGTGATATTGTAGTGACTGGTGGTCCATTTGGTAGTGGTGGTTCAAATACCATTTTTACATTTAGTGGGGATTCAGTACGTGGCGATGTGGCATTGACTACTGTTGATGGTGGTAGTTTAACTGGTGGTTCAACAGATCCAGCTTTTGCAGAAACAATAGCGGGTGTGGTTCCACGATTTTGGTTTGCTGCTTTGCTTGCTCTTGGTGTACTTAAGGCTGGTGGTTCAGATCCTGCCTTTGGTGTAGCACCAGCTGGGCAATATGAAGTGAATACTTGTAATGATGTGGAGAATTACCCAAGTCGAGAAACAATTATTCAGCTTCTTAAAGAGGCAGATGCACAAGAGGGTCAAGACTGGACTACTGAGATTCTTGGTTTGATAGCTGCTGCTTAAGCAAATTGTTCATGTATGTTCTTCTGTTTGTGTTATACCATGATATGATTAATATTATGGTATAACTGTGCCCGTGTAGCTCAATTGGCAGAGCAATCGGTTTGTAACCGATTGGTTGTGGGTTCAAGTCCTACCACTGGCTTTACAGGCGGGCAAAAACACAATAAATAATTGACACTTACGTCCGAATTATTGGTATTGTATAGTCATCGCTTGACCAACAAACATTATAGTAAGACCTAAGGATATATGTATAATAAAGTATTGGTTTGTCTCTCGCCTTTTGTAGCAGAGTGGATTGGTATCCCATTCGGTCTCATAAGCCGAATTTACAGGTTCAATTCCTGTCTCTGCCATTATTTACAATAGGAGATATAAAATATGACATTAGCATTAACACCATATGAAATTTGGGTAACTACTGATGATGGTAAAGAATATGTGCTTGTTAGTTTTATTAGTGATTTAGGTTTATCTGATGAAGAAGCAAAAACAGTAGCAGCACAAAAAATAGATGATGTTGCTACAAAATTAGAAACTCCTAGCCCAGATACTTTAATTGTAAAACGAGGTATTATTTCATCACCAGCATTTAATATAAGATTAGCAAGAAAAGAAGAATCACTAGAAAGCTAGATGTAGTTCAGTTTGGTAGAACACGTGTCCTGGGCACACGGGGTCGTAGGTTCGAGTCCTACCATCTAGACTAAGATAATCATATGATAGATGAAACATGGCTTTATAAAAATCAAGATGCATTGAATCTTGTTATAGAAGGTTTACAACAAGCACTTAATGGAGAATTTGTTGAATTGCCTAATATTTTGGAGGATTTGATTTGGCTTGATAGTCTTGATGATATTGAAATTTTAACTAAATAGTTTAGGTGACTCGCTGGGTGCGGGCAGTGCATATATTGTGTATGGAACAAAGAAATCAAGTTCAATTCTTGTACCTAGACTTTTAAGGTGAACAGATGGGAAAATTAGCTATAAAAAATAATATTGTTAAAGAGACAGTAAAATGGGCTAAAAAATATTTTCCTGGTTTAACTATTAGGTTTAGGACTAAACCTAAAATTATTTATAAAGGTGAGGAATGCGATGCATTATTTGATCCAAGACCAGACGGTACATATATACTTTGGTTGTCTAGAAGGGTTGATGCAAATAGATTAGTGGATTCGATTTTACATGAATTAGGACATATACTTGATAACCATAGAAATGGACCATTTGAAGAAGGTGATCATGATGGACAACACTCAGATACGTGGGGTATAGAACATTCACGTATTTATACGGATTATTGGCGGTGGCGTAATGATACATGCTGAAATGATTTCTATAAGTACTTTGAATGATTCTTTCCACTCCTTTTGTGAACAGTTAATAGGTATAAATACAGCTGCAACACTCCAAAATTGTAAGAGACCAAAAAGCAAATATGCTTATTTATTAGCTTATTTTAAACTATTTAATGACTGCGGTAATACCTCAAAGATCGACGAATTAAGTAATTTATTTGGGATGATGCATTTTGGAATGTTATGCGCTGGTCCAGAATTTGATATAATAGATGTGATGGGTTTTCCACATAATTTACGTTGCCTACAAAGTAAAGAGAATCGTGGTATACTATCCGTAATTTTTACAGGTGATGGAGAACAATGGTCATTGGCATTAAAACATTCTACTGATTATAATAATTCTGTAAAAGAGTGGGGAAAAGTATGCTATTCTCAATTTGCAAAATATGACCTTGATAATTTTATTCATGATACTGTTTTTGGGAATGTGAAATTTTTAAAATGAGGATTGAATTATCTAGAAATAAATTTGTTATTGTTTCTGAAGAAGATTTTGAATATCTTAGTCAATTTAATTGGTGTTATAAAGATTATGCTCGTAGAAATATTCTTATGCATAGAGGAATAGCAGAAAGAATGGGATTAGATTTATCAAACGAAATTGATCATATAAATGGTGATAAACTAGATAATAGAAGAGAAAATTTAAGGTCTGCTACTCGTTCTCAAAATATGATGAATAGTGGAAAACCTAAAAATAATACTAGTGGTCATAAAGGTGTTAGTTGGCATCGTAATAAATGGGAGGCACGAATTATAATAAATGGTAAAAAGAAACATTTAGGTTGTTTTGAAGATAAAGAAGAAGCAGCTAAAGCTTACAAAGAAGCTGCTGAAAAATATTTTGGAGAATTTGCTACAAATAATGTAATTTTACTACTTGGAAAGAAAATTTTACTACCTAAAAATAAATTTGCTATTGTTTCTGAAGAAGACTATGATCTTAGTCAATTTAGTTGGTGTTATAATCGTTATGCTTATAGAACCATTCTTATGCATAGAGAAATAGCAGAACGGATGGGATTAGATTTATCTAATGATATTGACCACATAAATGGTGATAAATTAGACAATAGAAGAGAAAATTTAAGATCTGCTACTCGTTCACAAAATAAAATGAATAGAGGAAAACAGAAAAATAATACTAGTGGTCATAAAGGTGTTAGTTGGCATCGTAATAAATGGCAAGTGAAAATTCAAGTAAACAGTAAACAAAAACATTTAGGTCTTTTTGATGACATAGAAGAAGCAGCTAAAACTTACAAAAAAGCAGCTGAGAAATATCATAGTAATTTTGCAAAGGTTTAATTAATGTGTGAAGTTATAAAGACTAAGTTTATTCATGAAACGAAAAAAGGTACATATAAGTTTCCAGTAGAATACAAGATAGATGGGTCGAGAATTGAATTCCTTAAACTTCCATTTGCTCTTAAAGATGAGATTAAGTCAATGCAGGGTTCGCATTGGTGCGGAAATGATATTAGTCACCCTAGAAAAATTTGGACAATAGCCAACACTCATAGAAATTTATTTCAAATTGATTATTTGAGTGGTGGAAATCCATATGAATGGTTTGATAGACCAATTATAACACATGATTATCCGAAATTCGGTAGTGCCGATTTCGGATATTTTGATTTAATGGCACACCAAAAATTAATGTCAGATATTGCATTAACTTATCATTACCAAATTTGGGCTGCTGGTTTAGGGGTCGGTAAAACTTTATCAGCTATTGCAGTAATGAAATTATCTGGTGTTAAACCTTGGTGGTGGATTGGACCTAAATCTTCATTATACGGAATACGAAAAGAATTTATAAAATGGGGATTGGATGAAAATATTTGCCCAGTAATGCTTTCGTATGATGGTTTAAAGAAGAAAATGAGGGAGTGGAAATCTGGTGACCCGGCACCACAGGGGGTTATTTTTGATGAAACTCAAAATATAAAAACGCCAACTACTCAGAGGGCTCAATGCGCTCAACAATTAGCTAATACTATACGTGATGAATATGGAAAGAATGGATACGTAATTCTTATGACAGGAACACCTTCACCAAAGGCACCAAGAGATTGGTGGTCTCAATGTGAAGTTACTTGGCCTGGGTTTGTGAAAGAAGGTTCTATAGAAGCATTTGAAAAAAGATTAGGCTTTTTTAGACTTGAAGATAATTTATCTGGTCAAATATATCCTGTTAGAGTAGCTTGGAAGAATGATGAAAAACGTTGTGCTGAGTGTGGTCATTATTTGGAATTTGGCCACCATATTTTAAATGATGGAGAAATTATTTGTGAAGATGTTAATTTTGATATACACACATATAAACAATCAACTAATGAAGTAGCTCTTTTATATCAAAGATTAAAAGGATTAGTAACTGTAGTCCATAAAGAAGATTGTTTAGATCTCCCAGATAAAGTATATAAAGAGATTATTTGTGAACCAAAACCAGCTATATTACGTGTAGCTGGAGCTTTAGTTAGAACAGCTCAGAATGTGATAATTGGTTTAACTCAATTACGAGAATTGTCTGATGGATTTCAGTACCGTGAGATAGAAGATGGTTTTGAAGATTGTAATGCTTGTACAGATGGTACTGAGTTACAGTATTTTCATCCAAATGATCCTGATGCTACTATAAGAGATATTGACTTGCTTTCATCTGATTTTGTATCAGAATTACAACAGAGAACAATTTCATGTACTGTTTGTAATGGTTCAAGAAAAATAGTAAAATATAAAAGAATAACGCGCGAAGTTGCTTGTCCAAAAATTGATGCGATAGTAGATTTACTCAACCAAGTTAGTGATGATGGAAGAATTGTGATTTTTGCTGGTTTTACTGGGTCTATTGATAGGTTAATAAAAACAGCGCAAAAAGAAGGATGGGATACAATGCGTGTTGATGGTAGAGGTTGGCGTATTGAAAAATTAATTAGGGCACAAAATGAAGATGGTTCATTAAAGACAGAAGTTATAAAATTACCAAACCCACTTGATTATTGGACTGATCCAAATAATAACAAAGTAGCATTTATAGCACATCCAAAATCTGGTGGTGTTTCATTAACACTATGCCCACAAGGTAAGATACCTGGTTCTACTGTAGCTGTTTTTTATAGTAATGATTTTGACCCAGCTAGCAGAACACAAGCAGAAGATAGAATACATAGAACTGGTATGACAGGTGGTGCTACTATTGTTGATCTTTTTCATTTACCAACTGACAGAAGAGTATTGAATGTTTTGAAAGATAACAGAAAGGTTGAATTAATGACTTTAGGGAATTTTAGTGAGGATTATAATGTCTGAATTTATTTCATATAGAAAAATTAATTCAATAGCTAAACATCCTAATGCTGATAATTTAGCTATACTCCAAGTAGGTAAGTTTACTGTTATCCATAATTTAGAAGAAGCCAATAAATTAAAAGTTGGCCAAATAGTAGCACATTTTCCGACTGATATTTGTATTGATCCAGAAAAAGCTGTTGAATTAGGTGTAGATAAATATCTTAGGGATGCTCAGTATAAAAATGGTGAAAAAGCTAAATGTAGGATTGTTGCAGCTAGATTGAGAGGCATTCCTTCATATGGTTTTATCAGCTTAGATAGATCTATTTGGGAACAGGATCTAGATACTCATTATGGTGTATATAAATATGAGCCACCTATACCGTTGAACCTTGCTGGCGATATAGAAAGAACAGAGCACTCAGAATTCCCAAGATACACAAAGATAAAGAGGATTCAACTTTACCCTAATGCTTGGAAAGATGGGACTCAAGTAAGAATTACTGAAAAGATTCATGGTACAAATATTAGGCTTGGTGTAGTGAGGGACACACATGATGGTGATTGGAGATTTATGGTTGGTTCTCACTATATGATCCTGAAGGAATTTAATTCTAAAGGTATTCGTAATAAATATTGGAATATGCTTTCTGAAAACGTAATGGAGTTACTTAATGATGCTTGTAATGAAGAAGTGCCAGTTGTTATTTATGGGGAAATGTTTGGTAGGGGAATTCAAGATTTAGATTATGGTTATGAAAATCCGGAATTACGTATTTATGATATTAAGGTTGATGGGGTATATATTGATTGGGATGAAGTTAAACAATATTGTGAAAAATATGAAATAAGAACTGTTCCTGAATTATTTATTGGTAGTTTCTCATGGTGTTCTGTGAATCATTTTACAGATGGTGGTAGTGTGGTAAATCATCCTTCTCGTTTCAAATCTGTTTTTAAAGGAAGGGAAGGTATTGTTATTACCCCATTAAAAGAAACATATTCACCAATTTTAAATGATAGGCTTATTGCAAAATCTATTAGTGTGGACTATGAATCTAGACACGGTGGTACAGAATTTCATTGAGGTAAAGTATGAATAAAGAAGAACAAGATTATATTTTGTGCATTGTTGCTGTTGAGGGCAAGGAGCATAAAACTTTTTATTTAGGTATACGAGGAAGGGATTTAGCTAGAAAAATGCAGGATAGAATCGCTCACGTAGGTTTTTTATCTGAAGATAAAACTAGGTATTTCCCTGATCAGATAGAATCTTTGACATTGAAGGTAAAAGATGATGAGAAAATTAAATGTTTGCAAAGTAGCAAACATCAAGAAATTAATAGTAGAGGGTAATTTAACACAAGAACAAATAGCTAAGAAATACGGAGTAAGTAGATCAACAATAAGTGATATTGATTCTGGTAGACTTTGGTCAGATGTAAAATGGCCAGAAGAGCATAAACCTAAATTATCTGGACCACAAAAAAGAATCCCAAAATATGACCCCACAAATGAAAGAATTCTTGAACTAGAATCAGAAATAGAGGCTTTAAGGGAAGAAAAAAGACATACTGCTAAAAAATATCAAGCTACAAAAAAGGATGCATCTATTTTTAAAGCTGTTGTCGAAGAAATGGGGAATCGCATAAAGCCAATAAAATCATTTAAATCAAAGAGACCAACTGGTATAAAAAAGACTGGTTTGATCCAAGAAACATTAGTTATGCATTTATCTGACGGACACCATGACCAAACAGTTAAAAGTGAAGAATGTGGTGGATTAGAAAAACATGATTTTCCAACTTCTATTAGGCGTGCTGAAAGATATGTAGATCGTGTATTACGTTATACGCAAGGAATTGTAGGTAATACTTACAAATTTTCTACTTTATGGATATTAGCTTATGGTGATCATACTAGTGGTGAAATACATGGTGCTGTTAATAGATCTTATTTTCGTAACCAATTTAAAAATTCATTTGGTATAGGTCAATTACATGGATGTATGATTGCTGAATTATCTAGCTTTTTTGATTCTGTCAATGTGATTTATGTGCCTGGGAATCATGGACGAAGATCACAAAAGAAAGATTACCATGGCGCACATGATAATTGGGATTATGTAGTTGGAAGAGTCGCACAAGAACATTGTAGAGAATTAGATAATGTTTCTTTTCAAATACCTGATTGTTATTGTGCTAATATAGATATAGATGGTGTTGGATTCCAAATTTTTCATGGTGATGATATCCGTAATAATTCTTTAGGAATCCCATGGTATGGTCTGGAAAGACGGACTAGACGTATATCATCATTACATCAAGCTACTGGTCTGCCAAGAATTCGTTACCAAGTTTGTGGTCATTTTCATAAACCTGCTATGATTGGTGATTTGGACGGTGAACTTGTAATAAATGGACCTTGGGTTGCTTCTGATGCATATGTTTATAATAGATATAATAGTTATACTGAACCAACACAATGGTTTCATGGTGTAAATTTTGAGCATGGAATTACGTGGAGAATAAATGCACATATTAGGAATTTTAAATCTTTCTTAGAAAAACCAACTCGGTATTTTATTCCAGGATTGGAGGATATTTAATGGCCTATTTTATACAAGGTAAAGATTATCCTGTAGTTTATTGTTGTAATTATAGAGTTGGTAGTACAGCAGTTGGTACAACTATTTTAGAAATGGGTGGTAATAAAATAGGTGAACATCATGACCCACCAGTATTAACTCAATGGGATACTTTAATTGTAGAATCTGTCAGGCATCATTGTGATGTATTAGTATCATGGTGGTATTGGCGGTGTTCATCTACACCATTTGAAGAATTTATTAAAAATGTTCTTGATGGCAAGCATTCATTTTTAAAACCAGTTACATTATACAGTAAATTTAATTCAAATTATATTCTTAGATATGAATCTTTAGAAAATGAATGGGCTACTTTATGTAATACCGCTGGCTTAGAATTTAGACCATTAATTAGAAGTAAATCTAAACGCCCAAAAGGAATTAAATGGCAATCACTTTATACACCTAAAATAAAATCAATGATTGTTGATTCTTATAAAGACGAAATGGAGAAATTAGGTTATGGCATTAATTAACGTACAACAAAAATGGATTTATTTATTTGAGCCTCATACAGCAAGTAGAGCAACTGATAAATTACTAAGGGAAGAAGGTGGCGCTTCAACACTTGGTCATCATCATATTGATGTTGATGAATTAACTAATTGGAGGCGAGAACATATATCTACAAAAGATATAAAAGAATACCAAATAATTTGTACAATTAGGAATCCATTTGATGTATTGATAACAAAATGGCGTGTAAGTCCTGGTAGAAATGGACCATTTGAAAAATGGGCATGGGATAATAGAGACCATGTATTAGTTGCAACACCACTTAGAGGATTATGGAAATCTGCTGAAATTTGGTGTTATTATGAAGATTTAGAAGAGGATTTAAGATGGGTATTTGGTAGGCGTACGAATGACCCTAAAAATGATGATTTTAGATTACCATATAATCAAGCACATAAGACACAAGGTAAAAATCCATGGACTACTTATTTTAAATCTGATGATAGTAAAAGAATAATGGAATATTTAATGAATAGACAATATGGTGGATTTATGAAAAGATTTGGTTATAACATTGATATTGAAGAAGATGGTCGTATGATATGTAATATTGATAAGAGAATTAGGGCTAAATTAACGCAACAAATAAAAGTTGTGCAAGGTTTTTGACAAATATAGTAGACAAAATATTAAATATATGGTATAATATAGTATGGAGTTAGCTGATTCAAAATATGATACATTTGACATATTAGTTTCTGAAATTTGGATAGATCCAGAATTTAATTGTAGAAAAAATGTTTCTGACGAATCTGTTGAAGATTTAACAGAATCAATTAGAAATGATGGTTTGCATATTCCAATTATGGTTCAGTTAGCTGAAGAATGTCAAGGGGTACCAGAAGGTTTTAAGTATAAACTTATTTGTGGCGAAAGAAGGACAATAGCTTTTAAGATACTTGGTCTTAAAACTATTCCGGCAATATTAAAAATAGGTTTATCTCCTGAACAAATGGTTAGGTTAAATTTTGATGAAAATTTAAGAAGAAAGGATCTTAATATATGGGAAGAAGCTTTAGCTATAGATAAAATATTCCCTGTTTATAGAACAATAGAATCTATAGCTAAGGAATTAAATAAACCTAAAATATGGGTTAAAGTTAGACGTGATTTAATTTTGATGCCCGATTTTGTTAAGAAAAATGCGGCACTAAGAAAATTTACTGACAAAGATTTATTGTTAATAGAAAAATCAGATGATCCAGAAGCTATTGCACGGAAATTAATAGGTGCAGCAAAAACTAAGAGAAAAACAATTTTTTTAAAAGGTGATAAAGGAATAATAAGACAAAAATCAGAAGTTAGGAAATTAATAACTAAATTGTTACACGAGGGGTTTAACCCTAATTTTTTAAGATTGGTAAGTTGGACTATTGGGGATGTTAGTGAAGCTGGTTTAATAAAAAGCCTACGTTGGTTAAGAGAAAGAAAAAATTGGCTTAGATGAGTACAAGAAATAGGGAAATTGAAGCTTTAAAAGAAAGCCAGAAAAAATTAGGTGGTATAACTCCTAGTAAATTATCACATGATACAATTGTTTGGGTTGATACAGATACATTTATTTATAAGATAACTGTAAACAAAACAGATAAGATTACATATGTAATAGATTCTGGTTCTCGTGTTCTCCCAAAAAAACCTTGTGTAGATATAAATAGTTATTGTCCTTTATTAAAATATGATATAAAAGATTGGATAGGTAAAGGTTTAAGATTAGTAATGATTTTTTCAGATGCATCAGTAATTACTACAGGTATAATAATTGGTGCAATGATTATTGTTAAAGGGTGTAAATATGAGTTGTGGAAAGAAGATTGAACGTAGGAATTTTTTGAAATCTTCTACTACTTTACTAGCTCTTGGTTTTACAGGAAGTTTAATAAGAGGAAGTAATGCTGAAGAATTAAAAGCTACCGATTCAATAGATTTCGATTCAATAGATGATTTTTTGCTAGACGAAGAATGTGACCATATTTTCCAAAGACAAAGTAAAATTTTTTCAATTAACTTAAGAACTTCATTAGTTAATAATGATAGAAAATTTGTTTATGAGCCTAAGTTAACACATTTTAAAGAAAAAATTATTGAGCCAGAAGAAATAGTATTAGAGTGGGATATATTTGAAAGTCTTGATTTAATTGGAATTTTGGTTACAGGAAATTCATTTGAACATAGGATTTGTAAATTTTTACCATTTGATCATTTACCTTGTTATGTATGCAATGGTGACCTAATAAAAGTGAAATATAAGATTTGTAATGAAAGTGTTTATAAATGGGAAAGAAATTAATTTTTATTGATAGTGAAACTTGTGGACTTCATAGCATGATGGTTTTGCTTCAGTTTGCTGTTGGTAAAGACGGTGAAATTCAACTATGGGAAATTTGGAAAAAACCATTCAAAGAAACAATAGAAGTTCTTGAATGGATTGCTGATAATATTGTAGTTGGGTTTAATCTTTCTTTCGACTGGTTTCATATACAAAAGATTCATGCTATTTGGTCAGAAATGATTCGCCTTGGCTATGGTGATACAATACCAGAAGAACATATAGATCTTATTTCAGCTATTGAGCGCACATGTACTGATTGCCTATGTCTTAAGCCTTACAGTGCTCTGGATTTAATGCTTCATAGTCGTAAGGGGCCATATCAATCTCTTATGGCCCGAAGCGATATCAGAATCAAGCGTATTCCATTGACACCAGTAGAATGGGAAGGGCAAATGGTACCTATGGCTTATGCCGTAGCAAATCATCTTGAAAAAATTATTGAATTTGATGGGATTTATTTTGCGCGTACTTGTGATCCTGATGCTCCTAGATGGACTGTTATGGATCGTGAAAAAGATGGTATTAAAGATAAGAATTTTGCCGATGTAGTTTTAAAATTTCATGCTGATGGTTCTTTAAAATCTTTAGCTGAACATGCTTTAAAAATTCCACCAAAGTATAAACATAAAGATATTGCTATTGATTCTGAATTATTCCCAGTGGAATTAGGTTATGCACCTTATTGTACAACTTTATCAAGTGCTGATAAAGATTGGAAAGTTTGGGAAACTACTGATAAAGGTGAAGAAAAAGTAATTGGATATGAATGGCCTGGTGTTATAAAACATCACATAGACCATTGGCATTTTAATAAAGAAGCTAGAGAGTATGCCAATGATGACATTGTATACACACGTGGGCTTTATTATCACTTCAATGAACCAGTACATGGTGATGTAGATAGTATTTTAGCTTGTATGGTAGCTTCAGTTAGGTGGCATGGATTTGAAATTGATGTTGATGGTATTAAAGAATTAAGAGAAAAAGCTGTTCAAGTTGTTATTAAATCACCTATAAATACTAATAAACCTGTAGAAATTAGAGCATACTTAAATCAATATTGTGATGATACAGAAATGACTTTCTTAGAAGAAACAACTAGGAAAGCTAGATTACAAGAAATGTCTCAGTGGTTAATTCATGAGGAAGAAGTATGCACTAAATGTTTAGGGTTTGAACCTAATTGTAAACGTTGTAGTGATGAAGGAATTTTAAAGAAAGGTCCGCATCCAGTTGCCGATAAAGCTAAAGAAATACTTGATATTAAGATAGCTAAAAAAGAAATAGAACTTTATGATAAGCTTTTAATTTCTGGTAAGTTTCATGCTAGTTTTAAAGTTATTGGTACTTTATCTTCTAGAATGGCTGGTGGTGATGGATTAAATCCTCAAGGAATAAAAAAGGATCCAGCCGTTAGAGGTAAGTTTCCATTGGCTAATGGAATGTATGTGTTATGTGGTGGTGATTTTGATAGTTTTGAGGTAACATTAGCTGATGCTGTTTATAATGATCCTGATTTGCGGCGCGCTATTGTATCTGGACAGAAATTACATGGTTTATTTGGAACATTATTATATCCAGGTTATACATATGAACAAATTTTAGACAGCGAAAAGCACCCAGAAAATTATGAATTTGGAAATATGTATACTAAAGCTAAGTCTGGTGTATTTGCTTTAATTTATGGCGGAAATGCTAACACATTGAATAGGAATCTTGGTGTTCTTATAGAAGTAGCAGAAAAGGCTTATGCAGAGTGGTGCAAGATGTTCCCTGGAATTGCTAAGAGCCGCCAACGTATTATAAATGATTTTCAATGTTTACTTCAACCGGGTGGAATAGGAACAGCTATTACTTGGTCAGAACCAAAAGAATATGTTGAATCTTTCTTAGGGTTCAGACGATATTTTACTCTTGAAGAGAAGATAATTAGAGCTTTATTTGATTTAGCTAGAAATCTTCCTAAAGAGTGGCGTAAATGCAATACTCCTGTAGTAAGAAGTACTTATAGAGGGGTGCAAAAGGCATGGGGTGCTCTTTCTTCAGCTCTTTATGGTGCAGCAAGAGGAGTAGCTGATTCCAATGTTAGGGCTGCTGCGAATCATGAAATTCAATCCCCTGGCGCTGATATAACCAAAGCTGTTCAACTAGCTATTTGGAGATTACAACCATATGGTTTACATGAATTTGTTGTTATGCCAATGAATATCCATGATGAAATAATGTCTGTGACACATCCAGATTATGTAGAGAAGGAAGCTGAGATTGTTAGAGAGACAGTTGAATCTTTTAGGTCGGAAGTTCCTCTTATTGGTATCAAGTGGTGCAAGAAAATGAAGAATTGGTCTGAAAAAGGTGGTAGTAATAATATGTTACATGTTACTTACGATAAAGAGTTAGTAATGGAATCACTTACAGTCTAGGATAGTGAAATGGAAATGTCAAATTTTGCTCGTACTATTATGGAGCATAAATATAGTCATACTCTTGAAGATGGTTCTAAGGAAAATTGGAATAATATAGCTTATAGGACAACTAAACATGTTATGAAGGCTGCTGGCTATAATATGCGAAGTAAATATTGCCAAGCAATTCATAAACTTATACGAGAACGTAAATTTATTCCAGGTGGTAGATATTTAGCAGCAGCAGGAAACTCTTTCCATCAGACTCAAAATTGTTTAATGCTTAGGGCAGAGGATAGCCGGGAAGGGTGGTCAGAATTACTCCACAAGGCCAGTATGGCTCTTATGACTGGTGCTGGAATAGGTATTGAATATAGTTTAATTCGTGAAGAAGGGGCTAAAATTAGGCGCACTGGTGGTACTGCAACTGGTCCATTGGCTTTGATGCAAATGATAAACGAATGTGGCCGTGGCATAATTCAAGGTGGGTCAAGACGAGCAGCTATTTGGGCTGGTTTGAACTGGCAACACCCTGACGCACATAAATTCATTGTAGCAAAGGATTGGATTCAAGAGGTTAGAGAATTAAAAGAAAGAGATTTTAATTTTCCAGCTACACTTGATATGACAAACATCAGTATTGGATTAGATGATGAATTTTTTGAAGCTTATAATGACCCAGAAGATCCACAACATTCATTAGCCCATGGAATTTATTGGACTGTTATACGTAGAATGTGTAAAACTGGTGAACCTGGTTTTAGTGTCAATTGTGGACATAATGTTGGTGAAGATTTAAGGAATGCACCAATTTCTAGTGATACTTTTGTATTAACAAAAGATGGTTATAAACAAGTAAAAGAAATTATTGGAATACCTACTAAATTGTGGACTGGTTATCAATGGTCAGAAGCAACATTTGTTAAAACAAAAGAAAATGTTAAAACAATAACTATTGAGATAACTGGAAAAAGATTTATAACTTGTGATTTAGACCATGAATTTTTTGTAAGAAAATATACTGGTGCTGGAAAGCGTAGAAAATTAAATATTATAAAAGTTAAAGCTAAAGATTTAGAGATTAATGATTATTTAGATGTTTCCTTACCTGAACTTGAATTTGATGGAATTCTGGATAAAGAAGCATATACAGCTGGATTTTTATTTGGTGATGATTCTGAGAAAAGTGTATCATTTTGTACTGAAGAAAAGAAAAGATTAAAGAAATATATTGTAGGACTTTGTACAAAATATAATGATAAGAGAGGATATGATAGATATTCATTAGTTAGTGAAACAATAAAAGATCATATACCTGATGTTAATTGTGCATTTTCATTTTTAGCAGGTTGGTTTGATGCTGATGGTTCTTTTGATTCAAATAAAGTGATGATTAGATTATCTGGAAAATTTGAATTTTTAATTGAAGCTAGGCGTTTATTAGAGTGTTTAGGAATACTGTCAACTATATCAGCACCAATTAAATCTGGTTTTGATGGAAAACAAGATACTAGAAATTTAATAGTTTTATCTAGTAGCATCGCTAGATTTGCAAAAATAATTCCTTGTAAAAGATTGAATTTAGGAAAATTTAGGGGTTATAAATCTTATAGGCAATCTGAATTAAAAGTAATAAATATTACTAATGGTGCTATTCAAGATGTTTATTGTTGTAATGTTGGAGTAGAAGAACATTCATTTATAGCTGAAGGTGTTAGATTATCTAATTGCACGGAGGTCACTAGTGCTAATGATTCTGATATTTGTAATCTTGGATCTATAAATTTATCAAGAATTCATAGTTTAGAGGAAATGGAAGAAGTTGTTGAATTAGCTATTATGTTTCTTTTAGCTGGTACTTTATATTCAGATGTACCATATCCTAAAGTTGATAAAGTAAGAAATGCTAATAGACGTCTTGGATTAGGATTAATGGGTGTTCATGAATGGCTCTTAACTCATGGTAAGAAATACGGACCTGATGAAGAGTTAGAAAAATATTTGAAAGTGTATTTAAAAACTGATGAATATGCTGAAAAATATGCTAATGAATGGGAAATATCAACACCAGTTGCAACTAGAGCTATAGCACCAACAGGGACTATTGGAATAGTAGCAGAGACAACAACTGGAATTGAGCCTATATTTTGTGTAGCTTATGAAAGGCGATATTTAAAAGGAAATGTCTGGTTTTCGCAGAAAGTTGTGGATCCTTGTGCTAAACGACTTATTGAAAATGGTGTGAGACCAGACCTTATTGAAGACGCATATGATCTTGCTAGTGACCCAGAACGTAGAATAGCCTTTCAAGCTTGGGTTCAGCAATATGTTGACCATGCTATTAGTAGCACGATTAATCTGCCCAGATGGGGAAGTGAGTTAAATAACGAAAGTACATTAAATAATTTTGGAACTATTTTATTAAAATATTTATCTAAATTAAGAGGAATAACAGTTTATCCAGATGGTGCTCGTGGTGGACAACCATTAGTGCCTATTAGATACGAGGATGCTGTTGAAGAATATTCAATGAATATATGCTCCTTAACAAAAGGAGGCTCATGTGGTGATTAAATGGAACCCTTTGAACCCAGGAATTATCATGGTCCTGAATTTTATATTCAGGGTAAATGGATTAATTTTTTAAAAGCTAAGAAATGGCATATAGAAAGATTAACAGGAAACATCAGTCAATATGGTATACCAGATGTTTATATTGCTCATAATGAATTTGGAACTAGATGGGTAGATTTTAAAGTTTATGGTAAATATGCTTTTACTAAAGCACAGAAAATAAAATGGCCTATTTGGGAACAATATAACATAGGGATATGGATTTTAGGCGCATCGAGTAAAGAAGAATGTAATTTTGATTTTATGTCGGAAGAATACAAAAAATTATTCGGAAAACCTAATTGGAGAGATTATTGGAAAAGTTCTTGGGATCAGCAACCCACAATAGATGAATTGCTGGAGGAGTGTGATAATGCCCTTGAAGAGAGTAATTGTGGGCGAAAAAGTAGGCTATTGTTGGAATGATGGAAAAATTCATTTTTATATAAAAGGAAATACAAAAAGTAGAAATAGTGCAAAGCGTAGAGCATTAGCTGATGGACAAGCTATAAAAAATAGTAAAAAGAAAAGAAAAAGAAATGAAATTAATTAAAGCAGAATCACCACAATGTGTTGTAGCATCTTTTGCGATGGTACTAAATGAGACGATGGAAAGTCTAATAGAGCAATTGGGCCACAATGGTATGGAAAGAATTTTAGATGAAAACGCACCACCAGAACCATATTGTTTTAGAAGTTTTCACCCACAAGAATTTGTAGATATCCTCCTTTTAAAAGGATATTCAATGACTATGGTAGAGAGACATCCAGCATTAATGCATGGAAATATGATTATAGATCATACTCCATTGTTAGGTGAAGAAAGGTTCTTTGAAGCATTTTTATTTGGTGATGGTGTTGTATTTGGCACTACTGCTAAAATGCCACACGCAGTAGCTTGGTGTAAAGAAGAACGGCAATTTTATGACCCACGCGGTTATAAATGGGCTTGGAATAAAGACCAAGATTTTAATCCATTACAATTTTTCTTGATAGAAGATACAACACATTCATGAGCATATTAAAATGGAATGGAATAATGGATAATTTACCAAATGAACATATACCTTCTAATGAAGATATGGAAAGGTTAGCTGCTGGTGATGAATCAGTTGTAAATGATTTAATAAGTGGATTGATAGGTTTCGTAATTAATGAAGTTGATTGGTTTATTAGAAATAATGCCCAATTTTTAAATTTAAAGGATGATTTGATTGGTGAATCTTTACTAGCACTAACAGAGTTTGTAAATAAATCATTAGGGAAAAATTTTACAGCGCATGGATTTATTGGCTATGTCAAAAAGGAATGTCTAGGTGCTGTTAAAAAATGGGTAGTAAGGTCAAAATTACCAGTTTCTATTCCTCCTGGAAGTTTATTTCACCATGACGGAAGAGAATGGAGTCAAGATAAGATAAATAAAATTAGTAGTAGACAACTAAAAATAAGTGATATTGAAGCATTAGACGGGAATTTATTTAGTGAAATTTGGTTTAATGATTTTATTGATAAATTATCTGATTTAGAACAGCAAATTATGCAGTTAAAAATAGAGGGTTTGTCTAATAGGAAAATAGCAAAAAAATTAAATAAATCATCTGATTATGTTGGAATAAAACTTCTGGAAATAGCTAAAAAGTATACTGGAGAATAAATGAAAAGAGAGTTTTTACAATTAGCAAAAACTTTTAGACCTGGCAAAGATGATATAACTGGGTGGTTCTTATCAGAAAAATTGGATGGGACAAGATGCTTATGGGATGGTGGTATTACTCGTGGTATAAGAACTATTGATGTACCATGGGCTTCAATAAATAATCCTAAAACTGGTGAATTAAAAACAAAAATAAAACCATTTTCAACTGGACTTTGGTCTAGATATGGAAACCCAATTATAGTTCCTGATTGGTTTATAAATAAATTACCGCCATTTCCGTGCGATGGTGAACTTTGGGCTGGCCGTGGAAATTTTCAATTATGTCGTTCTATATGTGGTGGTGATGAGCCAGATGCTAGGTTTGACCAGATTTATTTTGCTGTTTTTTCAAGTCCACCATGGGCTAATTTATTTCAAACAGGAATTATAAATAATACTAATATGCATGTCTCTATTAATTGGGAGCATATAAAAATATGGTTGAATGGTATTCAAAAGCAATTAATAGCACCACCAATTAATGCTTCTTTTGAACAAGAGTTATTTGCTATGAGAAGTTGGAATAAATGGGATGATCAAGTTTATATACATAGGCAAATAATATTACCAAATGATAAAAATGAAGCACTAATTCAGTTAAATAGACATTTAGATAATTTATTAGAGCAAGGTGCAGAAGGTATAATTCTACGTAATCCAAATTCTAAATGGACACCAAAACGTGTTTCCTCATGCCTTAAATTTAAACCATGGAATGATGATGAAGGTACTATCATAGGCTTTATAAGTGGGAGGGAAACAAATAAAGGTTCAAAATTGTTAGGTCTAATAGGTTCTATTATACTAGATTATAATGGAAAACGCCTAGAATTATCAGGATTTACAGATGTAGAAAGAAGATTTGAAACAAATGATATGGTTTCGTATGCCATAGAACATCCTGGTGAAGAAATGCCCAATAATTTTCAAGGACTGTATTTTAAACTAGGAGAAAAAATTACATTTAAATACCGAGAATTTTCTGATGATGGAATACCAAAAGAAGCTAGGTATTGGCGTAAGCGAGAGGTAGAATAAACGGGTAAAAATATGGGCACAAATAAATTTGAACAATTTTCAAATGGGGCACAGACTACTTTAAATGGTGGTATAAATTCAACTACTACATCAGTAATAGTTGATAGCGTAGCTCAATTTCCATCAGCTGGAAACTTTCGTATCATTATTGATAATGAAATTATGCTAGTAACTGCTATTTCTAGTTACACGTTCACTGTAGAAAGAGGGGATGGTGGATCAGAAGCAGCATCACATAGTGACGAAGCTGTTGTTTCTTTAATTTTGACAAAAGAATCTATGAAGCGTTTATTGATGGATTATACTCCATTTGTAGATGATGATAATTTACTTGCACCAATGAATAGTCTCGTAAGTGGTGGCAGTGTTATAGATTCAACTGATTTTACATGGGTTAATCAAGGTACATCTACTGTATCTGATTTATCCAGTGGGGGAATACAATTAATAGCACAAACAGGTACTGGTGCCAATTTGAGAGTTTTACAAAAAGCAATCCCTCAATCTGCACCTTGGACAGTTACAGCTGCATTTATACCACAACCTAACTGGAGTGGAAGTGGTACAGCTGGGCATTGTGGTATAGTTGCTAGAGATAGTGTTTCTTCTAGGTTAATAACCCATGCTTGTTTGGCAGATGGAACACTTAGAATTCTTAAATACACTAGCCCTACAGTTTTTAGTGCTGATTTATATGGCGCTCAAGTATGGTTATTTGGGTTTCCGCATTGGTTCAGAATAGAAGATAATAATACAAATATTTTGTTTTATACTTCTACTAATGGAATGGAATTTCAATTAGTTGCTAGTGAGGCTAGAACTACATTTTTAACAAATGGTGCAGATCAAGTTGGATTCTATGTTAATTCAAATGATACTACAGCAGCTGGTAACATTACTATTGTACAATGGGTGGAAGAATAGTTATGTCAGCAATTCAAAGAGAACAATTAGTTAATAGTTACGTTGCAGCATTAGTAGCTGATATAAATGACAGTGTTACAACTTTAGTGGCCAGTACTGTAAGTGGATTGCCAACTTCAGAAGATTTCCGTATTATTATTGATAGTGAAATTATGCTAGTAACTGCTGTTGATTCTGATACAAACGAGTTAACAGTAGAAAGAGAGGTTGAAGGGACAACAGCTGCCTCACATTCAGCTGGTACTTATATTCATTCTATTATTACTGCTGCTGCATTGAATCAATATATGGTTGATAGGGTTCCATTATATGGCGAGGGAAAAGGTGTAGGTCATATGATGGATGGCTCAGATAATGCTATTGATTTAACTGATTGGACATGGGTTAACCAAAATTCTACAGAAGGGGATGCAGTTGCTACCGAAATGGATAATGGTGAAATTAGATTAACTTGCCTTACACATACATTGGGTGGACCTAATTTGCAAGGGTTAGTAATTAGTGCACCCTCGACACCATATTCAGTTAGTGGGAGATTTTCATGGTCAGCTTGGGGAGATAGGGATGCTGTTAATCAATTACCATTAGCTCAAATGTGGTTTAGAGAAAGTAGCACGTCTAAGATTACAGCTATTTTTATGAGAAACGATGGTGATTTAGCTGTTTACAATTATACAGATGAAACAACAGGTTATGGATGGGTTAAAAGTTATGGTAGATATGTTATTTGGCCACAATGTTTTTGGTTTCAATTGGAAGATAATGGAACTAATTTATATTTTAAGTACTCTAATACTGGATATGGTTGGTCTACATTAATTTCAGTTAGTAGGACTAGTTTTTTTACTTCTGGTCCTAATCAAGTTGGTTTTGGTATGAATGCAAGATATTCTCCATCCCCAACTAATGATGAGTGGTCAATGTATTTGCAGCATTGGAGTTTTGAATGAGACAACCTACTAATATTAGTCCTAGTTCTTTAGCTACATTTGAAAAAAATAAAGAGAGTTTTTATTTAACTTATTTATGTGAAACAAAAATAGAAAAAGAACCACAATTACCAGCAGCAGCAGCTGGGTCTGCTTTTGATGCATATGTTAAAGCTAAACTACAAAAAGACTTATTTAATAAAGATGATGTTTTTGATAAATTATTTGAAGCACAAGTAGAGAAACAAAATAGGGATTTTGCTATAGAAGCAGGTAAACATATATTAGAAAATTATGAATACTGTGGTGCTTATATAGATTTATTATATTTAATGGAAGGGGCACAAGAAGATCCCAAATTTGAGTTTGAAGCTTATTCAACAATTTGTGATATACCTATATCTGGTAAACCTGATTGTAGGTTTATTCATAAAAATGGTGCTCATATAATTTTAGACTGGAAAGTAAATGGATATTGTAGTAAAAATCCTGTTTCACCAAATAAGGGATATGCACTGTGTAGGGATGGCGAGGGGTGGTTAAAACCAAGTCGTTCAAATCATAAATCTCATGGATTATATAAACCAAAAGAATTTATGGGATTAACTATAAATGAATTTAATATGGAGCATGTGAGTATTGACTGGGCTGATCAATTATCTATGTATGGGTGGATGATGGGAGAAGAAGTAGGGTCTGAAAAAATGGTTGTTTGTATAGAGCAAATAGCATCAAAACCATCTAGACCACCCATTGGCCCTCCATTATTGCGTATAGCAAATCATAAAAGCCAAGTTTCAAAAGAATATCAATTTAGTTTAAGGCAGCGCTTAATTACAATGTGGAATGCCATTAAAAGTGGATATATTTTTACAGAATTAAGTGAACAAGAAAATAACAAAAAATGTGAAGAATTAAATTCTACTGTTTTTTCTATGTTATCTGATGGTACAGCAGAAGGTGATTTTTTTGCAGCTTGTGCAAGACCAGCCAAGTTTTATACTGCACGATAAGATGTAAATGGAACAATTAAATATTGATATAAGACCCATGCAACCTGGTGATGCGCATCATCTTGTTGATATTGATTTAAAATCAAATGAAATTCCTTATACAACAAATGATTGGCAGACTATAGGAAAATATTTTCAAAATTGGAGAATATCGGTATTAACACTTGACCATACACCTATAGGATTTGCTTTGATAGAATATGTGGAAGATGAAAAAATAGCATATATACACAAATTTGCTGTAAAGATTGCTGGAAAGAAAATAGGAGCCGATGAATTATTTCTAAATTCAATAGAATTTAGTGTATATAAATTAGGTGCTAAATTAATACAATTTACTACTCCAGTAACTTCTTGTTTTGGAAAAATGGATCCATACGATATTTCTGAATGGTTAGTTACAATGGGTTATAAATGTGTTAGAATAGAGGAAAATAAGTTTGAAAGATATGGTAACATAGTAGAGGCTTATATATTTCAGAAAGAAATATTATGAAAACAAGAGGATGCTTACTAAATAAACTGGAAGCTAAAATTAATTATTTGAATCGTGTAATTTGTAGGGCAAATAGGGCTGCTGGCTATTTTGGTGATAATATACCTAATAAGTGGTATTATGAATATAATGGTCAAAGTGGTACTGTTGTTGCTGTCACTTGTAGTGAAGCACGTGCTCTAATTAAAAAAGAATTAGGTATCTCAAGAAAGCATAGGCTTCCAAAAAATGTTATAATTGAAAGAAAGGAAAAATATGTCGAAAATCAATAAACTAGCTGCTATGAGGATATCGTCTAGTAATATTAGTGGCCCACAATTGCTTGAAATATTTCGTGGACTTGAAGAGAATATGAAAAAAACTGGTGCGGAGATGGAGTATGCACAATTTCAATTTGTGGTACTTCCTAGTGAAATGAAGCAAGGGGACTTGATTCCTGAACTTCATTTTGTGCTTCGTCCTTATATGCCACCTTTAATTAGTGAACCAGTGGAGTTTACTAATGCTGACTGATAAAATAAGTGATGATTTTGTAAAGGAATTAATAGCTTTGCTTAATAAGTATTCTATTGATAATGTGCTACATACACCAGATTTTATTTTAGCCAGTTATTTATCCGATTGTTTATTTAACTTAGGTCAGATAGTTAATTATGCTAGAACAACTTTACAAATTTGTACTAGAACAAATTAGTAAAAATGATTTACTCGCTGGTGGTGCTATTCTTGGTGCGCTTGCTATAGTTCTTAATTATCTAAAAAGGATACCTCTTAGATTAATTAGAATTTCTAGATTTTTATTTATAACTGAAATAGATATTCCAGATAAAACTGACGCATTTAAATGGGTGACTGATTGGTTAGCTGAGCATAAGTATTCAAGTAAGTCAAAACGGATAACTGTAGAATCTAAAAAGATTTCTATTTCTAAAAATAGCTCTAGTATTACACCAGCACCTGGAAGCCATTTATTATGGTGGAGGTATAGACCACTTATTATTACTAGAATACGAAAAGAAGGATCAGATTTTACAAATGCTGTTTTCAGGGAATCTTGGAAAATCAGGATGATTGGAAATAGAAAAAGAGTCAAGGGTTTTATTGATGAATGTAAAAATGTATCAGAGCAGGAAAGAGAGTCTTTTATAAATATAAGAGAACCACAATATGGAAGTTGGGAGCAAGTTGCTAAGAGAAGAAAAAGATTAATAGATTCCGTAATTTTACCAATTGGTATAAAAGAAGAATTATTAAATGATATAAATGAATTTCTTAATTCTGAACAATGGTTTAAGAAAATTGGTGTCCCATGGAGACGAGGATATTTACTATGTGGATCTCCTGGAAATGGAAAGTCATCACTTGTTACAGCTGTAGCAAGTGAATTAGATTTAGATATTTATATTGCTAATATTAATGGTATGGGTGATAAAGAGCTATCAGATCTTTTTTCAAGAATTTATGGTAAAAGTATTTTATTATTAGAGGATATTGATTGTATACTTGCAAATAGAGACGAAAAAAACAATGGCCCTAATTTATCAACTTTATTAAATGCGCTTGATGGTGTAAATGCAGGAGAAGGGCGCTTAGTCTTTATGACTACTAATCATGTAGATAAATTGGATCCAGCACTAATTCGCCCAGGTAGGATAGATTTAAAAATAGCATTACCAAATGCTACTGCTTACCAAGCAAGAGAAATGTATAAAAGATTTTTCCCCGGATGTAAAAATGCTAGTGAATTTGGTGAAAAAGTTAGCCAATTAAATATAAGTATGGCAATATTACAGGCATATTTAATTAAACATAGAAAAAGTATGCGAGATGCTCGGGCTAATATAAAGGAATTAGAAGATGCCAAAGTATAAAATACTTCATGGTAATTATCAAAAGTTCACGCATAATATGATGCCAGTACTTAGTCAATTTGATACAATATTTGCAGATCCACCTGATAATATTGGTTTAGAATATGATGAATATGATGATCATTTAGATGATACAACATATTATTCTCTTTTAGAAAATTTAGTTAGGACTTGTTTTAGACACGCTAAAATTTCATTTATTAGCTTTAATGCTAAATATTTTATGGCAATGGGGCATATTTTATACTGTTTAGCTTCACAGTATAGAATTGAACCGCGCTTATTGATACAAGGGTTTACTTTTGGGGAGCATAACAATTATGATTTTGCCAATAATTTCCGGCCAATCATCCGCCTTATGAGAAATGACGCTACACGATTCCCAGACAAAACACGCTGTGAAAGTAAGAGAATGAAGATAGGGGATAAGAGAGCGAATCCTAAAGGCCGTGTACCCGGTGATGTTTGGTATACTGATTTTTTGGAATATGCACGAATAACAGGAAATAGTAAACAAAGAAGGAAATGGCATAAAACACAATTAGTAGAAGGATTAATTGAAGATTGTTTATTGATGTCCACACCAGAAAATGGTACTGTTTTTGATCCGTTTGCTGGTACTGGTACCACATTTAGAGTGTGTATTCAAAATGGTTGGTCATGTACAACAACTGATATTTCTAAAAATTATTGTACAAAAATAGCAGAAGAAAATGATATACCCCTCGTTTCAGAGGGAATTTGGTACAAGGAAATGTAATAAGGAACTTTAAAATGGAACAAGCAAAAGATATGTTTGATCGAGTGATCAAAGTTGGTGATATTTGTGTTTACCCTGTTAGACGTGGTTCTCATATGTGGATGAATCGTTTAACCGTGCAAAATATAAGTCTTACTTATACTGGTGCTATTAAAGTAGAAGGTTTAAGAGGTGATGGATATCCTATATCTATAACTTCTATTGATAGGTTAGCTATTATTGGTAGAAATAATATAATTCCTTTTGCGGAGTAAAAGATGCCAATTTACGTTTTTAAATGTAACGAATGTGAAAGAGAATCTGAATTTTTATTAGAAGTTGGTGAAATAAAACGAAAATGCCCAGTTTGCGGAAAAAATAAATTAGTTAAACAAATAACACAAGTAATTTACCACGATACACTTTCCCCTATGCATCCAAGGCGTGGTCGTGGTGTTGGTGGCTATGGAAGAGTGGATCCAGGTTAATGCGATTTTTTACAGCTGATACTCATTTTGGACATATAAATGAAAGGGGTGGCATTATTAAAATGATGTCACGTGTAGGCCCAGATGGTAAATTATTTTCATCTACTGAGGAGCATGACCAACATTTAATAGACCAAATAAATAACCTAGTTAATAAAGATGATGAATTAATTGTAGCTGGTGATTTTGCTTGGACTACTCCAGGTAAATATAGATCCAAAATAGAATGTAGACATATTAGATTAATTAGAGGTAATCATGATAAACCTCAGATAAATACAAATATATTTGGAGAAATACCTGATATAATACGTTGTAAAGCATATAATGATAAAGGCAATGATTTTATTAAATTATTTATTTCTCATTATCCACACGCTTTTTGGGATGGATCACATAAGGGATGGGGTCATTTATATGGTCATATACACGGAATGAGAGAAGAAGATTTAGATTTTCTTTTCCCTCAACGTAGATCATTAGATATTGGTGTTGATAATATTTACAAATTATGGGGATATTATGGTCCTGTAAGTGAAATTGAAATCTATAATTATATGGCAAAAAGATCTGGCCATGATGATGTGAGATTTTATGAGGATTATAGAAATGAATTGTTTAGAAAAATTCGCTTTTGAAATTAATTCAACTCCAATAAAGGATATGTTTGGTAGAATTTGGCATTGGTTTGGGATTAAAAGATATAAAGAATTTTTGCGCTTAGCAGCTATTGACGGCGGGGATATTTTTTATTTTGATGGTGAACAACTATTAAAAGTTAAAACTATAAAAAATGGTTTTATAATTACAGAAAATATAGATATTCCCATTATGGAAAATGTGGCTTTTGTTTATAGGGTAAATTATGAAAGTTAGTGATATATCAACTATTATACTGAAAATGAAAGGAAGAATGCCAGAATCTTCTAGAACTTTATTAGCCCATCATTTTATTAGGCAAATTGCGCTTGACATCAAAGAAAAAAATGCTAAATTATTAGATGAATGGACTAATAGTGGTGGCCCACAAAAGTTTATGGTTGATTGTGATTTAATTTCTGACTTACCATTTGTTAACCATGACATTGCTGTCCATGACACGGATTTGGCTAAATTTTGTAATCGCTGGATGGGTGTTGAAAAATATAAGGATGGAGGAGAATGGAAGCCATTCACAGCAGAAATGCATCAAATAAGATATACTATTATAAATGAACTTGCTAAGTTAGCAGAAGCGCAGGCAGAACGTGGTGATTAATCGTTTCATTAAAGCTATGTACCAATGGTTTATTGGTGGTATGCAATTATTACCTAAATCAGTCATTATGGAAAGATGGCGTCAATGTTTTTATTGTGGTGAATTAAAATGTAGCTATTTTAGATATTATTGTGATGAATGTAAATGTACAGTGTCTACTGGTAAACACCCATTAAATAAACTTGCACACCCTTGCCAAGAGTGTCCTAAACAAAAATTTTCTGTTTTTATGGGAATTTGTAATGAAGATTCTTAATGTCGAAAAGAAAGAGACCGATTATTATGTTGAAATAGAAACACCAGAAGGTGCTGTATTAACAATTCAAATTCCTCATACTGGTTTTTGTGGTTTTACAGATAAAAAAGATTATGGATGTTATGGTCTTAATTTTGTTTTTGAAGGACATTATACATAAGAGGTATGACTGTGATAACAAAAATTAAAGTTATTGATGATGTTGTTCAATGTATTGACCATTCAAGATATCAAGCTAAACGAAAACCAACAAGTAATTGTGTTACATGTTGGATTAAATGGTTGATAGAAAATCATTTTGATTTTATGACAAGTATACATGATTTTGAAGAAGTTATAAGTGTACTAAATGCGCTTGGATTAGATATAACGATAGAAAGAAAAGAAGATGAATCTTGATGAGTACCAAAAATTAGCAAAAGAAACAGCAGTTTATAAAGAAACCCTTATCTATCCGGCGCTTGGATTGGGTGGAGAAACATTTGAATTTTTAGCAAAAATGGGAGATCCGTCACTTGTAGAGATTTCAAAAGAAATAGGAGATATATGTTGGTATATTGCTGCTATCGCATCTGATTGTGATTTGAAATTATCTGAGATAGCAGGCGTTGAAACATTTGAAGAACTTGAAGGTTATCCAAAAGCTGATTGGATTATAATAGAATTAGCAAAAGGATTAGCTGAAGTTTTAGAAACAATAAAGAAAATTTTACGTGATAATAATGGTATTCTTCTTCCTGAAAAAATAATAAAGATACAATATGGGTTGAAGATTATTCTTAATGCATTGAAAGAATATACTATAGAAATGGATATATCTTTAAGTGATATAGCTCAACAGAATATTGATAAATTATTCTCAAGAAAAGATCGTGGCGTTATTCAAGGTTCGGGTGATAACCGATGAAAACAATCTGGGGGATACTTTGTGATATGACATGGCTATTCTTTTTTAGTATTGGTGTTATGTTTTTTCTTGGGATTTGTGTTGCGGCGCTTTGTGCTGCCGTTAATTTTAGTGTTGTTTTATTCATGTGAGAAAAGAAGTATAAATATGAGTCCTAATTTTCCCGACGACATGTCTCCTTATAAACCAACTCTTAAAGGAAAGATAAATTATCCTGATACAGATGGATATTACGAAGAAATACCATGTACATGTGAATATAACTGCCCTTATAATTGTAAGGGTCAATGTGGTTGTGAAGCATGTTCAGCAGCTTATAGTGATTTTTTAAGTTTAGAGTAATAGATATGTACGGTACAGAAACAAGAATTAATCAATTACAAGACAGAAAAGATTTAGCTATTAAATATCTTAAAAATGAAATATTAGAGACAAACAGAGTTTTAAGTAAAAAAATAGAGGAACTTGAGGCAATGGTGAGAGATTTAGAAAAGAGAATGTTGATAAATGAATATTACAGTAGTGAAACCTAGTTGGGAATTTATAAGATTCCCTGATGAATTAACAAAATATATTGAGGAATGTGGTAGGACTTGCTACAAAAGTGAAGATTGTATCACCAATGACTCTGCTGACAAATTCGTAAGAATGATTTGTCGAAATAATCATATATCAGTACTTGAACATGCTTCAATATCTGTTAGAATAGTATGTAGTAGGGCTTGTTCACACCAGTTGGTGAGGCATAGAATTGCAGCATATAGTCAAGAATCGCAACGCTATTGTCATTATGGTAAGAAGGGTTTACAAGTAATTTGTCCACCTTCTATTGGAATTCCTGAAGGTATATATGAAATAGATGAATCAAATAGTAATATATATTATAATTTTCCGCCATTAGATGGGATATTATCTAAATTAAATATTAGACAATGGAGATGGTTAAGGTTACGCGCATTAGAATATGAAGAATATTTGGAAGAATTGGATGAAAAAATTCCACCAGAAGATGCTAGATTTAATCTTCCTAATGCATGTAAAACAGAAATTGCTACTACATTTAATTGCCGCATGTGGCGGCATGTATTTCAAGAGCGTGGCTTAAATAAACATGCACAATGGGAAATAAGAGGTTTATTTAAAGATATGTTAACTAAGTTTTCAACTTTTTGGCCAACTGTTTTTGGAGATTTAAATGAATGATCCTATACTTTTAGTTCAGTATAAAATTGGTCCTGATTATTTTACTAAATCTTTTTCTTCTTATTTAGTTGCAAGTAATTATTATGGTTTATATAATAGCGAAAAATGGTTTTCTGTTGAAGCAATAAAAGATAAGAAATCTTTTACTGCTAGAATGGCAGTAGCACGTAAGGATTCGGAAGAACATAAACATAAAGAAAAATTGAAAGAATTAAGAAAACAAGTAGATGTATTGTTATCACAGATACAAACATTGGAGGAAGATAATTGAGTGATACTAAACGTGGGGAAAAAGACCCTGGATATGATTATTGGAGTAAACGTGCTAATGGAGAGGGAAAAAATATACAAAAACCTGGAAGGTTTTCAAAAAAGAAAATGAATCGCGCTTCAAGGCACCGCGATAAACAAGATTTGAAAGATTATTATGGACGCTAAATTAAGAGAAGAATTTATTCGCTTTTGTCATTTTAGTGATCAGGCATCTGCTATAATATATGATGATAATATGAGTGAAAAGTCTATTTATGCTGAATATGTTAAATCAGAATTAATAAAATCTAGAAAAAGAATTGAGAAAATTTTAGATGGACGCTAAATTATTACAGCTTATTCATACTAATGATCAGTTAACTGCGATTTTTAATGATGCACAGCCATGGGAAAGAATAGAGGAACTTGTAATGAAATTGAGACCTTTCAGCAGTGAACATATGGCTGTATTAGACACGGAAGAATGTGAATTAATATTAGCATTGATACAAATAGCTGTTGCATCGGCTGGTTTAGCGTCTGTTGGAATGACATATCAGAAATAAGATATTTATGAGATATTTTGGTGGTAAACATAGAATAGGCAAACAAATTGCAAACATTATAAATTCTATTGAAGCCAAAACTTATCATGAGCCATTTTGTGGTGTGTATAGTGTTGGTAGGTATGTCAAATTACCTTATAGGTCTGGCGCTGATATCCACCCTGATCTTATTTTATTATTACAGGCTGTTCAAAATGATTGGGTTGGCCCTACCGAGGTTTCTGAAGAATTATACAATCAATTAAAAAATAAAGAACCAAGTGTTCTAAGAGGCTTTGTTGGTTTTGGTTGTAGCTTTGGTGGTAAATTCTTTGGTGGTTATGCTAAAGATAATACAAAAAGAAATTATGCTTATAATGCATCAAGTAGTCTAGTAAAACTTGCAGAATCAATTAAAGATGTTGATTTTTACCAACAAGATTATTCAGATTATTCTGGTGATGCAGATATAATTTATTGTGATCCACCATACAAAGACACAACTAATTTTAGTAGTGGTAAATTTAATTCTGATCAATTTTGGGATTGGGCTAGAAATTTGTCAGGAGTTGTGCTAGTTTCTGAGTATGAGGCACCATCAGACTTTGAAGCAATTTGGAAGAAGCCTGTCAAGACTGATATGAATAGTAAGACTGGACAGAAGATTAATAGAATAGAAAAATTATTCGCCCGCTCTTGACAGCGGGCTTTTTTCGTGCCATAATTTAGATGTAACAGGACACTGACAAGTGTCTACGTTATTTTATAGGCGTCCGGAAGGACTAGAGTTAGTTACTTGATCAACAAAAACTAGGGTGATCGATGCTTCTTAGCAAAGAAGGCTGACCCGTCTGGAGTTAAGAAGCAAATGCCGAGTTAGTCTAACGGTTTAGGACATCAGACCTTCGATCTGAAAATGGTGGGTTCGATTCCCCCACTCGGTGCTTTTATAGCACCATATGTGCCGCAAGGGATACTGAAATACTAGACTAGTAGGATCCAACGCAGGGGCTAAACCTAGTTAAGCACCCTATGAGACAGGTAAATGTTCCTGGTCGGCATAAGTAAACTAGCTATTTACTTATGCCGATGAATTTTTAATTAGATTAAAGGTAATATGAAAAGAATAAAATTGACACAAGGTAAATATGCTATAGTTTCTGATGAAGATTATGAGTATTTAAATCAATGGAAATGGTGTGTATTAAAATGTAAAAGAAAAAATTTAAGGTCTGCAACTCGTTCTCAAAATTGTATGAATAAAGGAAAACAGAAAAATAATACTAGTGGTTATAAAGGTGTTTGCTGGGATAATAATGCCAAAAAGTGGAGAGCATATATTAAAATAAATGGTAAAAGAAAACATTTAGGTCTTTTTGAAGATATAGAAGAAGCAGTTAAAACTTACAAAGAAGCAGCAAGGAAATATCATGAAGAATTTGCAAGAATTAATTAGAGATCGTAGCAAAATGGTAATGCATTTGACTTTTAATCAAAAGATTGCGAGTTCAAATCTCGCCGGTCTCACTGGCATGTAGCTCAGTTGGTCAGAGCGCCTGTCTTATAAACAGGAGGTTTCAGTGGTTCAAGTCCACTCATGCCAACTAAGAAAGTTAGAAAGAAAGAGAGGTTAAAATGAAAGATTTGCTTTTTTGGACTTGTGTAGCTATTGCAGCATTTTATTGTTATGATGCACTTCTTGGTGATGCATTCCGTGTGTCTACTTTTTGGACTTGGTAATGAAAATATCAGAAGGTACGAATAGCCAGTTAATGGTAACAGCTGCACATCGTTATTGTTTGGGCAGACGCAGTTACATTGTTGGATCTTGTATTGATTGGATTAAGATACATTGGGATGAATTTACTATACATACAAAATTGATATTGCTTCGTGATACTATTGAAGCTTTACATAGAAATGAGGCTGGTGATGAATGTGATGCAAGAGGTTGGAAACAGTTAGTAAAAGATTTAATTTTTACTTTATCTATGAAAGAATATGAATCTTTAGAATGTAGTTTAATAGGATGCTTACCAAAAGAAATAGGTTTAAAGGGTTTTCTTAATGATTAAAAGAATCTTTATAGATGTAGATGATACACTTAATTCTCTTACTATGTTTATTTTGGGGAAAGTTTTTAATTTAAATATCAGACCATATGATTACAATAAATTCCCGTGTCCAGGTGAATATGATATTGTTAAAGCTTGTTCAATATTAACTGAAAGAGAGTGGACGTCTGATGAATTTTGGGAATCTATACCAGAATGGTGTTGGGCAGAAGCACCATTAAGCAAAGAATTTAATTTAATTTTGGATTTTGCACAAGAATTAGTACCACGCAATAGAATATTCATTGCTACTTCTAATACTCTTAATCATAAATGTGATGTTGACTGTGCTTCTGGTAAAATGAAATGGATTCAAACTTCTCTACCAATTTGGTTACAAGGGCAATTTTTTATTACACCAAATAAAATTGAGTTAGCAGCATCTAATGGTGACTTAATAATTGACGATAATAATGAACTTTGTAGAGGTTTTGTTGGTAGAGGTGGAAGAGCTGTTATCGTCCCTAGACCATGGAACAGTTATTATGAGAATAATACAGAAACATTTCTAAGGTATTGTTTTGATAAATTAATTTCTGATAGAAACCAAGAAGTAGCTTTAACTGGTATGGAGCTAATATAGATGGAAGATATTGAATTAGTTGATAAATGTTTGGGCATGAACTAGATTCGACTACAATTCGTCCTTTGAGGAAGCGGTTAAAAGCGCTAGTGAAAAGCCGTTAGAGTTGCTAGGACATCAGGGCAGTACTGATCATGTCCACTATTTGGAAGAATTAAGGAGGAATTTATGAAAATAGAAATTGAAACTGACCATATTTATGTCAAAAGAGGAAGCAATGAAAGTTATTATAGAGCTTCGGTAACAATCGATGGTTCTATGCTTTATGAATTTAGTGAAAAAAGAGAAGATAAAGCTATTGGTAAAGCATTAACAGAAATTCGTAAATTTCTTAATAAAAATACTGAGGGGTTTTAATGTGCGGGATAGTTGGAGGATATACTGTTAATCTTGTTGAAATGTTGTCAAGAATTCAACATAGGGGGTTTGCTCAATGTGGAATTGTTACTGGTTTCACACGGCTATTAGCCAATAGAGTTAATGAATTAGAAAAAATTAATGATTTTGGTATTGGTCATGTTAGGTATGTAACTAATGAGGATTCTGTTTGTCAACCATACTTTTATAAAAGTACTTGGACAGCATTTAATGGTGAAGTTAAAGATGGGGATACTGTTAAATTAGCCAAAACTTTATTTCACGGTGGAAGAATAGCTGGTGCATATTCATTTGTTTGGAAAGATGGTAATCAAATGATGGCTGGGAGGGATCCATTTGGATTCCACCCGCTATATGTTGCATGGAGTGATTGGGGCTATGCAGTAGCTTCAGAGACTACAGCAGACCCAAAATTAAATTGGACAGAGGTGGATCCAGGTACTATAGTTAATTTAGCCAATGGTAACGTATATAGATTTTATTATTCATCAAGTCACAAATGTTGTTTTGAAGATGTATATTTTTCGCATGTAACTAATAAAGGTACATGGGCTAGACGAAGGGAACTTGGGCAATTAATAAATGTTCCTAAAGCTGATATAATTGTACCAGTACCCGATTCGGCTATAGCTGCTGCTGAAGCACTATCAGAAAAAACTGGTATACCTTGTGTTAGTGCTATTGTTAGAAATAGAGGAACAGATAGGACATTTATAACTGAGAATGGACAAGAAAATAAATATACATTAATTCCTGAAGCATTATGGGATAAGTGTGTTATACTTGTTGATGATTCAATCGTACGTGGACCAACTATGCAATATTTGGTACCACAAATTAAACGGTATGCTAAGGAAGTACATGTAAGAGTTACTTTTCCAAAAATTAAATATAAATGTAGGTATGGAATACATATTGAAAGTGAAGGATGCCATGAAATACCTGAAGCAGATTCACTAGAATTTTTAAATGTTGAACATTTTACGGGTTGTAGAGATTGTGTTATAAAAGATGAAATAGATTTTGATTTTGAATTTTCTATTCCTAGTATGTTTGATTGTTTAAAGGAGACTAGAAATGACTAGCATAGTTTTAGGTGAAAAACAAGCAAGACAAATTAAAGCTTTATTAGATAGAGCTATCGAAGCAGGAGATATGGATATAGTTGATAATAAATGTTATAAGCAAATAAGAAAATTTGTGGAGGAATGTAATGGCAAAAACATACGAAGCTACTTTTGAGGAAATCGATGCTACTGAATTAGGTTTAGGGATTATTGATGTAGAAGCCACTTTGCTCTATGATTATACCCCAGGTGAAGAACCAGATTTTAGAGAACGTGGTTATGCTCGTGGTTATCCAGGTTCACCACCTAGTGTAAATATCAATAGTCTTATTATAACAAAATACACAAATGAAGATGGTGATTATCATGTTGATAATTCTGATTTATTTACAGAACTTAATAAATTAGTTTGGGGATATTTAGAAGATGATATAGAATACTACGAATCTATGATTCTAGATGAGTGTGAAAGTGAATGAATTAGTAGAAGTAATAAAAAAGTTAGAAATAGAAATATCTGATTTGCTTAGAAAAGTAGAAGATGACCCAACATTACCTTATTTATATAGTAGAATTAAACAGTTAGAAGATGAAAAATCTAGGCGGTTGGAAGCTTTAATGAGGTTAAAAAATGAGAATTGATAATAAAATAAATTATAAAGTAAATATTCCTTTTGAAAGTATAGAAATTGGTGATACTTTTGAATACAAAGAAGAATTGTACATTAGGACTATTACAATAGATAATATAAATGCATTATGTCTTAATGATAATGAATTTGAGGAATTCTATAGTGATACGTTAGTAATACCAAGATCTGATTTAATTCTAACTTCAATAAGAGAGGAATAAAATGTATGAACTAATTAAATTTGTTAGACATCCATTTAAAGCACATAAGTTAATTGGATGTGTTGCAGCAGTTGGTGAAGGTACTAACTTTGCTATTGGATGGAGTCAATGTAATGAAGTAGATGATTTTGATAAAACTATTGGTAAAAATATTGCTACTGGTAGAGCTAGAAAAATTTTAAATAACCCAGATTTTGTGTCTAATGTCAATCCTATTAATCCTGATTTTGTGTCTAATATCAATCCTAAATCAGTTATGGGATACAATCCGGACGGTTCAGTTTTCTTTGAATACCCTATTCAAGAGGCTATCGAAGAAATGTTTTATAGAGCACAAAGGTATTTTAAAGATGGCTAGTTTAGTAGAACAGTTAACTAAGAAAAGTTAATAATACCACTCAATTTTAGTACAGAATTGACACCATGAAAAAATATGATAGAAATAAGAAGGAAGAAAGACCAAAACACTACAAGAAATCTAAGCCTAAACCATTTATTATTCAGTGTCGTTTTGTTGGTGAAGATATTCTAATAAATGCTCTTGGTAGGAGATATTATGATGGAATAAAAAGATGGCACACGTATAAAAAATATGCTAAGATAGAAGATAGAGACAGGGCTTTTGAAACTGTGACAAGAAAGGAAAGAAGCAACAAATGGCAATACAGAAAACTCGATATTCCTACTGTGAGTCAGTAATGGCTAATAGTTATTCTAAGTGGCATATCAGACCATTAACAAAAACTGGTCAGCATATGAGTGGTGGTATTGATACCCCAAGTTTATGTGGTAGAGTTGATTTGAAATTTGGTGGATGGGATGTTGCTTGTGAAATAAATCCTCAATCTATGAAACATGCTTGTCCAGAATGTGCTAGACTTTATTTGGAGGTAATCAGTGGTAAGTGAAGATATATTACTAGCTATGTTACGTATGCAATTAAATGATTCAAGACATTCTGGTAATACTCATATAGCACAATTTACACCAGAATTTGTATTTGATTTAATGGAAAAAGAAGATAGAGTTAAATTATATGAATTAAAAATTAATCTAGCTTCTCAAAGATACAAAGTATTCAAGAAATCTTGTGCATGTGCATATTGTGGTGTAGTTGGAAGAATTATGTGTCTTGATGTTAAAAGAACTAGGCGATCAAATGGGCATTTTAATTTATATGGAATTAAACCTAGTGGGCAAGTTGTAATGTTGACAAAGGACCATATAATACCAAAATCTAGTGGTGGATTAAACATTATAGATAACTATCAAACTTTATGTGAACCATGTAATATCAATAAGGGAGGATTCCAATGATTAGTTGTGAATTTGTTCAAGCCCCTAGATGTCCTTGGTGGACATTTACATACCACGATAAGGAAAGACTTGCTTTGGTATTAGGTGGGCAAGGTAGTAACCTCCTTTGTAGGACTGAGGATGGATTCAGATCATTTAAACCAGCCAAAATGTTCGATATCAAAGATGTAACCACCATAGGGGATTTTACATGATAAATGTGTACAAACTTGAAACAATGAAAAAAAATGATATAATTACTGAATTACGTGAATCGATTATTGATGCCTTTTGTACTGTTATGTCAGATAAATGTTGTTCTCATGAAGAAGAAAATAATGTAAAATGTATTCTTGCGAAAGTATTGGAAGTCTGGGATGAATATGTTTCTGATGAATAATAATTTAGGGGATTTTGTATGAAACAGTCATGTGAAATTAATGAATGTATTACAGAAGAAGAAGCTGAATATATACTTACTGCTATTGAAAGTAAGAAACCTGATTGCCCAGATTGTAAAATAGGGTATTTACTAACTGGACCTGAAGGGGGTTGTTCAATTAATGTTAGATGTGATGCTTGTGGTAGTAAATTTAATCTTATGTTTCTAGGTAGACAAGTTATAGGTCAGCGTCTTAGTGAGAGACAATAGTGTGGTGGTCAGAATTCCAACGTGGTTTCATTGGCAATGAAACATTAGATTATTGGATTATATCTATTGTATTAATTTTAATTGTTATTTTTATTCAAATATGCTGTGCTTGGAACAAAAAATAATTTGACAACAAGAGAATAAGTAGTATAATATAGATATAAGCAAATGATTTTCAGAGACAATAATAAACTAATTCTTCAAACTAAAAGAAGCCCAAAAGGTTTTAAGGGTGTAGTTTATATTTGTCTTGAAGGAATAAATCCTAATAGTGTAAATGAAACAATTTATTCTGTTGAACAACTTAAGAAGTTTAAAACAGTTGATGAAAATGAATTGGATGCTGAATGGAGATCTGCGTTTCGGTTGAAGGCTAAGCCCCCTCCGACAATAGACGATGGCGGCGGGAATGATGATGATGATGATGATGTGTCGGAGGGGGCTTGGAAACAAGATTATTATGATTCAATAAAGGGATTATGGGGTGACCCTTTTATGGGATTAATTTTACTTCCAATAATAATCTTGCCAATTTTATGTTTATCGTTGTTAGCTTGTGTTAATCTTGTAAATGATTATTTTACAAAGGGAACAAATGATAGCTAGAACATATGTTATGGGACAGCCAAAATTTATTGAAGTTAATGATCCACATTCAGCTGTAATTGAAATTGAATTAGATGATGGTAGGACTGTTCAATTAGTTGTTAATAAAGATGGCACGATATATTTGAGGGGTTGGGGAAATATTCCTGGAAAAGTTGGTAATTCAAATAAAGTTGAATTTGTTTGTGAATTAAATAAAGAACCACAAACGCATTGCCATATTTGTTATAATGAATTAAAAGAAAAGGATCGCTGTTGTGGGTTAATGAAAGAATAAACGATAGGTATGGTGTAATGGTAGCACACTTAAAAATCGGTCTCCAATAACTTGTTCTAATGAGCCGACTGGTTTGATCGTTATCGCTATTCTGAAGCAGTAGTTTGGGTTCGAGTCCCAATGCCTATCATATGAGAGCCGAATTAGTATGATTATCATAAAGAATTGGTTTATATTTTGTTAATATTTCATACTAAATAACTTGCTTTCATTTTAATTTTTATGGGTCGGAGTAATAGGGTTATCCAAATTGACATTGATTAACACCCTATTACACAACTTACCCAACTTTTAACTAATATTTGAGGCCGAAGTAAACGGTTATCACATTTCATTTTATGTAACAAAACTTCGTTTACACAACTTGCCTCTTTTAAAATATAATGGGCCGATTGGGGAGGGTTATCGGCATAATAATATCCCTTTCCAACTAACTTGCCTAATTTTTAAGTAATATAATGGGCCGTATAGAGAGGGTTATCTTTTCAGGACAACAATTACCTTTCTAGTTAACTTTGCCCAATTTTTGGAGATACTAATGAATAAAATTTTAATGTTTATAGGGATTTGTTTACTGGTTTGTGTTTTGTCTAGAGGGTATGAAACTCTTTTTCAGCAACCTATATCAGCACATATAGCGGTTGGACAATTAGATAATTGTGAAATTCCAGCTGCAACTATGCGTTCATATCAGGTTTTAAGAAATAGTATGTTGTTGTTTATTTGGTTATGTGTTGTGATTGTTTATTTTGTGTTTAGAAGGAGAACAAAGTGAAGAAGTTATGCTTACTGAGTCTTTTGTTTTTTGTTGGATGTATAAAGCCATATGATGTTCCCGAATTTGCTGAAATTCAAAATCATGAGACTGTATATGTAATTCCTGTTAATGGTGCAAATAAAAATACTCAAGGAAAATTCGAGTCAGAAAAATATCTTGAAGAGAAGAAAGTTGCATTTAAGCGAATCCAAATTCCGCATATTTGGGTTAAGACTGGACGATTATTTCCAAGTGCTGGCTATTATCAAGATACTGTACGAGTTGTAGTTGTCAATCGTTCACCAGTCACACGAGAATGGACTGCTGATAAGGATACTGGTACTACTAATGGTAATCAAGCTATTTGGCTTGAATCACGTGATTCTATTGGATTTAGTCTAGGTTTCAATTCTACTGCTTTCATCCCAGAAGAAGATACATCTAAGTTTCTATACTATTATCCAACTACTGTACCAGATGATACAATGAAGAATGTAGATAAGAGTACTGCAAGCTTAGCTCATGTTATGGATACGGAGGTTAGAGCGCGTGTTCAAATGCTTGCGAATACAATTGCTGCAAAGTATGAGTTAGATGATTTACGGGCAAAGAAAGCCGAAATTCTAGCAGCTGTACGAAATGGAATTCCCGAACAAAAGGATTCTAATGGAAATATAATTCAGGAAAATTTGACTGGAACTATCGAGCATTTTGCTCAGCGTGGTATTAAGATTACTAACCTTGGCCAGTTTGGTGGTTTTGAATATGAGGAGCCAAAGATTCAAGATGCTATCAATGAGACGTTTGTAGCACAACAGGAAAAGGTTCGTACTGAAGCTGCATTTGAAGCACAGCAGAAAAAGAATGATAGAGTTGAGTTAGAAGCAAAGGCACAAGCTAATAAGGCGCGTGAAGTCGCGCTTGGCGAAGCTGACGCTATTAAAACTCTTGCTGATGCAAAGGCAGCTTCAATTAAATCTGTTGCTGAAGCTACTAAGCAAGCTGGACAAGATCCTTTGTTCTTGAAGCTGAAGCAATTGGAAGTTGAGTCGGAACGAATTGAAAAGTGGGATGGTAAATATCCTAATACTTTGATGAATCTTGGTAGGGAAGGTGCACCGAATGTTCTACTGAATGTTCCTACACCTACAGAGTGATCGGAATCATAAATTTTGTACCCAATACAGGTACAAAATTCGGAGGATAGCTCAGATGGTAGAGCGACGGTATATAAAATGTCCTTTACAATTCTTATCCAATTTGGATCGATGTTAAAGGGTTATCTATCGGAACCGTAAGTCGAAGGTTCGAGTCCTTCTTCTCCGATTAAAGAAAATATAGTATAATATAAATAAGAGACTGACAGGGAGAGGAATTCCATTGTAAGGCAAACAATAGACAGTCGCTGTGAGTACGACTAAAGTCCAAGTAACGTTCACAGGATTCCATCAGTCTTTTTTATGTAAAGTGTTTAGGGCCGTTTTTAGTCTTTAAAAGGAGAAATTAGAATGACGTATGTAAAGCATGTTTCAAGAAGTAATACACCACAAACTGAACCCCTCAAGGGACAAGTAAAGAATTCAGCTGGTGGCTATTGTTATCAAATTAGCCCGTTCGATCAGCTGAGACGATTTCTTATTCTTGGTTGTGAAGGCGGAAGCTATTATGCTACAGAGCGCAAGCTAACAAAAGAGAATGCTACTTGTATTGATACATGTATTGATCTTGATCCATTCACCACTGTCAACACTATCGCTGAAATTAGTGAAAGTGGTAGAGCTATTAAGAATGATCCTTGTGTATTCGCTTTAGCAGTAGCTGCATCTAACCCTAAGTCTTCTAGGTTTGCTTTGGCTAATCTTAATAAAGTTTGCCGGATTGGAACACATTTATTCCAGTTTGTTGAAGCTTGTGATGAAATGAGGGGTTGGGGTCGTGGTTTGCGTGATGCTGTTAGTAATTGGTATCTTAGCAAGACACCGGAAGCATTGGCTATGCAAGTTACTAAGTATGCTCAAAGAAATGGTTGGTCTCATAGAGACGTTCTGCGACTGGCGCACCCATTTGCCTATGGTGCACATAATGAGATTTTTCAATATGTGACTCAACGTGACAAGTGGCAAGAAAGAGGTGGAAATTGTCTACCATTACTTAACGCTGTTGAAAAAGCTAAGACAGCTAACGAAAAACAATTAGTTAAATTAATTGGAGAGTATGGTCTTGTTAGAGAGCATATTCCTACTGAACACCTTAATTCACCTAAGGTGTGGGAAGCTTTGCTTGAAAATATGCCTATTACGGCTACAATCAGAAATCTTGGTAAAATGTCCAGTATTGGATTAATTAAGCCACTTTCTAATGCTAGTCGAATTGTGATTGATAGAATCACAAGTAACGAAGTTCTTAAGAGGGGAAGGGTTCACCCATTTTCACTTCTTGTAGCAATGAAGACCTATTCTAGTGGTCATGGTTTTCGTGGAAGTCTAACTTGGAATCCTGATTCTAAGGTTGTAGATGCTCTTAACAATGCATTCTATAAGGCATTTGGGTTTGTTGAGCCTACTGGAAAGAATTTTCTTTTTGGTATCGATGTGTCTGGTTCTATGGGTTCCAAGATTAACAATACAAATGTCTCGTGTCGTTCTGCTGCTGCTTGTTTAGCACTTGTAACAGAGCAAATTGAGCCTAATTGTTGGATTTGTGGATTTCATACTCATTTCCAAAACCTAAATATCACTAGTCGAATGCGTCTTGATGATGTTGAAAAGAAAATTGAGGCATGGGATTTTGGTGCTACTGACTGTGCTGTTGCTATCGAATATGCTAGAAAGAATAAGCTTGAAGTTGATTCATTTGTGATAATTACTGATAATGAAACTTTTGCTGGTCATATTCATCCTACGGTGGCATTGGAAAAGTACCGTAAGGAAATGGGACGTGATGCAAAGCTAATTGTAGTTGCCATGACAGCTACTAATTATAGTATTGCGGATCCAAATGACCCAAGACAACTTGATATTGTTGGATTCGATGCAAGTGGGCCACAAGTTATCAGTGAGTTTAGTAAGCTATGATAAGGCATAGTAATTTACTTAAAGAATTAGATAGTATTAATACTATTTTGGGTAGTTTGAAATTTGACAGTGATACAAAACATTCTCTTGAACTAAGAAAGACTATTTTAATAGCTACATTAGCAATAACTGAAGCTTTAGGTGATATAGCACAAGTTATTGTAGATAAATGATTTGTTGTTTCCTCCTTTGAAAGATGGTACATTTTGTACCATCTTTCTTTTTAAAGAAAGGTATATAGTGCAGCAATATATAAGTATTTTACGAATTTATTATAAAAGATGGATGATACCAGCTTTTGTAGTTTTTACGTTTACTTTAAGCTATGCTTTGGTTCGACCCTCTATATGGCAGGCCGCGCTGACACTACTTGTGGATGAAGACCAAAATACGGTTCTAGAAATTATCAAAAATCGTAATGTAGTAGAAAATGCTCTAATAACAATTGGATCTTCGACTGAAGAACTTGAAAAAATTCGTGAAGATATTTCTTTAGACCCACCGAATGGGGAAGAGTTTGGCTCTACAAAAATAGTCTACCTTAAAGTAAGAAATGAAGATCGTGATAAAGCAATTAAATTAACTGATGCTTTATTTAATCAATTTAGTAGGCAATTCTATGACATAAGAAATAAACGTGTAAAGCAATCAATTGCTGAATTAAGTCAAATAATTGATTCAACTAATAGAGATTTAAATAATACTACTACACAAATAAAAGAAACTCCAATTGATATTGATCCAAATCAAATACGAAAATTGCAAGAAGATTTAATTGTAGCTAAAACTAATACTTCTACATTAATGGGGATAATGACTAATAGTCATCCAAAAGTAATAGCTGCATTAAATACGGAAACTAATATAGTCAATGAATTAGATCAATTAAAAATACAAATTGTGAATGGTATTGCTTACCAAAACTTATTAAATGAGGTAGAATTAAAGCGTGAAATATTAAAGAATGCATATTTAAAACTTGCAAAAGAAAATGATAATTTAATAGCTGAAAATAGTATTTGTAGATTAGGGGAACCAGAAACTGGTCTATCACCAGTCGGACCAAATAAAGTAGTAATTACATTAGCTGGTTTTTTTGGTGGTATAATAGTAGGTATAGGTATAGTATTTTTAACAGTGGGAGAAAATTGCCAAAAATTGACAAGATGAACTATCAAACAGTTAAACGAATAATAGATGTAATTATAGCATCACTACTATTAATTATTTTATTGCCGTTTTGTATTTTGGTAGCTTTGGCTACATGGCCAATGTTCTGCCAAACACGTGTTGGTAAAAATGGAAAAGAATTTAAATGTTTCAAATTTCGTTCAATGATTAAAAATGCCGATAAAATTAAATTACAGAATCAGCATCAAGACGATAGAACTTTCAAAATTAAAAATGACCCTAGAATAACTTTTATTGGTAGAATTATTAGAAAATGGAGTATTGATGAGATCCCTCAATTAATCAATGTACTTATTGGCGATATGAGCCTTGTTGGTCCTAGACCACCATCACCAACAGAAGTTACCCTATATGACCACAAGGATCTAAAAAGATTAGATATAAAACCTGGGTTGACATGTATCTGGCAAGTATCTGGTAGAGCTAATATACCATTCTCAGAGCAAATTAAAATGGATATTGAATATATAAAAAATATGGGATTATTAATAGATTTGAAATTATTATTTCTAACAATACCAACTGTTTTACTTAAGAAGGGAGCATATTAATGATACTAGATATAGAAATAAAATGTGAATGTGGGATTATGTTAGAAAGTACTGTAGTTAAACCAATTGGTTCGGTTAGTGATATATTATTAGTAATAGAAAAATGCCCTGATTGTTGTGAACAAGAATATAATGAGGGATATGATAATGGATTTAATGAGGGATATGATAATGGCCATAAGGAATCTAGTGAATGACAGAAGATGAATATATTGACGAAGTTGAAGAGGAGATTAGGGAAAGTTTAAAAGGAGTTGCACAAACAATAAGAAATGCTATAATAGTAATGTTCTTAGAAGGGTACGCAGATTGGACTGGACCTGGACATCCAATGAATTGTAAATTTGAGACTAATTCTCAAGCTCTTTCTCGGTGGGTAGATAGACTATGAGTACAGTAATAGCAAAATGTGAATATTGTAGCAAATCAGTAGACGTATATATTGACGAGGATGAAATTAGAGTCGAGCCATGTACAGATTGTATGTATAATAATTACAATCGTGGATTCGATGAGGGTTATAGAAGTTGTATACAAGATAATGAAAGTGAAAAATGAGAAAACAATTAAAATTTGTTGGGTTTTGTAAATGGTTGGAAAATGAAATTAATCTCCATTTAAAAGAGTATGGTGATGAAAGTTTTATTCATCCGCACGAAATTGTGGGATGTATGTATGGCCAATTAAGCAAACTTAGTGAAGCTGCTGATAAGTGTATTTACAGTACATATAATCTCCCTAATTTTGTAGAACGATGTAGAAAATTATTAATGGCAGCTGTTATTGCGTATGAATCTTCTAGATGTTTTGGTGGAGAAGTAGTCTTTGTGGAGGATGAAGATTCGGTGGTTTAAGAAGTTGTTATTTAAGCCATCTGATTTCGGTAATGATGGTCCTAATAAAATAATTGGACGCCTAAATGAAAAGAAAAGAAGAAACAACACAATTTCTTGATTCTACTATATCTTCCAAATGCATAGGAAGAGGAAATGGTAGGCGATCCTCTACTATTACAGCTAAAGTTAGAAAACAATTAAACAAAATTAGAAGAAGACATCTAAATAAAGATACAGAAGAAAGAATAAATGATGCATAAAACGTTAGGACCGTTAAAATCTGAAATAACAGAATTAAAATTAATACCGACAAATAAGTCTCGATGGGGTAGGAGGGTATTCAAATTAGAAGAACCATTTATATTTAAGATACATAATTGTGGTATCAATATTGATATTGAAATTCCTGCTGATTTTGAAACTGATTTAGCTTCTATCCCTTTAATCTGCCAGCCTTTTATTGGCGCTGCTACGGAATTTTTGGAAGAAGCGACAATTCACGATTTTTTGTGTGATAATGGATATCCAAGATTTTTTGCTAATTCTATGATGCGTATTATTATGGAATTTATGGAACGTCCAGCATGGAAGCAAAAGGTAATTTTTTGGACATTAATGGCATTTGGTTACGGTTCATTACCGTTAAGATTAACAAGGTTTTTGTGGAGTAAAATATGGAAAATTGGAAAAAATTTGTAGAGTGGTGTATAACTCATGGTGTCGAATTAAAGTTTGGAGAAGGTAAAATTACTTTAAGTATTGGTGATTTCAGTGTATCTAGTGAATATGATAATATTGAGATATTTGATTTTACTAAATTTATGACTAATTTTATCGATGTCACAATAGCAGCATATAATTGCAAGGAACATTTAATTAAGCAATTAGAAGATAAAATATGAAAGAATTAGATATTAAACACGTCCGAATAGCACCAAATACAGATGGTGTTGATGGCCTTTATATCAATGGCAAATTATTCGTATCTGATGGATACTATAATGGTATAAGTGCATATATTAGGGGGTTTTTAGAGGGTTTACATTATATGGGATGGAATGGTCCCTTTCAAACTCTTAGTCTTGATGATGATACAGATTATGCAATAGATATTTGTGAAGGTGAACCATTGCCGAAATTTTTAAATAGATTGCCACTTGAAGAAATGAATAAGAGTGTAGTGGGAGATTATGAACGTACACTTTATGAGTGAGAAACACGATTGGGAAACTCCTCAAGATTTCTATGATAAGTTAGATGAGGAGTTTCTTTTTGATCGTGACGTATGTGCTACGCACGAGAACGCTAAACATCCAATACATTGGACCATAGAAGATAATGCGCTTGAGCAAGAATGGACTGGTGTTTGTTGGTTGAATCCGCCATATGGTCGTGAGATTATCAAGTGGATTCAGAAAGCCTATGAATCGTCTCTCAGCGGCGCTACAGTAGTCTGTTTGGTACCTGCAAGAACTGATACGGCATGGTGGCACGAGTACGCTATGAAAGGAGAGATACGCTTTATTCGTGGGCGCTTGAAATTTGGTGGACATAAGAATTCTGCACCATTTCCAAGTGCTGTAGTGATTTTTAAACCACCGAGGAATAAGGTTATTAAACGTGTTTGTTATGGTTGGCATAATAGATGTAATATGAAACTTGAAGGAGATAATAAAATATGACAAAAATAGACCCATATGAACTTTTAGACCAAATTGACAATGCCTCAAAGATAGCTGCTGATCGGTTAGTTTGTATGTGCAGTGAAGGCGATATTGTAGCTTGGTTAGAGCGTATGCTTAAACGTACAGCCTCTCTTAAACGATATATTAAACAACTTGAAAGAGAAAATGAACAAAGAGACATTTGAAAAATTAGTCAAAGTTTGGACAAGAGATATTACTTCTAAGGAAGAATGCGCTATAGCCATAATTAATGGTTTTATTGAATACCAAGCTATCCTAGATCGTATAAATGCTTGGAGAAAAAAGAAATCTAATGCTGAATTAGAATATAGAAAATTAAAGGATCAATTGGATTGTGAAATCCAGGATATTAGAGATAAATGTCCACATTATTTATCTCATACTTCTGACGCAGATAGGTTTTGTGATATGTGTGGAGCTGAATTATGAAAAAAACTTTTCGATATCAAGTTTTTTATGGTTGGGAAAGAAAAGAAACTGGTTCATATTTATGGACTGGATATAAATTATGGGGTTTTGTAGTTAGACCTGACACAAATCAATTTGAGATAGATGATAATTTTCGTTCTCATTTTATTAACTTGATAGAAAAAACCCAAAAACCAGATATAAATTGGTCACCAGTATTTTTTGTTGTAAACCCTAGAGCAGTTAATTATGATCCTAATAAAGTACCGTGTTATAGTAGGTGGAGAAATGAATTATGACAGGTTGTTGTTGGTGGTGCTATCATGGTTGGCCAAAGCCTATCTATGATATTTATAAGAGAGCAGTTGACAAATTAGGTAGTACAATTCCATTAGAATGTGGTCCAGCTCATATTGTTTGGTCCGATGAAAACTTTGATTGTGCACAATGGTGTTTAGATAATTTCGACAAATATAAGGGAGATTATTCAGAAGAAGAATTAGAAATTATAAAACAATCATTATACGAATTATTAGAAGTATCAGATGAATTTAAAGCAGAACCAGCTGGTTATGATGGTGATAGACCTGAAAATTATCCTCCTCCAGACCATTGGGAAATGATAGTATGAAATTAGAACCGATACACATTCAGCGCTTAATAGCTACTCCACATGCTAAACCGGAACATGGTGTAGTTGTTCATCCAGAAGATTATCTACAGGTCCATGTTGATTTACAGCACTTAGGACTTCTAGAATTTCATCCTAACGTTGACACACCACGTGGTAAGTGGAATACTTGGACACGTACAGAGGCTGGAAATGCTGCTATTCAACTTCTTTTGAAGACTCTTGAGGGGTGGGTAAACGGTGAATAACTTCTTACTAAGCACACAAGTTTTGGGAATAGGAAGGCGGTGCTAGATCCCGCATATAAGAACAAAGTTCTGAAATTTCCCATCGACATGGCTCCTTAAGTCTTCCTTCTTTAAGTATCATTAACGTTGCTGGGTCAATTCCATGAAGTAACGCAAATTTAGCAGCTGTTTCGATTTTAATAAATGTTTTAAGACCATAGCCTTTAAACATATATCTCATTTTCCCCTCCACATGCCTCTTTATGGTCAATCGGCGCATCTAAGCAATGCATACAAACTTCACACATCACTTCGTAAATATCAATGACATCTTGGTCATCAAAACCTTTATTGTACAATTGCTCTGCAAAATATGTGTTAAGAATATCAATATCGCCCATCATCAAATTCTCCATATTCATAGTCTATGTCATCTGTCCAATCACCAAAATTTTCAATTGAAGTTTCACAAATAGTACAAAAACCATCTTCATTAACTTCTTCTTCATAACCACAACATACACATTTGTCTATCATAATTTTAGCCCTTTCTTTTCCTTCGATGATAATTGAATCGCATCATTTATTTGCTTTAACTCATTTTCTAATCGCTGTTTTTCCCGAATAAGCCTCTGCTTATTATCAGCATAACCATCAGGGATCCTAATTGGTCTTACTTCTTCTTTCTCAAGACCATAAGATTTACGTTCATCAAAGTATGCATCTATGTCTTTTGGCTTGCCAATAGCATGACCAAGAAGACGGCGCTTATCAACATCATGAGCATATACTGCCCAAATAATTTCACTCACTGTACTGTTCTCCTTTTGGTTTAGGAAGCTGAGAATAATCATAACCTTTTAGAAAATACCGGAAACCTCTATTCTTTACCCATATAGGTAGATGATATGCCTCAGCTTCAAAGGCATAAATCTTGCCATTATACTTAAAAGTTAAGAAGATACTGTCCCCAATTTCTTCACAAACTGTCTGAGCGAGCATTTTGCCGCTTGAATCCCAAACACCAATAATATAAAAATCAGCATTCATCGCGTTCATATTCACACTCCACATAAATAGTTCTAATACCTCTATCGTACAATTTTTCAAGTTTAGCCTCTATGCCTGGGCTCATAACCATGGCGCGTTCACAACCATATCGTAACTCATACCAAATATGTTTTTCGATTTCTTTTTTAATGATTTCAAATTTTACACTGTATTCAGTTGGTTCATCATAAGCAAAAAATTGAATTCTATTGGCACTTAAGGGCACCTTGAAAAATCTCCTAACACCATCATGACAAACTACTTCCCAATTAGAAGAAAATTCATAAATATAATTAGCAGTTTTTCTATAAGTATTTACATACTCATTAAAACTTAAGTCTACCCTAGTTAACTTCAAAATTCTCGTTTTCCCGACTAGCATTGATTGCCTCCTCTATACATTTTTCGCATGGCTCTACTGAGATACAAAGCCCCTCAAATGGCAGCGCTTTTGATTTAAGGCATAAGCCTTCACCACACCGCCCACAAAATACTTCAAGCATTATCATTCGTATTCGCACTCCACATAAATAGTTTTGTAGCCGTTTTCATATAATTTTTCAAGTTTTATCTCTATAAAGGCATCAAAATATATCCTTTTATTACCTCGAACAAAATAATAAAAATTTTCATCTTCCCCGTCAAAAGAAACAATTCCTCTATAAATCTTTAATTCAAGACGATTTTTACTTGGTTTGTTATAGGCAAAGAATTGTAGGCGCTTTACTATTCGCGGTAAGTTGAATAATTTGTAAACCCACTCACCACAAACAAATTCATTATCTCCCTCAAAACCAAGACAACGAGTAAAATAAGGATATTCTACATATCTATAATACCCGTATAAAATCTCTGTTTTTCCAATTAGCATTTTTCCCTCTCTTCTTATTGATTAAAAAGAAATTCCACAAGCATATCTCTAAAGAAACTTTGAAAATCCCTACTATTATCTGTAGCACCAGTGATATAATGTGCTACTTCCTCAAGTGCTGCTTTAAGAGTTAATTTATTAAGGCCACTAGAAATGTCTTCACGAAGGTAAACTCCATTATCCTTCGCAAAGCCCATAAGGTCTGATTCAGCATCCGTAAGTTCTTTATAACAAAAGACTTGCGGCATTTCCTTGTCGTTTGTAAACCCTGACATTTTGCACCATTCCCATACAATCTCTACTGCCCTTTTCGCGCTTGATGTAGCTTCAAATATTTCTCTTCCTTTGCGCTCATTCTCTGTTAAGACATCATCAGTAGTTTGAATACCAAAATGCTCAACAGTAGTAAACCATGAATCAGGTATCTCTGCTACATTATACCCTTTACGTTTTGCATAAGTTTTGGCATAGTTATCACCATTCACTGGTGCAGAAACAGTCTTATCCCCTAAAGCTATTTCCCAAGCACCAATCCAATTATTTCTTTCCTCTTTTGTAGCGCTATAAAATGTTGTATAGTAAGTATCAATTTTTGCTTCAAAACAATTTTTTCCAGAAGCAAGCGCCCTAAAAATATCAGTTAATGTTAATTGATCAGCTTTTTTAATAGCTTTAGCACATGCTGCTTTTAAAGCATACTCACTTGAATTTCTACAATCATCAATTGTAATTTCATTTGCTCTAAAATTGTAGTCATAAACAGAATCACTATGATCAGTTAATTGACGTACAAAGACACCTTCTCTATAAATCATCGGACCATTAGATTCAGTAAAACTACGATTAGCTTTTGGTAAAATAGTCTCTTTAAGTTGTGTTGTATCCTTAGAGAAATGTAAAAAGCGCTTAGGTAGTTCTTTTACATATTCTAAAATTTCCGGTGCATCTTCTACCTTAATGAAAATTCTTGTATACCCATCCTTAGCTTGTGCATTTTCAGTAAGCTTAACACAAAGATCACCAGATTCAATAGATGGTAAAAACTCCTCAGTCTCTTTAATTGTCCTATCTATAGCATTAGAAATAAATTCTCTAAGTGCCATGTCAATGGTAGTCCAATCAATAGACCCAAAATCTAAAACCCATCCAAGATCGATCTTTTTGTTATTAGCACCACTAAGCTTACAAAATACCTTATCAAAAGTACTACCTTCCATATCATAAGGTTCAGTAGAAAATGAAAGCCTAGTTTTTCCGCAATAGATGCGAAAACCAATATTGTTCCTAAGCAGGAGATTTACGCTTTGTTTATTGCCAGTACCAAATTGACCAATTGCACCATCTATACCACAATTGCGCGTAGTACTTGCTCCAAGAAGAGTAAATGATTCAATTGGCGCTACACCTTTATTCTGGATCATTAAGAACATGATTTCTCCCATTCTGCAATTCTGACACGAAGTTTATCAATTTCTTTATCTAATTCTTGAACTAATGTTGAAATTGAATCCCATCTTCCAGATAATTCATTATACTTGAAGATAAGAAACAATTCACGCCCCGTTTTTCCTTCAGGTAGTAAAAGCACTAGTTCGTCTAATTTTTTGTCAACAGTCTTACATAGCCTAGTTGTTTCTTTCATTCTAATGTCCCCTTTTGTAATTTACAGAAAAGAACAAATGATTTATCATTTAAATCATCTGTAATAGTTGAAATTGCATTCAACATTCCAACTAGTTCATGGTATTGTACTAAGAGTTGTTTATCATACAAATTAAGGTCAGTAACGTATGATTTGATATCATTTAATCTAGAGTAAATTACTCTTAATTTATATATCATTACATTCCTTTCTTAACGATACAATCGTCTATCAGGTGGTAAAGCACTATCCCATTTATCATAATGCCCAGAAGTTAAATGGTCTTGCTTATAACAATCAAGTTCTGTCTCTTCCTCATAATTAACTACTCGTTCAAGTAAATCAATTAACATATCACTTAAGGTGTACCATCCATCGGTATCTAGTTGTTCTGGTTCTGGTATATTCTTATCCTTTAAGTCTTCTTTGAATTGTAAAGCAAGTTGATATGCTTCTGATGAACCACTATTTTCCAATGTTTCAGCAATATTACATATAGTAATCATATATAATCCTCAACTAAAAATTCTGTAAGTATTTGGTTGGCCATGCCATGCCCATAACTCACGTTGTGTTTTTCGTAGTCTCTTTACTTCTTTTGCAAGAATAGATCTTTTAGCCCGGTCTGTCAAATTCAGGCTTCCGATGCTAAATCTTGTCAGCAATATTAGTTGTTTTGTGTTCATACTTGAACCATACATCAAAAAAATTTGGTTGTCAAGTATTTGACTCACAAAAATTTGCATGGTATGATTGAATATTGAGTCGCCCAGACTAAAATGGGTGCGGTCAGTTGCTGCCGTATGGTAAAATGTATCACCTAACAGTGCATAAGGCAACCTTGTACCTATCGCGACGGCTACGGTCTGCGAGTAGGATCTTGGCAATTAGTGGAATCATGGTAATTCTACGCAATATAAGGAGAAAGGCCATGTAACTATAATGATTTTAGTGATAAGCTTGTATAAAATTTTTATTTGAAAAAGGGAACAATGGAATGATCCCTCTTTTCTATTTATCTTGGAGAAATAAATGACAGTAAATGAAGCAATGGCTATATTAGAAGTAGATGATCTTTTAAGAGAATTAGAACAAACACGGCTTCAATTTAATCAAGACTACAAACGTTTCTGGTTGAAAATAGTCTGTGAAGCTGTAGAAACTGTAGATGTAAATGATGGCAATTGACGAAGCAGCAAAGGGATTTTAAATGAGCAAATTGACACTAGGCCAAGCTGAAGCTATTCTAGAAATAGACACATTTTTGGACGCATTAGTTAATCTTCCAATGGTTGATTTTATCCAAGAATATTATGAAGATTGGAAGAATCTAATCGAGGAAGCTGACAAAATTGTTAATGATGATGAATAGGGGAGGTGTTCCTAGCAGCGGACTGTAAATCCGTTGGCATTGTTATGCTAGGTGGGGCCGGGAGGTTCAATTCCTTCACTTCCCATTGGCCGAGTGGCGGAATAGGTATACGCACGGGATTTAAAATCCCGTGGGCTTTATGCTCATGTGGGTTCGAGTCCCACCTTGGCCACTGAAAGGGGAAATGATGATTGACGAAACTGTAAGAAAATTAGAGATTGTAGGTAGAGCAAATGAACTAAATGCAATTCTGGATTTATTGGAACTAATGGATGTAGATATTGTACATAACATAAAAAATGTTACTTTGAACGAAAGAATAATTTGGGGTAGAGTATATGGGGAGGAGATACTATGAGAAGTGGTACTTATATTGGTAATATAGAAGAATTAAAAGGAGAAACAGCGCTTATCCTATTAAATGGGACAACTGTTAAAGCTCAATTTGATGATGTCAATACTGGTTTTGGTTACAGTTGGCATGAGTTTAATTATGACGAATTTGAATTAGATCCCGAGGAGGAAATTGATGATTGATGACAAAATTAAGATTAGATTAAAGAGACTTTTTGCAGTAGCTGAAAATGATGCTAGTACAGATGGTGAAATTGAGAATGCTATGCGTGCTGCTAGAAATCTTATGTCACAGCATCAAATTGAACGTGATGATATTTTTGAAACTGATGATGGTGAAGTCTGTACTACAAATGTAGTATTTGGTAGAAGTTCCTGTTATTCAATGTATTCGTCAATTTGCAGCTGGGAAAGTTACATTTGTAGATTTATTAGTGATTTTGTTGGTAATGTTGGATTTTATATTCAAAATGGAATACTTCGTCGTAATTCTGCTGGAATGGCTACAAAAGGAAAAGCTACCAAAATTACTTTTTATGGTCCTGAATTAGATGTGCAATTCTGCATTGAATTATACGATGAAATTTGTTGCTTTGTAACTGCTTCTGCTAAGTTAAAATTTGGAAATGCGCTTGCACGTGGCGAAGCAGCAGCGTATGCTGAAGGCTTTGCACACGGTCTTTGGGAAGCTAACAAGAAAGAGACAAGGGTTCTTGAGGAAGCTAGTCAAGGTGGCGACAAAAATGCCTTAATGGTCATTAACAGAAGTTTAACGGTCAAGAAAGACGCAAAGAAGTGGCTATCAACAGAATGTGGACTAAAATTAGGTAAGGGAAGACCACTACCAAGTATGGCATTAAAAGATTTTGGTGCATACGCGGAAGGTAAATCTGATGGTGCTGATTATAAACCAGCCTCTAGACGAAAGGCAAGACTATTAGAATGACAAAACTTCAAATAAAAATTGATAAAATAAGAAAACTTGATGCAGATCAAGCATTAAAAGTTATTTGGGGTTGGGTTAAAGATGATGTAATCTCTTTAAAAGAATTCAAAATTTTGATTGATGTAATTGTTACAGAACAATCAATGAAATCATACCATATAGCAACTTTAGAATGCAGTAGAATTCAAATATGAAATATCTAAAGAAAATAAGAATTAAAGGATATGAATATGATATTAGTTATGTGCCTACAGGAGAAGAAGTTTCAAGAAATTTTTCTACTTCTCTTCTAGGCCAATGCACATCTAGTCCTAAGAATTCTTCTATTAGAATTTTTTCGGATCAAACTAAAATAGGAATTTTGGAAACTTTAATTCATGAAACTCTTCATGCATTATTTTATAGAAACCCATTATTAGCAAAATATGTCAATGATGAAGAAAGTTTTATTGAAACATTAGCATTAGAAATAGCAATTATTTTGATAGAAAATAAATTAGTAAATTTACCTAAAAAACCTCCTATTACTCGAAGATACCTTGAAAAATGAGTGTAGTGCTTATAAAGGCAAAAGGTGGGGATATTTATGGGTAGAAAGAAAAAAGAGCCTAAGGTGGCTCAGATGGGTTATTCTGGTGTATCTGAAAAAGAACTTGCTAAATTCAAGAAAGAGTTGATTGCAAACGGCGCTAAAGATGTTACAGTTCAATTAGACGAAGACACAATGCGTGAGTTTCCAGATGAAGGTAAATTTTACTTAGTGGATTATTTTAAATGACAATAATTAAAGTAGTAAGTGAAGCTGGTATAAGTGTTTTATTTAAAATAGAAAGTAATTTTGAAGCAGCTTTAACAAATATTAGAACACTTCTAAAAAAGCCACAATCAACAAGTACTACTATTATAGCTGGCTTGCTGACTGTATCAAATTTATATTCAATAAAGAGCATGGATGATATGGAGTTTGATTGGATTGAAATAAATTTCAGGTCTAAAAAGATTATGAAATGTCAAAGGAAAGATTCTATTCCAATAACCTATATAGTAGAGGATATGGTAAGATGAATATTACTACTAATGATCTTGTATTAGCTGGTAATGCCGTAAAAGCATGTCTTGATGGTGATTCTATTTCTGACAAGGAATTAGAAAGCAGTATAAAAGTACTTAATATTGTAGTTGATGCGCTTAGGCACTTCGGTGAGCGTTATTACTTAGCTTACCACGAATTAAATCAAAGATATATCCAATTAGAAAATTATATGGAGGCAAGAAAACGTGACAGATAACATAATAAGAACAAAGATTATATGTTATGATTGTGGTGAAAAACTTTCAACTGTTAGAGTAAGTTATAACCCTGAAATAGAACAAGAATATGGTTATGTAGCTATTTTAGTGCATACATGTAGTAAATGTCAAAAAAAAGTTCTTGATAAAGAATTACAAAAAGTGTCTCAATTATATAAAGAATTATATGGCTAGATCTACCTATATTTATCTTGTTCGTTCTCGGTGTAATCCAGCTTCAATCTATGCTGCTTTTACAGTGAAGAGAGAAGCTAGACAATGGACACTTAAACTAAAGGATCCTATTACTAGTTCTTATTTAGGTAAGGAAAATTTCAAATGGCTTGAATTGTATCGAATGAAGGATAATCCTAAAGAACCATTTATAGGAGAAGTTATATCATGGTAGAAGCATATATTGATCAGCGCTTAGTACATTTACGCCAGCTATCTGGCTTGAACGTGATTTCTAGAACAGATGAAAAAGGGACTTTCTATCAATTTGAACATAACGGAAGAAGTGTCTATACAACTTATTCTTATAAGAAAGTAAAGACTTTTGCACTTGGAGTGGCATATGGGCGCTATTGCGCTCAGACACTAGGGATTTAGTTGCGCTTAGCTACCGGGGTGTAAGTTGCGCTTGGACCGGGGTGTAAGTTGCGCTTGGACCGGGGTGTAAGTTGCGCTTGAAGATAATTGCACTTGAAGAAATTTGGGCTTATGGAGTACACAATTGAATTAACGCAAGGCAAAACTACTATTGTCTCTGAAGAAGATTATATGTATTTAAGACAATGGAAGTGATATGCTGCTAAAAACAATAATACTTTTTATAGTATGAAGACTCATAATAGTAGAAAAATTTTTATGCATAGAGAAATAGCAAAAAGAATGGGATTAGATTTATCAAATGAGATAGATCATAAAGATAATAATGGTTTAAATAATAGAAGAGAAAATCTAAGGACTGCAACTCATGCTCAAAATAATCAAAACAAAGGTAAGAGTAAAAACAACACAAGTGGATATAAAGGTGTAAATTGGGAAAAACGTAGAAATAAATGGAGAGCAAGAATCTATTTTAATAAAAATTATATTCATTTAGGTTATTTTAATGATATAGAAGAAGCAGCTAAAGCTTATGAAAAGGCAGCTAAGAAATATCATGGCAAGTTTGCTAGAATTGAATAATTTTACCTATAGAAAACCGCGCTTATAAGTGCCATTTTATCTGCCTAATGGCGCGCTTATAGATCTGATTTTTCCTGCCTATAACCTTAGATTTATCTATTGAAAGGCGCGCTTATATATCACTTCCGGACATCTGGATATTAAGATATACATACCTTCAGATATACATACCTTCAGATATACATACCCACATATCCTCTTTCCCCTATATCACATTGACTTTCTTGTGATTGTATGCTATACTCTGGACGTTCGCACCAGCAAGTTATGGAGGTTTCGTGTTGCTCTTGTTCTACTTTGAGCCAAGTAAGATCAAACGCTACACCAAAAGCAAATATTGCTGAACAAACAAATAGAACTAACAAAATTATTAGCAAATCAATACTCTCCTTCTAAATCAAAATCAATATAATCATAATACTCAGCCCAAACTTCGCAAGCTACAGAATCAAAATTTCCATTAGCCCTATCTTCCTTAACGGCTTCTTTAACATATTCCTCGCCATCAGTAGTTAAGTTATTAGCAAAAAAGTAGCCAATTTTAGTACCATCACTCATAACATGAGCATTTAAACAATCCTCACCAGCTGCACAGTGTTGGGGAGAATCGGATTCCTCGTCATCACTACAATATTTAGGGTATTCACCACTGTCATAGCTAGTTTCATCGTCAATATCAATGTCGCCTACCCCAACTTTTTGGAGTCTTTCTTTGATAGCATCAACACAATCATCACAATAAATATCAGCGTCATAAATCGCAGCCATTATTTTCTCCTATTTTTTATAAATGTAGAAATATTGATGATCACCAATATACAACTCATTCTCTACCCCATCAGAGGCAATAAAATGACCCCTATCTTCTAAGTTTCTGGCTTTCTCAAAAAAATTGTGGATACCACAAGAAGAATCAATCAAAGCCCTAATAGCTTCATTACTCTTTTCTCCTCCACTATTAAGAGCTTCAAAGATTGATTTATCAAAGCCAGTAACAGAGGAAAGAAAATCTGAATCAAAGGACCAAAGAGAATCGTCAATAAATCTATCACAAAGAACGTCAGCTTCATCGTCATCTAGGACATAATATTCTGTATCATTTTCTTTTACGATACAACCACAACCAGTTAAATTCTTTATGGAGCAATTGTATCCCTTGCCACTAAAAAGATGATAATATAAGAGAAGAGTACGTTGATCATCATAATTAAATTCATTAAGATGATTATCAACAATCCCCTCTAAAATCTCTTCCTTAATTTCCCTAGTAACTTCACAATCTTCCAGCGCCTCAAATACACCAATTATATTCATTTTAAACCTCACAAAAAGAGTAAGTAAAAATATCTACTGATTTTAGTATACAATCTACACACTATTTGTCAAATTGGCACGCAATATATAATGAATAAAAAAATAATTTGACAAACAAAAATGCGCTTGCATACTATCAGAAAGGAGATAGACGTGAACCAATTAACAGACAAGCAACTAATGCGGTTAGCTAATAAGCTATGGTATAGATACGGAGAAGGAGATCACTTTGGTTGGGATCTTAGGACCATACCAGAATGGCGGAAGGAAGCTTGGTTTAGAGTAACGAATGAAATAAAGAGGAGAGAACTATGAAAAAGTACACTATCGGGATCGTTGAACAAGTATTTGATGAGAATGCTTACTGCATTAGCCAACGCTTTATTGCTGGCGACGAAGTACAATATGAAGACGATGGCGGGGATCCTTATGTAGGCGATGAGGATTATTTGGCAAGTTGTTACCATCCGTTTGACATGGTTCAACCACCTTGTGGTCAGAAACATATCGATTATATTAAAGAGTAAAGGGAGCAAATTATGTTACGATATCTGTGTGGTACACCCGACCATAAATGCGGTGGCACAACTCTTCAAGTTGACAAGAGGCTAAGAAAAGTACATGCGTCATCAGAAGATGCCTTTGCTTGTTTTCGACGTTATCTGATTTCTATGGGCTATACTTCAGTAGGGCCACGTGAATTAGCGTCTCCTGACGATGGGCGAGTATTGGTCCTTACAAAGAAAAGTAAATTCGGTGGCGCACTACGAGTTGGCAAAACAGCAGACAAAAGTGGAAAGCGCTTAACGTTTAATTGGGTACACGGCCACACTGGTGGTTGCATTCACGGTTAGGAGTTAAAATGAGAACACGAAACAGCTTTGCTTTTCTTGCAAAAATTGGTAAATACCTTAGAAGTAAGGGTGCTATAGTAGTTGTTTCTCCTGATCGAATTAAAACATACTATCTCGATACTGTACACGGAAAATTGGCCATTAACCTTGAAATCAATCCTACTAATGGCAAGGGTTGTAATGGTCCAGGATCCATTTTCTGTAAATTTGAGGATTATGAAAGAGCTAAGGATTTTCTTGCTCATAATAGATGTGGTAATTATATTAGTTATTCAGGAAAATGGAATCATAGATATTTTGATAGTTGGGTTACCAAGGAAGCATTTGAGGATTTCAAATACAAAATCGACCAAATTACTTATGATCCGTTTTTGGCTTGCATCGGATTGATTGCTGGCGATATTTTTAATCATTTTTCTTTTTGTAGAAAAGATATACTAGACAATTTTTGTACCTTAGTGGAAACACGTATAAAAGTGCTAAGAAAAGTAATAGGTGAGTGATACACTAGTGGCCTTGCCATTTTAAAGGGCATAAAATGAAAGTTTCAAAAGCTAGGAATATTATCAAAGAAGCGCTTGATCTTGGTTTAATTGATTTTAATGAAGCGGCACGTAGGCAAAATGCTATCTCACGTGTTTCTAATAAACCGCGGCAAGTGAATATTTGGGTTTTGGATCTTGTTGATCTTGTTGAACAAAGACAACACGGTAATCTTTTAACAATTGGAGGTATGGTATGACTTTTGGTGATTGGGTAAATCATATCACAGCTTACACAACTTTAGGCTTTCGGTTAACACCAGATAAGGGAATGGTATCTTGGTTATTTGCTATATTTGTAAACACTATTTTGAGGTTGTTTTCGATTTGGTTGATTATTACTGTTGTTCGTTTTGCTTGGAAAGGGTAAATAAATGTACAATGATTTTGAAGATGATTTTGAAGATGATTTTGAAGATGATTTTGAGGATGAGGATGATTACGAGGATGAGTATGAGGATGAGTATGAGTATGAGGATGAGGATTATGATGATTACGAGGATGATGAATGTGATGATCCTGATTGTCCTTGTCACGACTAAATATTTTCCTTGACACAAGCCTAGACTTATTCTAGGCTTGTGTTAGAGGAGAAACAAATGAGAATCACAAATAAACACCCTGTAAGACAAGAAATCGCTAATCTTGAGACATATCACGAAACTCTATTAGAAGCTATCGGGCAAGTGGAAGATATCCTTGCTAAACATGGCTTGGAGTTAGGTACTGCTGCCTCATTTCCTGTTGAGTACCCAGGCGGAACAGTATCTTTTCCAATTATACCAATTGAGACAGCTCATATTGTCTGTGATCGTTGCGGTATGGAATGTAAGGAATTTAACAATAATCTAGTTTTTTGTTGGTATGAAATGCCTTCTGGTAGGTACGAAATTACTGTTTATATCAGTTGAGGTAGTTATGCAAAATGTAAAAAAAGTTCTGCTTGGGTATAATCTTCGTGGTCCAGATACGGATCTAACTGACGAACTATCTGGAGAAGTTCTACGGGTTTTTCTATCCAATGACACAGAAGTATTGATTGAATTATTTGAACGTCAAAGAGGAATCATCGAAATTAGTGTAGCTGGGGGGTTTAATAATCAAATAACAATTTTACCAGTGGCGTCGAATAAAATTGGTGTTACATCAACATGAAACTGATCATTATTGTTTCTTGGATTTTGTTTATTTTGTATATTATTTCAATTTTTCTAGTACCGTGAATAAACCTGATTTTGTTGAACGAATCGAAAAAAGAACTGGTCTTAAATGTAGGTTTAAGTCTTCTTGGGGTGAAGGTAAATACTCTACTTGGTATCTTCTTTCTCCTACTGATTTTGAATTATTCGAGTTGTCTGGTTATTCTGATTCTAGATTAGGATCAGTTACTGCGCCAGATATCCAAAAATTAGACCCAAGGGAGCCATGACATGTTTGGTTACGAGATTAAAAAATTTGAGAAGCTTTTTGATGACGATAATTGTAAAGTTTGGCAGGGCTATAACAAGCAAGGTGCTAAAGTTGAAATTTATGAACATGATGATCATTATGCTTTTTTGGTCACAAAAAATGCTGTTATGATTGCAGATTTTTCGATTGACAAGCCAAAGTAAAAAGCTATTATTGAGTGTAAGAGAAAACATTCAACAAGGCTTTAGCAATGGAGAAACAACCATGTCAAAGAGATCTATCTTTCAAGTCTACGTCACTTTTGTAGCAAGGCACGATACAAACGACTGGTTTATTTGGCACACTCAATCGGAGGGTGACTGGGAAAACAATAACCCTATTCCCGAGATTCCTAACGATTTAAAAAGTAAGGGAATATGGATTGATCTCCCAGAAAAGGAAGTCCTTGATATTCTTGAGGATCGTAGGGTTACTGCTAGTGTATGGAGTGAATAATGAATATACTAATTGTGCATGATCACGAACGTTTTCTGATTATAAAGGGTGAATGTGTTTGGGGTCCGTACCGTATTGGCGCTTGGACAAATCCCAAACATATTGAAGGCAATCCGTATCTTGTGTGGTCCGAGCCAATTTTACAAATTCTAAAACTTGACCCATTTGATACAAATATTACTGTTGCAAAGTGTCGGAGTGGTGATTTGGAGTATTTCTAATGAAACTAATCTATTGCCCAGTATGTAATGATGTTAGAAAAATCAATCCGCGCAAAGTTGTAGATTGTGAGTGTGGTAAAAGTTGGGGTGTTTATGAAAAAGACGGGCTTAATGCTACCTATGGCGGAAAAGCCATTCCGTTAGGTTTTAATAATTCTTCGTTTCTTTCTGCTATTGATAGTCAACCACTTTGTGGGCTTGGTTCTCATTTTGAGGCTTTTGTAATTCCTATCTGGTGTGACACCTATGAGCGAGTTACATAGAGCAATGCAATTAGCTTTCGATGTCAAATTAGAGATACTTGGCGGCGCTATACGAAAGCAGTTAGGAGCAAGCAAACCAGATTTGTCAGATTGCATACAGTATGCTAAGATAGGTATGTCATCGCCAATAGACTCTACTAAGCTAGTGGCCAAAGAAATTTTAGACATATTGGAGAATAAGTTATGATCACTGTGCATGAAGAAATCGAAGAAATAGAAAATGAAATTAAAAAAGTAGAAAAGCAGCGCGATGAATGGGAGCCTGATCCCGATGATTTTGAGGTACGTGAACTATTTGACAGCTATGTCAAAGAATACTATACTTGTTCTACTTGTGGTAATATTTCTTTGGATGAGGTAGCTTTGCGTACTGCTTTTAATGATTGGTTTGATAGTTTTTGCAAGAATAGGGAATTTACTAGTCTTTCTATGTATAGTACAGTAATGGATTATTACGATAATAAGCTAGAAAAATTACAAAACTATCTTTATAGGTTGGAGAGAAAACTTGAAGCCAACGATTAAGCAACTTATAGCGAATATTGAGTCTGCTCAAGAAGAGTTAGAAAATGCCATCTTGGATAAGATGGACCAAATTGCGCGACGATTAGGATTGACAGAAATGTGTGTATCATCCAATTTTAATAGTTGGATTTGTGAAGACAAAGAAATTGATTCAGAACAATTATGTAGATTGGAAGGATTATATCGAGAATATGTAAATTATGCTGGATTTGAGGCTATTTGGTCACCTGAAAGGGGATGGTATTGACACAATACTACTTTGACGTGTTCTATTATGGTGAATATCAAGGAAGATTTGGCGCTTGGGGTAAGACACAAAACAGCGCAGAAACTACCCTAAGAAAGAGGCTCCGGACTATCTATTTTCTTGAATACATGGAGATATATCCATTATGAAACTTGACAAGCCTTTCTTTTGTGCTATGATTTAGTAGAAAGAGAGGGCAAACCATATGGAAATGTGCTTGTTGCGGGTGGTGATTCTAGCCTATGTTTAAGTAGTGACACATTAACAAAGAGGGCTTAAATGTACATTCAACTAACAACACGCTGCAACATGTCTTGTGAGCACTGCTGCTATTCTTGCACTGCTGAAGGCGAGGATATGTCCAAGGAAGTGTTTGATGCAGCCATTAAGCTGTGTGAGGATTGGGGTAGTTACATTATTCTGGGTGGTGGGGAACCCACATTACATCCGAAGTTTAGGGAATATTTGATTGATGCAATTGTAGCAGATGCAGAAGAGGGGGTATTTGTTATAACAAATGGATCAATTAAGAAACATGCATTACTATTAGCAAAATTAGCAAAAAAGAATGTTTTGCAGGCTGAGCTATCACGTGATGAATTTCATGATATAATTGATCCTGAAGTTGTTAAAGCCTTTGATGGTCGTTATCGTGATGTCACTAATAAGGGAACAAGGAATCCTGTAGCAGTTGGAAGGGCTTTAACGGTTCTTGAAATTGAACCCGGTGAATACAGTAATTGCGCTTGTGAGGATTTTTTCATTAAACCGGACGGTACTATTCGGCATTGTGGTTGTGATGATTCTCCAATTATTGGTAATGTTTTTGAGGGTATCAAAGAGTGCGAATGGGGTGTCTGTTACAAAGATGCTGAGGAAAGTTACCCAACTTTGATTTGACAATCTTGACCGGGGTGGTAGTTGCGCTTGACCGGGGTGGTAGTTGCGCTTGACCGGGGTGGTAGTTGCGCTTACGAATTTTTGGAGAATCAAACCATGTGTGATGTTAGTGTTGGTCAGTATGTCTTACTAGATAGAGAAGAGTTTGGGATCACTGGTGGTATTGTGGTTGCTGCTGATTCCAAAGACTGTTTCTTGTACTACAATATTCGGGAGGGGAGAGTACATTCCTATTGTGGCGAGCGTATTGTTGATGTTGGTGACATCACTAGATTAGAGTTTTATGGTAAGACACAAATAGGCACTATCACAAAGAATAGGACTATGTTAACCCCTAAAATCATCTTTAAATGGAAAGATGTAATAGAACCACAACCAACAAAGAAGTATTAGTATGTCACCATACCCGATTATAGTGTATTACACAGATAGCAAGAAAGTTTGCTTTATAGAATCCCCATTTGAGCTATCTTGCTCATCTTTTTTGCTACTAAGGATAAATACAAACTATAAAGAATTTGCACTTATTCAAGACATAATAGCTTGTATTAACCAAACACACACAATAATTGCTAAGCATTGATTATGGCAATTTTTCTACTTACTTTTCCGGCTTGATTTTTCCTGCCAATCGCCTTAGTTATGATTTTTCCTGCCTACAGTCTACGTTATGATTTTTCCTGCCTACCTTCTATCTTATGCCGGGCATTTGGACCTTCATATCTTCATATCTTCATATCTTCATATCTTCATATCTTCATATATACATATCTTCATATCTTCATATCTCTAGATATACATACCTACATATCCAGATATCCAAATTATGGATCTGGTCGTCCGCTTTCATACTAGCCTAGTTTTCTTTACTTGACAACAAAAAATGCGGAGCTAGATTTGATAGTCAGGCTAGATCGTTCTCATAGTGATATGAGCTACCGCCCAAAATGCGCGAAACGGCACGCATGATCTAGCCTACCTACTTTTCAACACCCTATAGGAGCTAGATAAATGACTAAAACCCCACGAACTATCACTATTATGGGGCGCAAGTGGTTTGATAAGGTAAACGGTAATACTTACCACTCGGCTACCATCCTAGTTGACGGGAGGCACGTGCACAAAGTAGACTATGAATATGGATATGGGGACCAATATGTCTGGAGTGCATGGGAGTGGTTAGACGCAAACGGTTATATCAAGATCAAACGGTACAGCAACGGTGGAACGGAGGCACCTTGGCAATACTGTGATCGCGAAGGGATCGTACTGTTCTATACTGCCACGGATGTCAATCATAAAAAGGACCTATAACTATGAGCTACAAACTAACTCTAACCCACGACGAGAGACAAGCTATAGACTGGGTAGGTAACCGCTATGCACATGGAGACGAACTAGGGCTACTCCTGCGGGAGTGGACGGAGGCAGAGTGGGATGACGAACATGACATCACTTTCGTACTCCCCGAACACGTGGCATGGTGGATCCAAGATATCGGGGAAGAGGAGGAGTACCGATGGACTTGCTTCGCGCCTAGTTTCGTCCATAAACTAGACCAGTTTGTTGCCGGAATTGTTTGACACCAGCGCGGCGCGATCCTAGTCTTGAGTAGTCAAACAACACAATCCATAAGGAGCTAACCTATGATCTATATAATTGCAGAGTATAACCGATACGGGATCAAGGAGCCACGTATAGTTGACACAACGGAAGCGCAAAAAGTGTACGAGCAACTAGCAGGAGAAGGAGCTACCCTTCCCGATATCCCCGGTTGTTATTGCAATGAGGGTTTTGACGATCTTCTCTGGATTATCAAGGAGTAGCAAGCCGCAGTGATAACTTGACACCAGCGCTGCGCGATCCTAGTCTTGAATAGTCAAACAACACCACAAACAACAAGGAGCCAATTATGTCAAGAATGCCGAATCTTCCGGTTGATTCAATGTGTGAGAAGGTTTCCGATTCTGACGCCGAGATCGTTCGCAAAGCTTTTAGGAAAAGTGGTGATCTACGGGCTACGAAACCGTTCAAGCGCGCCACTACCCTATTCGAGGGGCAGTGCAATTATGTCTGGCGTATGCTTTGCTATGATTATTGCGATTTTCACCCTCATTGCTGTATGCCGGTTACTGCCGATTTTGATATTTCTGCCGCTCTTTACAATAGTATGGATCGTGACGAGCGGTGGGAATTTGTCAAGAAGGAGAAGGAGAGACTCGACGAGGTAGTAAAATTGGCAGAATCGGCATTATCGGTTCTGGCACAAGCTGGTGCCCTTCGTTGGGCGCGCGCTTTCGGGATGGTCTAACGTGTTGCGGGAGGGGCGCAGTGGCGCGCCCCTCCCTTGAGGAGTGACTAATGGTCAAAATAACCTACACACGCATGTTTCGAGATACTGTTGAGGGTTCCTATGTGTGGATAGAAAACGGCACGCATTCTAAGCAGTTTGTTAGTAGGGATCATGGCATTAACGCGATCTGTAACTGGAATAAACAGACAGAATGGTCGTATGTGCTACTCAGCATAGATCCCTCTGTACCGTCAAAAGCAAAAACTCAAGTTATGCCAAATGGGGAGATAATATGATAGACGAAATCAGGGATCTGTTAACTGACATACTAGAGGGGTCAACAGACTACAGTGCACACGATGACTATGGGGCAGGATACCTCCATTGCGTTGATGAAATTGGCCACCATACACCACAAGTGGAAACATGGCTATGGCAGCACCACCCCGATACGTGTGGACGTCTAGGGATAACCTTGACTAAACGGATAGCATCGCGTATAGCGGTTAGTTCTATCGATTGTGAGCCTATTCATAGTTGGAACGAATACTGCGAATATTCAGGCGACGGGTGTTGTTTGTGGGGGTGTGAAGTAGACGAAATTGAGACACAAGTAGGGATCAGGGATCATGATATTCTCAAGGAGGCATGGTACGATGGCACACTAGAAGGGATTCTAGACGAGCTAAGCGAGGAATTCTGCATACATTCGATCACTCGCTACAATCCAGAAACCGAGCGACAAGAACACGTAGGGTACTTTAATGAAAAAAGCGAGTATCCTACAATTACGCTTTCTGACCTTCCCGGTGGTCGGTGGGATATGGTAGTCTCTGCCGATACTATGAAAGAAAAGCTTGCCGAAGCCATTTGTGAGGAATGTAAAGAATCTGATGATAAATTGACTGGTGTGATGGTTAATCCGATCCACCTAATAGGAACAGAATTACGACTTGCTGAAGGTGAACGGGTTATATTGATCAAAGCAACAAATCAGCCATCGTCCAGTCTTATCGATTATTTTGCAAAGTCAGCCAATAATAAGGATTATGTCCCAATTTCAAGGAATGATGTTTGTATTGATTAGGTCGCGGGCCGGAAGCCACGGGCCGGAAGCCACGGGCCGGAAGCCACGGGCCGGAAGCCACGGGCCGTAAGCCGCAGGGATATCTAGATGAACATATCTTTTAATGATCCGGTTAAAATGATAAAATGGCCTTGACACTGGCCCCTTGTAAGCTAGACTTGAATAGTTAAGGAGCCAAACATGATCAATGTACGATTTACCAATGAGACGGAAAATTGGGTTGTAAAGGATTATATCAATGATGACGATGCTGAGACTTGTGCGTTTAGTGCGGTTCATGTCAACGATACCGCTATTAAGGCTGAGGTCATCATTGACGGTTGTGTCACTAAGACGTATGGTCTTGATGATGGGTTTTAAGAGGGGATGAAAATTAGAACTAATCAAACTTGACAGCTGCCACTTTCGATCCTAGTGTTGAGTAGACACAAGGAGCCACACAATGATCGAAGTAGTCAGCAACACACAGCTAGTTGACAGAAACTGGTTTTTCAATCTGTGCGTAGTCAGTTTTGTCTGCTTTTTAGCAGTATGTGCATATGTGAGCTAGGGGAGGGGCGCAACGGGTAGCGCCCCTCCCTAGTGGAGGTCATAAATGAAGACATGGGTAATTGCGTTTCGTGACAGCACCACTCGTACAGTAGGTGGCGATACACTGGACCAAGCTATTGACATAGCCCTAGCCATGTGTCCTACATACCACTTAGAAGATATTGATTTGAGCAAGTGCCAACGTGACGATGAGCCATTGGAGTGGCAACTAGACGCCCCTTCTCTTTTCTAGGAGATAACCATGCAGATCCTAAGAGCCAGCGTACTAGTAGGACAGGGGGCAGATCAGATCAGCCTGCATACGGATCAACCATGCCCATTTGTGCCAGAATGTCTTCCCGAACAACCTAATCTTGTTGTTCAGTTTGAGGCATCAAGGGGGCGGGGCGTTGAGTACGTCAGGGAGAATTTCGGGATAGAGCCGAAAGTGATCCAATTGGATAGCATCAAATTTGGGAGGGGCTAGTGGTAGGCGTAGTCACAAGGCGCGAAGTAATGCGGCACCCCTTCCTAGTCCTTCGCTGCTATGGCTGGCGCATATTCTGGGCAACGTTGCGGGCCGGAGAGAAAGAGACTTTTCTCGATATTGTCAATCGTATCAACCCCATTGTCTCGGAAGCTAAGATTGACAGGGAACAACAAACACACACAACAAACTGAGAATTTACTAATGAGCATTTTTGAAATTTCAAGGCGCATCTTGAGTGAAGGAGCTACTGATGGGCTAGTCAAGGAGCTATTTCTTCATTTGGCAACTACCCCCTCCTTTGTGGTAGAAAAGTGGAGTATTGACGATTTTGAGGTTTCAGCGGAAAGTCTTGCCGAGCGGATTCTAGAGGTAGCATGATGGTCAAGCTAGAGCAAGCCTATAAGCGACTAGAGCGGGAGCTAGAGCGTTTGCGCAAGGAGCTAGAGGATACTAGGAGGGAGCTAGAAAAGTGGCACAGCGCAAGCTGGATTGCGCCAAAACGGAATCGCAAGGAGAACTAAACCACACAGTGGCAAATAGTGTGCTATGGTTTGGTAAAGGAAACAAAACATGACAGACGAAATTTTGACGATTGTGAGGAATTTACTGGATTTTCCTCAACCCTCAATTTGCCGACATGCAGTAGCGTTGCAACTAGTAGCTGTTCTGCGACTATATGGGAGCAATATCTCCGAAGAGACGATCCAAGCTATCATCGAATCCGATGATGAAACTGCACTAAAAGGGTTAGAATGCTAGGAATATCCACCACGACTGCTATTAGAGCGATAATCAAAACCTTCGTTGACGAGGGGTGGATAGACGATTGCGACCCATGGGGATCACACGGAATCGTTACAGAACGTTTAATTCCTATTTTGGCTAAATACTATCAAGACAGGAGAATCGAAAATGTCGATGCGAGATCAGGTCTTAGCGGAAATTCAAGTTATTCGGACTAGTTTGAATATGCTAGAGTCTAGCATTCAGCGGGGAGGGTTTTCACTAGGTGGGCAATTGCAAAACACGTGGCAATTATACTTTTTGCTTGGCCAATTAGAGCAAGAGCGCGAACAGCTATAATCAGTGCGCCGGAATGGTAGGGTATTTGTCGGGAAAGCTTGACACTTGGGCAGTGCGATCCTATTCTTGAGTAGACACCTACTCAAGGAGCCACAAAATGACGACTATCATCAAGCTGAGTCTAAACGGGGCTGGATTGCATGGTCTACGGATCAAGGTAGAGAAGCTAAACAAGAGGGCGCGTCGCCACGGTCTTGAGGAGATACGGGTTGACGTGTTATCGGAGGAGCTAGTCACAAGAGAACACAATGGGATCGAAGTAACGGAGCTACGGTATGAGGTAGAGATCAACGGGTGCGAACCATGCATAAACGGTTGGCGCCTAATCGCAAGAATCGAGTTTAACGATACAATCGGCAATGTCGTCCGAATCGTTCCGTGGTATGAAGATAACGGAACATTCGCGAAATACCGGACAATCGATCCAACCTGCGAACATTGCAATACCGCGCGTCGCCGAAATGATGTGTTTGTTTTGCAACACGAGAGTGAGGGGCGCAAAGTGGTGGGGCGGAATTGCCTAGCCGATTTCCTCCGTTGTGGGGATGCCGAAAGCTTGGCGCAGTATGGGGAGTGGTGTGAGCAACTAGCTCGATTGACGCCCACCGAATGTGAGGAGGAAGGATTCGAGGGCGGATGGGGCAACCAGTTTAAACCAGTACAACCTCTTGACGAGTACCTAGCGTTGGTTGCCATGATGACTAGACGGATCGGATGGGTATCGAGAACAGAAGCGCGTGATAGTATGGCGACTGCCACGGTTGACCAAGTAGGCTATTATCTATACGGTAGGCGAGATCACTACTGGCGCGAGTTTATCCAGGAGAATGATCTCTATGTCAACGAGGGGGACCATACCCTAGCGGATAAGGCAATAGAATGGGCACAAGGGATAGAGGAGACAAACGAGTATCTCAGCATACTGCATCGAATAGCAGTAGAGGGTATCGTAGACTGGTCATTAGACGGTTATACTGGCTCCATGATCGTCGCCTACCATAAGGCGCAGGATAGGGAACGGGAAAAAGCACAAGCGCCCACTAAGGTATGGCTTGGGGCAGTCAAGGAACGGGTCAAGGATCAGGTTGTGACGGTTCTGCGGGTTCGATATACTGATGGGGAATGGGGTACTAGAACAATTGTAGCAATGGAAGCTCCGGTAGGCGATAGCGTGGCCCCTCTAGTTTGGTTCGCAACGGGATCACAAGAATACGACGAAGGGGCGCAGTATCGGCTAACCGCCACCATTAAAGCGCATGATAATCGCGAGGGGTGGGGAAAGCAAACAATCGTTACGAGGGCTAAGTTAATCCCCTGTTAGAAGGGGATGGTCTCTCCATTTTAATTAGAGCAATCAGGAGAATCGATTATGGCGAATGTATATGATGCAGACAAACAAGAGCGGATCCGAATCCACCGGGCCAAGTGGGAAGCTAAACAAGCCGAAAAGCGCGACGGGATTGTAGAACGTGCCAAGGAGCATTCTCAACTAAACGGACATAGAACAATGCAAGAATCAGAACGATTAGAATCAGAACGATTAGAAAGCAAACTAATCAAGTGCATGTGCACTGTTGATCGGCTTGCGGTTATGGTCGCAGACTACGACGGGCCATTTGATGTATGTGGCCGCAAAGGGGAGGTATCGGATAGTGATCGGTGGGGTACGATAGCCCTTAATGCTGACCTACTTTGCTGTAGACTCGGCAGAC